GCCTTTTCCTGCGCCACCTCCTCCTCTGCCTGCGCCACCACCACCTCTGCCTCCGCCGCGACCACCTCTTCCTCCGCCGCGACCACCTCTTCCTCCTCCTCTTCCTCGACCACCGCCACCAATAGGCATAGGGAACCATCCACCGCGACCGGGTCTACCTTTACCTCCACATCCAAAAGGGAATGGGCATGGTGTAGGGCCTACTTCTTGAAAAACAGGAGTTAAAAATGATGGTGTTTGAATGACAACAGGAATATTATTTGCTGCCATATTTACATAATTACTAAATACAAGTAAGATTAAAACAATAACTGCTAATATAATGAGAATATTGTATGTTTTCATTATAATATTCAATTAGAAATTAAAACCAGAATCTACGCCTACCTCTTCTTCTCCAGCGGCGGCGCCCAGGTCTTGGTCCGCGCCATAAAGGCCCCTGTCCAAAATTATATCCAAAATAAGGAGCTTGTAAATAAACTACGCTATCAGTTTGTGCCGTCTGTTGTTGTTGCTGTTGTGACATTTGTGAAAGCATGTATACAATTACTAAAATTAATACTACCATAACAAGCTGTTCTAATTCCATATAGTATATATTTTTATAATAATTTTCTAGGAAAATAATTATAATTTAATAAAGATTATGATAAGCATATTACGCTTAGTTGGAGTATGCAAGACCACCCATACCACTCATGACACGAAGGACATTGTAGTTGGTAGCGTACACACGGACCTTAGCGGTCTCGTCTCCACCGATGGCGTTGGTGGAAAGGACAAGCTGAAGAGTAGCGTTGTCAATACGAGAGAAATTGCATGTTCCGGATGGCTGGTGCTCCTCAGGGCGAAGTGCGAATGAGTAGACGTTGATACCAGTGTCTGGGGAACGAGTGTGGTGCTGGTATGGCTGAACAAGGTCGAAGTAGGTACCTTCACGCTCACTGAAGCGATCCTGTCCGTTAAGCTGAAGCTTAGCGGTAACGACTGGGTTCTGTCCCCAGCAGTGCATGTTAAGTGCAGTCTCAGCAAGAACGAATGCTCCAGCATCAGATACACCAGAATCACCAATTTCAGAGATTGGGAAAGGTGCTGAAAGTGCAGGCACAGAGCAGTCGGCACCGCTTGCAACTTCTCCCCATTGGAACCCGCGCTGGTTGGCATCATAGTCGTCTGCTCCTGGGTCTTGGAAAAGACCACGGGAAGTGATGAAAGATTGGTTAGCACCGCCTGTACTGGAGCTAGTGATTTGAGAATATCCAGAGAAAGCACCGAATGATGGAACAAGGGCATCAAGAGCATCAGTGTAATTGAATGGCTGAGCACCAAGTGCGGCATTCAAGTCACGGTTCTTAAGGAATGACTGACAGTAGTCAACGTTTTTGTCTGGCTGAACAACGAAAACAAGCTCCTTGCAAGGATGATTGAAGTTAAGCTTGATTTTGTTACTTGAGGAACCAACAGATTCATCTCCTGTGAACTGAAGCTGCTCAATCAAGTACTCGTGTGGGTTCTGTGCCATACGTCTACGCTCATCGGTATCGAGGAAAACGTAGTCAACGTAAAGGGATGCGGCAACCAAAGATTTTTGGTATGCAGCACCGTCTTTAACTGAACCACTATTTGCAATATTAGTGCTACCAGTAGTACCTTCGGTAAGGTCAGTGACAGCAAAAAGAACCTCATCAGAAGGGCGAAGCTCAAGGTTGATCTTGACTTCGTGGTACTGAAGGGCAATCAAAGGCAAAGCAAGGCCTGGGTTGCGGCAGAACCAGAATTGAAGAGGAATGTAAAGTGTAGTCTCAGGAAGAGCGTTACGTGGGGCGCATACTGCGGCTGGGACTTCAGCTGCGGCACATGCACTATCAACATCAGCGAATGAAGGATCAATCAAGTAGGTAAGCTGTGTAGTCTGGCCAACCATCTTGTTGTATCCTCGCTCCTGCTCAGCGGTAAGGGTAAGCTGGTTCCAGATGTGCATCCAGTCTCCGTACTGTCTGTCGATGCGCTGACCACCAATCTCAACCTCAACCATAGAGATAAGCTGCTCACCAGGGTAGTCCAACCAACGTGCGTAGGTTTTCTCGCAGTTGGCAGGCTCAGTTCCACAGCATCCCTCTTGGCCAATCTCAGGAAGAGTGACCTGAAGGTATGTGCGGTATGCAAGATCACCATTTCTGGAGATAGTGCACTGAACACGGCGTCCGAAATCAGCCTGTCCGTTAAATGTTTGTTCAATAGATTCCATTGCAAAGTTAGTGTGTCTGCGGTAAGTCACTTTCCAGAAAGTGATCTGTGGGTTACCTGTAAGGTAAACGTCTTGTGCGCCATAGGCTACGAGCTGCATTAATCCACCTCCCATTTTGTTATACTATTGCTAAAGAAAAAAAAATTTTCATTTAACGTTTTAATTAAGTTAAAATTATGCTTTCATACAAAAAAAATAATTTTAAATAAGAATCTAACTATCCTCTTGATTATTTTGATTAATAATTTTATTTATATCAAAATTATTTTCTAAAAAAGTCTTTAAATAATTGTCTAAAAAAACTTCTTTTTTTCCTTCATGGTTTTTTGTGAAAATATACATGTCTTTTTTTTTATTTATTTTCCAACCTTCTTCTAAAGCATTATAAAGAAATGCCATCTTGTGCAATTTGATTGGGTCAATTAACAAAGGCATTTTAATATCATGGTTAATATTCATTAGATTTTGGAGAGAAAAGTAATATTAAAATTAACTTTATTAACAAATACATAATTAAATAAATAGCAATTTATTTATTTAATGCCGTCATTTAAGCCAAAGGCTAATAAAAAAATTGTAGTATCTAAAAAATCAAATGTTACGGTAGATAGTAAACATCAAGAAAAAATGAATGAATTTCAAAATATAGCTGAGGTTATTATTCCAAAATTAAAAAAACAAAAACAAAAATATAAAAAACAGCTAAATAAAAAGAACATTACTCTTGATAAAAAATTAGAACTAGAAGATAGTATTAAAAGTTGTTCAAAACAAATTAAAGAATATGAACAGAAAAAAAAGAACTATTTATTAGATAATTCAAGATATGTATTTGATTATTATGAAAAAAAGAAAGAATTGGCAGATGGCAATGATAGTAAAACTAAAGTATTACATTCATTTTTTAGTAAAACGAATGAAGTAAGTAAAACTACCAAACAAGAAGTGAATAATACTCAAAGATATTTAACTAATATTGATGAATCATTTTTAAATATAAACGATTATATTCATCAACACGAAGTATGTGAAAAATGTGGTGGGGAATTAATTCCTGTTGAATCAGAAGGCGTTATGATTTGTAAGAAATGTTCAAACCAAATTAACTTCATTATTGAACATGAAAAGCCTTCTTATAAGGAACCACCTAAAGAAGTATGTTTTTATGCTTATAAAAGAATTAATCATTTTAGAGAAATATTGGCTCAATTCCAAGCCAAAGAAACAACACAAATTCCAGATGAGGTTTTGCAAAATATTCGATTGCAAATCAAAAAAGAAAGGATTACCTTAAAACAAATGAGTAACAAAAAGGCCAAAGATATTTTAAAGAAATTAGGGTATAATAAGTATTATGAACACATACCTTTTATAAAAGATAAATTGGGTATTAAACCTCCTATTATGAAACCACAATTGGAAGAAACGTTATGTTGTTTGTTCATGGATATTCAAAAACCTTATGCGAAACATTGTCCGGATGATAGAGTTAATTTTCTCAATTATTACTATGTTCTATATAAGATGTGCGAATTACTAGGAGAAACAAAGTTTTTATCTTATTTTCCAATGTTAAAAGACCCTGTAAAACGAATAGAACAAGATGATATTTGGAAAAAAATATGTAAAGAACTTCATTGGGAATTTATTCCTACAATATAATTTTTATTAAAACTAATAATAATTATATAAAATTACTTAACGAGGGAATCCAACAAGATTTGCACCCATACCGAATCCAGCACCAGAGCGAGCAGATACTGCCATGCTTGGTACATATGTATCTAAGATACTGAATGTAGCAGCAGCGGTCAATGCAATAAGCATAACCTCATCGAGTTTCATTGAGTGCTTAGGAATTGCGTAAGCTGCGATAGCAACCATGATACCTTCAACAACGTATTTCACGATGCGTCTGACGAGTTCGCCAATGTCTAAAACTTGTCCCAATTGTCCGAGCATTTTATATAATTCATCAAGAAAAAAAAATATATATAACCAAAAAAATAGTTTAAAATAAGAAAGCTTAAAATAAATTATAATGGCACAAAAAAGTAATTATCAGAGACAATTGAATAGCGATGGCAGTAAAAATCCTAAATATGTTGATTTATTAGAGGAAGATAAGCCAATTGCCGGTCAAAAATTCGTTTGTGTATCTTTTGTTTCACCAGAAAAAATCCTTAAACACAAATCAATCTTTTACTTTGAACAATTCCTAAAACATTGGGATTTCTCTAAATCAACTCAGAAATTTACACAGTTTCTAAATTTTATGTCTTTTAAGTACAATTTGGATTTTGATAAAGTTATGGCCGATTTTCAAGAGTATACCAAATCAGAAGCTGATGATTTGGCTAAAACTAGTATAGATGACGACTATAAAAACTTCTTAGATGCTAAAGATGAAGAATTAGAGCAGGAGTTTTTGGAAAGATACAATTTTCAAACCAGTACTAGAGGTATTAAAGTAAGAGGAGCGTATCCTACTCAACAAGAAGCGGAGTTGAGATGTAGAATGCTTAGAGAAGTTGACCCAAATCATGATGTATATGTAGGACCTGTTGGAATGTGGATGCCTTGGAATCCTGAAGCATACAAAACCGGGCGCGTTGAATATTTGGAAGATGAATTGAATCAGTTGATGCATGAGAAAAATCAGAACGAGAAAGATGCAAAAGTTGCGTTTGAGAAACGTGTGAAAGAAGCAAAACGAGCTGCCATTGAAGAGAATGTTAAGGTCGCTAAACAAAGTGGTAATAAATTAACACAAAATATCGATGATGATGGTAATCTTGTCGGTGTTGCAAATATGAATACCACGGAAAGCGGATTGGGAGATAATGTTTCATCGGCTGATATTCGAAAAGAATTATTTGACGGTGCCAATATTAGAACGCGAGAAGGTGACAAAAATACAAAAGCACTTCAAAAAGAAGCAAATTCAGTTGAAATGGAAGTTACAGAGAAAAAAGATTAAATAGTTTTATAAATTGATTTACAAAATTAATTTATATATACAATAAAAGATGACTGATAATTGCAAACCCAAGTTTACATTTAACGATAAACTTCCTCCAATGACAAAAAAAATGGAAGTTACAGATAAAGTAATTGAAACAAAGGAACCAATAGTGGAAAAACCAAAAAAAGAAAAGAAAAAGAAAAAGAAAAAACCGAAACGATGCCAAATGGAAGGCTGTAGGAAGAAATTACCTATTACCGCTTATGATTGTCGATGTGAGAAAAGGTTTTGTAGTTTACATTCAAACGCAGAAAGTCATAACTGTACGTTCGATTACAAAGCCTTTCATAGAAAAAATTTAGAAAAGAGAGGAGGATTAGGAGGTGGTAAGTTCGATAGAGTTGAAAATAAAATCTAATTACCATCTACTCTTTTTAACATTAATTCGTGGTCCCTTTCTTTGGGATTTTGGGTCATATGATTCTTCTTCATCATCCGAACCCATATCTTTTGACATTTCCCAGAATTCTTTAGAACCTAATTTAAAATCTCTATGTGGGTCAGCTTTATACCAAAAAATTTGTTCATCCAATTTATTTGATTTTGCATTATTGGATATAACAAGACATTCATAATTTTCTGTACATTGATCCATTACTTGACAAAAGCTCTCAAATGTTGGAAACATACCAGCATAATTTTCATAAATTCTCTTTCTATTATTGATATACGGTTCTCGAAGAATGAAAGTATAATCAATATTAGTTCGCAAATTAGGAGGAACGCCTAAAGGGTATTGCATTGTAATTACTAACATAATTTTCCAATGTCTACCATTCATGAATAGAAGTCGCATTAATTTATCTCGTGCCCAACTGTTATCATATAAACAATCATCTAAAATAACAAAAGCTCTACCATCAATATTACACCTACCATATGCCTCATTCTCCTTTTTAATTTGTTTTATTACCATTTTTTGACGCTTCAAAATATTTTCAATAATAGCTGTATTATACTCATCATGAATAAATAATTTAGGTACCATTTTGGCATAATAACCATTCCCAGCTTCTGTTCCTGAAATAACTGTTCCTATTGGAATATCTTGGTGATGATATAATAAATCTTTTACTAAAAATGATTTACCTGTATCACGCCTTCCTATGAGAACAATAACAGGGCCAGAAGCCTTTTTAGAATCAAATTTGATATTTTTCATATCGAACTTTTTTAATTCCAGATTCATATTACTTTCAAATGATATTAAAAATAATATTAAATTTACGCAAAATAAATAAGTTTAAAGAAACTATTAATTTTATCTAATAAAACTAATGTTTGACTTGTATTATAAAAAAAACGATAATAGCGCTCTTTTTGAATCATTCAATAATATAGGAATTCATAAGGTACAGAATTATATTCCTTTGTATAAACAGTTTTTCTCTTTAAAAGAAACCAATTATAAAAATCTAAATTTAAATCATCATTTCCATATCATTAAAGTTGAACCTACAAATAAACGCAATAAGTATAATTGCACAATTAGCTCAGGTGACAAAAAAGAAAACAAACTTTGTTTTTTCAAATTCTCTCCATTATTAGATCCTGTGAAATATATGGTGGGTAAATATGAAGATTTAGGGGAAAATAAAAAGACTACTTTACCAGAATTAAATGAAAATATTTGTCACAAGAAAGTATTAGACCCAAATAATTCTGCTTATGTAGATAGTTTTTTCTCTTATTTGACAAGCCAACTTTATCACAGTTGTTATTTTCCTCATGGGTTAGATTTTTATGGCTCTTTCTTGGGTATTCAAAAAGAGTTTATTTATAACATAGCGGATGATATAGATTATTTACACGATTCTACCTATTTTCATAAAAATCAAAATGAACAATTCAAAATAGAAAATTTAGATATCGGTATGCTAACTGAATATGATACACGCAACTATAAGAAAAAATTAAATATAGGAGAAAACGTCAAGAATAAAGATGTTTCTTCTATTAATAATGATGATTTTAAGCAGGTATTCCATTTATCGGATATTTCTAATGTAGAGTTAACCGAGCCTAATTTAGTTTTTGAATTTGATCTTCCTACAAGTAAATCAAGAAAGACTGATTCAACATGTTCGTCTAGGTCATCAAATACAATTGATAGTTGTTCAGAAGACGGCAATGACGAATCATACTCCGATGAAAACAGCGATGATAATGATGATGAATATTCTAGTAGTCAAAGTAGTTTGGATTCTGATATAGAAGTGAATAGTATATTATTTGACTTCCCAACACAGGTTATTTGTTTGGAATGTTTAGACGGTACATTAGATTCTTTATTAAGTGAAGAAAATGAAATGAGTACTGCTGAATGGCGAGCCTGTTTATTCCAAATTGTAATGATGTTAATTATTTATCAAAAGGTATTTCATTTTACTCACAATGACTTACATACGAATAATATCATGTTTCAAAAAACAGAAAAACAGTATTTATATTATAGATATAATCAACGACACTATAAAGTACCCACACATGGTAGAATATTTAAAATTATAGATTTTGGCAGAGCAATTTATAAATATAAAGGAAGAACTATATGTAGTGACAGTTATCATTCAAAAGGTGATGCTGCAACACAATACAATTTTGGACCATATTTTAATTCTAAAAAACCTAGACTAGAGCCAAACATGAGTTTTGATTTATGCAGATTAGCATGTTCTTTGTTTGATTACTTTGTTGAAGATATGGATGATATTGAACCAATGGACTATCTTGCAAAATTAATGGTTGAATGGGCTCAAGATGATAAAGGTAGAAATATTCTATATAAAAAGAATGGAGACGAACGTTATCCCGATTTTAAATTATATAAAATGATAGCTAGAACAGTTCATAAACATACGCCACAAGCGCAATTTGAAGGTCCGTTTTTTGATAAATATATTGTGTCTCGTAAAAAAATTAGTAAAAAAGCGAAAATTGTTGATGTTGATAAAATGCCATGTTTAGCATTAAATTAAATTGAAAATAATTTATAGATTTATTGAATGTTAAATCTATAAACATGCCTCTACGAAACGGAAAACAATATTTACAAGACTATTTATGTCAAAAATGTAAGCGATTTTATGGTGTTAAAATGTACAACTATAATTGTAGTTACTGTTTCAAGGGAAAAAAAGGTTTGCCTACGCAACAAGCTTTTATGGAAAAGTGTAATAAATGGGCAGAAGAACATTCTCTTAAAAAAACCGACGGTTGGTTTCGACATCTACGACAAGCATCAAATTTGAAAAAAGATGAAATATTATATGGATTTATACAAGCCATGAAAAGAGTAGATTCGACAAAAAAATATTTATTGGCCGATGATGCATTAATATTATACAGAGATAATCCAACACTCACAAGAGCACATTTACTAGGTCATATAGTTAGCGATTGGTGGAATATTGTTTCTAGAGACGGTAAATGGCCATCTCATACAGCTTGTTACTACGGAAATTTTAACGAATTACCAGAAGTTGGCACTAATGTTCCGCCTAGACTTCCAAACGGATTAATGATAAGGTATCCTTAATATATATTAATGAAAAATTAAGATATATAAAATTATTTTTTATGAGTTCTGCGTCTGCGCCTGCGTCTGCGTCTATCCTTTTTTCTTCTACGTGTTTTTGGCCTTTTTCTTCGTTTTCTTGTCTTGCGACGTTTTCTCTTCCCTCCTCTGCGAGTAATACCGGAACGTCGATTCTTAAGCATATCCGCAGGCTCTATATGCTCATATGTCGATTTAAATGATTTTTGGGTTAGGTCCCTCTTTTTTTGAAATTGACGCTTGCGTTTTAAAAGTGCATCATCAAGGGGACCAGTCTCCACAATTGGGGGTTTGGGTTTAAAAACATTGTCATCATGCTCTCTAAAAACGTCTCTCTGCTCTATAGATGGTGTACGTTGAAGATTAGGCGCTGCCATATATATATTTAAGTACGATTAAAAATCGGGAGGAGATGTAAAAACAGTGGGCGCGCTAATTGCACTTTTTAAAGGAGCTACTTGTTGTAAGATGAAATCGCCTCCTAAAACACTAAGATATACCATAACGGCTTCTTTTAATAAAACTTTCAATGGTTTATTTTCTTTTAAAACAAATCTCATTTCTAGAAAACGCAATAACAAATATAATCCAGCTATTACTAAAGCGCCTACAAATGTATAAGTATTCATTAATATAAGTCGCAAGAATCATATTAATATTTTTCCGCATTAAATAAGTGTTTCAACTCCGGTTAATGCTGGTGGTTTCTTTAATGCCAACGAATCATCTAAAATTTGAACGTCTAAAGCATCCAACTTCAATGACGGTGCCTCATTAAAAATAGTTAATTTATCTTCTTCATCATCATCATCTTCTTCGGCTTCCTCTAGTTTTCTTTGTTCATTTCTTACATGACTTATTTCTTCTAATCTTTCTATTGTTTTTGGTGCAGTAACCTTTTCAGGTTCTGGTGTATTAGAAGGCTTATCTTTTGTGTCATATTTAACCACGCTATCTGTATCATTAAATGAAATATTAGTAGCTTTTACAACAGGGCTTGCCGGTTTTTCTGTGGCGATCTTAATTGTTGATGTATCAATATTCAACGTTTCTTGTGGTGTACTAACTGATTCTGTTTCCTCTTTTTTGGCTTCTATTTTGGCTTCTAAATCTTGGATTGTATCTGTTATTTCTAGTTTGATGTTCTCTTTCTTAGTTTCTGGAGTTTCGGTTTCATCTTTATTGATTGTAACTTTGTCTTTGATAGCGTCAGCAGCTTTCTTAATTTCTTCCTGTACCTCTGCGGAAATTGTATCTTGCATATTACCAGATGTGTCCTCATTTTCCTTAACTGGTTCAACTACTTCTTCCTCTACAATTTCTTCCTCTGTAGTTTCGTCAATATATGCTCTCAAAATCTTTTCTACTGGCATACTCTCTCTCACAGTATTTAATATACATTCTTTACAAATTGTTTCACATTCGCGAAGATTTTTTTGCTGCGTTAAAGGAGCAACATCTGTTTCAAATAAATAAACATTGCTATAACATTTGCGGGCACATTTAATATATACTTTATGAATAAAATCAGTTAGTTTTGGAATATCAATATCGATTTTCTTTTGTTTTGTCGCTACACGAATGCTAGTTAAAACCTTTAATTGTGTAATATGAACGCATGTCAAAAGATCTTCTAAATAACTACATTTACTTTGTTGTATGATTCGTTTTGTTTCATTATTAATAATTTCTTGATTCCACTTAGGAACCCTTGTTAAAAAATTTTGAAATGTCATTAAATACTTACTATCTTCATCGTTAGACTGGCATAAATTACATGCTTCTTTGAAAATAGATTGCAATCCTTGAATAATAAGTGGTGTTAAAATATTCACTAGATTTGCTGAATATTCATTTTTTGCTTCTGAAAGTACGGAGGTGTTATAATCGTCCATTTACATTTCTTGTATATTTTCTAAACATAGTTCCGGACGCATAAATACAATATTTATTATAAATGATATCAGTAAAATTTCATTTCTAAATTCTTTACGAACTTTATCAAAATAAATTAAACTAGCATATCTCCTTTTATCCTCAATATTCATATCATGTTGTATATAAGACATAATATCTAAAGCCGAATAAGCTTTTTCATACAATTTTGATGCAAATGATAAACACTTATCATTATTTGAATAATTAGACTTTTTCTCTAACTGTTTCTGTAGCCATTGCTGACGTTTAAGATTTAGTTTTCTATATTTGTTTGTATTAAATTGTTGTTTGTATAAGTGTAAACTAGATGCATTGCCGTTTATATTAGGTAATTTAATGAAAATATTGCAAAATCTGGAGAGAATCGGTTTTAATAATTTATTTTGATTTTCTATCACAATGAAGAATCGTGTTGTATGACTAAATTGTTCAATACATCGGCGCAAAGCAGATTGCGCATCAGTTGTTAATTTATCTGCATTAAATAAAACAATACTTTTGAATATACTTCCATGATGTAAATGTATGTTTGTTTTGGCGAAAAATTTTAATTCATCTCGAATAAAACGAATACCTTTACTATGAGCACAATTAATATACATGACGTATTTTTTTATATTTTCAGGTGTTTTGTAAATTTGATGAATAAAAAACCGTAATACATTTCGTTTGCCGCATCCGGAAGGACCATAAAATATAATGTGAGGTATCTTTTTCTCATTAATAAAAACAGATAATTTCGCTTTGACTTCTTTATGAATTGATAATTCTTCCATTATTAGTTATTTATTACTTATGTTTAATATAACTTTATCTTAAAAGTTATATCAAATTAAGCGACACTATGTAAAGATTTAGTATAAGGATTACTATTAAATGCTGATAACATTGCAGGATTATTCCTAGTACAATCTTGCGACGTCTCTCTTGTATTTCTACCACCAAGAGAACCATAAGTATTTACATTAACAGTTTGTTTTGGCATATTTGGAATCATTTTTCCGGGTTGTATGCTTCCGATTTTACCGACTGAAACATTTTGCATATCATTAAACAATGACATATTACCAGTATTTTCATACGCACCTTCAGCTGCTTCTAATTCTTCTTTATTTGGATTTAAGTGCGCATTACGATAAGCCGTGTAATCAACAGGACCAGTTGACCAAGGCGTCGCACCCGCGTCTCCTGTGTATGGACAACTTGTGGTGTCACGTTGATTGGCTACAGGTTGATATTCTGCTGACAAGTAACCACCATCATTTACACCGTACGTACCTTGAACATTACCATTAGGTCGAATATTATCGATAGTTTGTTCTTTAATAGTAGTTTTGGTACGATCTGCTGGATTCCACACACGAGCCTCATTTACACCATAGTTGCCACCAGCATTACCATTTGGTCGCATGTTACCAATCACATTTTCTTTGCGAGATGGACGTAATACATCTAATATTGGCGCAGTAATTGCTCTTACCCAACCATTAACAATGCCAAACTCGTCTGCTTGTCTTGTAGTAGTACGGGAATTTGGTAAAGCAACATAACCATCTCTTCCATAATCTTCTTTAATGGAGTCTCCACCAGCTTTATAGGTTCTGTTGTAAGCGCCGCCGGGATATTTTCCAAATGGTGCGAGAACAGGACGACGGGATTTTCTAAAGTTTTGTTCTGATGGACCAGCTAATGAAGCTCCATCTTGATTACCATTTCCAGCACCGAAATATTCTCTTCCTACGTTACTCTTAATTGGTTGCATGACTTGTGCACTGCGCACTTTTTGTCCTTTTTCTTGACCTGTTGTGGTGAACCATCTATCGGGAGAATTCAAATAGAATGTATCTGGGCGATTCTTTTCAATACGACCTTCTATTCCACGAACAGCCATTCCTTGTGCTGGTCCTTCATGATTTGCTAAACCAAATGTTACTTTTGGATTTGTTGTGGTACGTAATTGATCTACGGTTTTAGGTAACCATTGTTTACGAGCTTCCATACCGGCATTAAATCCATTTGAACCTTCACTTGTAAATCCTTTATTTAATCCTGGACCTACCCTAACTTCTTCCCAAGGCTTAGCATTGGAAATATTTCGTGACGGGTTCATACGAGATTGAATGAAATCGCTCGAATTTGGAGCACCATGTGCAAAATGCATATTTTTCTGGGGTTTGAAAAGAGGAGCTTGTGCTCGTTTGGTAATTTGTTGTGAACCTCTTCCTTGTAAATTGTCTAAAATACTTTCATTTCCATTGTAACCAGTGGTTCTCTGTGTAACTTTGGACCCAAAAAAAGGCACCATATTATTATGCTTCATATCGCATTTTTGCACATCACTTCCAGACAAAGATTTAAATAACCCTGCATTGGTAGGGTCTTTTTGGTCCTCAACTTGTTTTTCATAAATTCTTTGTTGAAAGTATCTGTCAGTTGCTGCGTTTGGGGCAGGATAGTATTTTGTATTGCTTGTTAATTCCGAAAATGTTGGTTTTGGAAAATTAACAGGCGGTTTTATGGGTAAATGAGATTTAACATGCCCGGCGTGTAAACTTCTTTGGTTTGGCGCAGATACATTATCAAATCCTTCGCGTGTATTCGTCTTTTCTTCATTTTTCTTGTCGTTATTTATTAACCACATTGCACCTAAAGCTACTACAGGAATTGCTACTTCAGCCATTATATATAATGCAACATATTTTCTTACTAAATTAAAACAGAAAATATGTTTAATTATTCATAGGACACGGGATTTTTGGAACAAAGCGATCACGCTCCAATAATTGTGTATTAAGATTATTTTGGAAAGGCATACATACGTTTTCCTGAGGATTCAAGAAAAGTGGGTAGCGGTTTGATTGTTCTAAATCTCTATACAAGAAAGCAGGGTGAGTTGCGCGAGATTGAGAAGTAATTTCTTTACTACATGTTGGATATTGATTTTTCATGGAAAACACTACACCGGCAAACGGGAAGTCTTTTTTTGTGCAATCTTTCGTTAGGGGTCTTGTAATGCCTAAAAGGTCACTATTAATATCAATAGGAGCGCCACCAGGTACTCTGCGAAGATTGGTTCCCCATTCTTGCATACGGATTTGTGGGTCGCTGAAGAAGCAAGGTTTATCACCCCAACCGGGTTTGTTGAGCATGTATCGTCCGGGTCCTGTTGATTCTTCTAAAAGTTTCTTTGTGCGGCATGGGTCATAATTAAATCTTGTGAATGACATGATATAATTATGTTAGATTTTTATTATTTAATATTTTAAATTAAGTAGAATTTATAATTAGAAAATGCACTTGTATACCGTTTGAAGAATCGACTGGAGTGGTGGTGCTGGTGGGGTTGCAAATTCCAAACATGCAACTGCCAATGTTGAATTGTGTCAAAGAAGCCATTGTCCATTGTAGCGCTGAGGATCCTGGCCCCGCATCAAGGGTCGTTAAAATTATTGAGTTGGCTTTAATTTTAGTATTCTGTAAAGTGAAGTATGTGATACCGGGTGTTATTTGCCCACTAATATCTATTCTTCCACAGTTACGATCACTAGTTACGGTGTTCCCCGTATAGAGCGTATTGGAGGAAAGGTCCAGTCCAGAAATATTAGCGCTACCATCTAGAGTTATACCACTGCCTAATATCGTTATACCATTGCAACTAATATCGCCATTGCAACTAATATCGCCATTGCAACTAATATCATTCAGCACTAAACTACCTTGGCTTAATGTAGCAGTTCCGTCAGTAATCGAGCCACCAGAGACAATTCCGGTAGTAGTTACTGCCCCTGTTAATCCGGTTAATGCACCACCTGTTAAAGTAGCCGTACCGTCAGTAATCGAATTGCAACTAATATCGCCATTGCAACTAATATCATTCAGCACTAAACTACCTTGGCTTAATGTAGCAGTTCCGTCAGTAATCGAACCTCCAGTAACAGTAGTGGCAGTTAATGTACCAGCGGTAATAGTACCGGATGTTTCGACGTTTCCACTCAAATCAACCGTACCGCCTGCTTGTCCAATACTAATTTTTTGTCCTTTTAAATGCAAACTAGAACCAGATGAACCAGTAATACTGACATCATCTCCACTAATATCTATTTTGCCACCACTTATATCAATATAAGCACCGCTTCCATCTGAGAGTTTAATTTGTCCTTTGTCCGCGGGCCACGCCAGACCATTACTGCTAACATCCAAATGAATTAGACCACTATCTATATTAATATAAACACCGCTTCCATCTGAGAGTTTAACATTAGTATTTCCATTAATATCCACTCCTCCAGCTGTGGCTGTTAAGGCTATTGCACCTTCATCTGTACCTTGTGTATTAGTAACAACAATAGTTTCAGCTGTTCCTTGATTTGTTGTTAATGAAATAGCATTAGCAGTAGCATCCTTGGAAACTAATTTAACTTGACCACCAGCAATATTTACATCTTGTCCACCAGCAGCATCAATATCTACATCACCTGCTGTTGCTGATAATGTAAGAGTACCAACGGATGTTGTAAAATTAGAAGCATTGGCGGCGTCTATAGTAACACTACTGGTTGCATCGATATCTACAGTAGAAGCAGAAATATCTAAGGGACCAGCGTTAATATCAACAGTACCAGTTGTAGTAATGTTCACTGTACTGGCATTACCTGAAATATCTACACCAGCGGCACCATCCAATGTAAGAGTACCAACGGATGTTGTAAAATTAGAAGCAGCACCGGCAGCAATATCAATACCACTAGTTGTATCGATGTCTATGTTTTTATTGTTAATCTTAATCGTATTATTACTCATATCAAATGTAGCACCACTGTTATCAACAATATATATACCACCACTTATATCTAATGGTGCGCTGGCGCCTGCATTTCGCGCTATGATTGTTTTTCCTACTAAATGCATGGAAGAATTCTGCTGACCTGATACTCCATTTGTTGGAGCGCCTACGCCGGTCGATAAAGCCCCGCCACCGCCATATCGATTCGAACCTGATATATCTAATGTACCCATTGCTGCTCTACCTAGATCACCACCAGTTATATTACAAGATGGATCCATTGCAAATTTGTTGAATGACAAATCAGTAGTTCCAGTCAGAAACAAAAATTGGCCATGGGTATCATCGGGCACTGGACCATACGGGCATGCATTGCTTGGATCAAACCCCATAAAAGCGTGATCGTTCACCTGTTCCTTGTGATTATAAACTTTCATAAATATTCCTCTCATGTGTGATTGTTTTGGGCTGCCGTGATTACCCAAAGTTAAAATATTATCACATACATCCGTGATTTGATTTACACTTAAATCCGTAATGAATGCGCTTCCTGCGATTAGATGATCTTTGATGGTAACATTACCACAACAATCAACATCACCAATCATTTTGGTTGTACCATTGACTGTTTTATTACCTTTCACATTTAAACTGCAATCCAAAATAAATTCATCTTTGTTTTTATCGTAATTAGACATCATTTTCGCGCCCATTAATTTAAAATTTAATGGACCCCCTCCGGTACTTACTGCTACTTGGTTAACATTTCCATTTTTCCGTGAGTTCCATGGAGCTAAAGTTTGAAAGGCAGATCTAGCACTTCTGCCTGTAATAGAACCTTTATATGTTTTTGAATGGGATGTTCCTGGCATTATATAATCTGATAATATAATTTATTTTTTATTAAAACATAATTTATTTAAAAAAAAAATCATATTTTTAATAAAATGGAACTTTGTATAGAAGAAGTAACTGAAAAAAAAGCACCGACCATTTGCTTAAATATGATTGTTAAAAATGAATCTAAGATTATTCTTAGGTTGTTAGAAACAGTGCTACCAATAATTGATACTTATTGTATTTGTGATACTGGAAGTACAGATATGACTAAAGAATTAATTAAAGAGTTTTTTGATGTTAGATGTATTGAAGGAAAAATTATAGAAGAACCGTTTAAGAATTTTGGTTACAATCGAACCGTTGCATTAAAAGCGGCAAAAGGTATGGCAGATTATCTTTTATTTTTAGATGCAGATATGAAGTTAATTATTGATCCTAAATTTAAAAAGTCAAATTTAACAGCCGATGTTTATACTGTAGCACAAGGGTCTAGTAAATTTAATTATTTTAATGTTCGTTTGATTCGGTCGTCTTTAAATTTTAGTTGTGTGGGTTCAACACATGAATATTATGATATTACAGAGCATCATGTAAACGAGCAATTACATTATATTAGTATCAATGATATAGGAGATGGTGGATGCAAAGAAGATAAATTTGAAAGGGATATTCGTCTTCTTGAAGATGATTTAAAAAATGATCCTAACAATACTAGAACCTATTTTTATTTGGCAAGTAGTTATAAAAATTCTGGTAATATTAACAAAGCTATTGAATATTTTAAAAAACGTATTGCATTAGGTGGTTGGATAGAAGAAAATTGGTATAGTAGATATGAATTAGGAAAATGTTATATGAAGATTGGTAAAGAAGCCGAAGCTTTACAAACTTGGCTAGAAGCATATGGTTACCATCCAAAAAGAGCAGAAAATTTATATGAAATTGTAAAACATTATAGAATTAAAGGACAGCAACAACTAGCATATGTATTTTATAAGATGGCTAAGCAAATTCCTTATCCAAAGGATAACATATTATTTATTCATACTGACGTATATGATTATTTGTTAGATTATGAGTTTTCTATATTAGCATATTACATAAATAAAAATCTTGATATGCGACCGGTTTATATGAAGTTAATGAATATTAATGCTTTAAAATTTGATAATTTACTTGAAAATTACAAGTTTTACGTTAGACCATTAACACAATATGAAAATAGGGCTATTTCATTAAACGCATATAAAGAAGTTCAAGAACAAACAAAAGATACATTTAAAGCAAGCACGCCTTCAATTATCCAGTATAACGACGGTTATCTTGCAAATATACGATTAGTTGATTTTATATTAAATGGCGATGGTTCCTATACTTATTCAGACGGACATAGTGTAAATACAAAAAATATGGCATTAATTATGAATAAAAATTTTGAAGTAATAGATTCTCATGCATTTAATCCTCAATTAAATACAAAATGCAGGGTGAGGGGCCTGGAAGATGTTAAAATTATTGATTGTGGAGAAAATATTGGTTACATTTCTACAAAACAAAGCGACGATGTATCAAAACAAACTTTTAAAATGGCAGGAGGTTCATATGAATTAACATCGCCTATACTAAAATATCATGAAATACAGTCACCGGTTAATGCTGAATGTGAAAAGAATTGGGGTTTATTTTTACACGAGGATTCTATTAAAATTGTATATAAGTGGAACCCCTTAACCATTTATACATTTAATGATGAAATGAAAAAAATGGGTACTTTATCAGAAAAAACGATGCCTCATATATTTACAAAAGTACGCGGTTCTACAAATGGTGCCTTGTATGGTGATGAATTGTGGTTTATAGGACATGTTGTCAAATATAGCAAACCTCGCAAATATTATCATTTGTTTATTGTATTAGATAAAAATACATTAGAATTAAAGAATTATTCAAAATTATTTACTTTTGATACCAATGTAAACGTTGAATTTTGTCTAGGATTGGTAGTTGAAGATGATAGACTTATTGTCTCACATAGTAACGAAGATAGAACAAGTAAAATCAAAGTCTATGATAAAACGATTTTAAAAGATATCTTTATGTAATTTATTATGAATATAGCTATATTAGTTCCTGTCTGTAGTCGAGGTCAAAATTATACAAATTTGTCCTCAACGCCATTTTTGAAGTATTTATTACCATCTTTTCTGAAATATAAAGACGATGCTTATACATACACTTTTTTCATTGGTTATGATAATACTGATAAATTCTACAGTGAAAACATTTATTTACTACCTGATATGTGCAATAATATTGATATGAAATTAGTGGAATTGAACGGTTGTGAACATAAACCCGCGAAAGCATGGAATATGTTATTTAATGAAGCTATTAGGGATGATTTTGATTATTTTTATCAAATTGGAGATGATGTTATTATAGAAAGTCCTTGGACAAATATATTTGTAACGATATTAGAAGAAAGTAAAAATATAGGTGTGGTTGGCGCCTGTCATTTGCAGAATTATTTACAACGAAAAAATGGTGGAATGCCTGCTGTAATTGAGAATGCATTTGTACATAAAACGCATTTTCATATTTTCGGCACATTTTTTGATAAGAGAATAGACAATTGGTTTTGTGATAATTGGATAACTGAGATCTATAAACCAGATTTTTCTAATCATTTAAACGATTTATTCGTTAAAAACATGATAATTGACAATCGTTATGAGATTAAAATACAACCTGAAATAGATAAATATGTGAGAGAAGGGAAAGAAAGATTATTAAGATGGCGTGACTTTTAATGAGAACATTGCTGGAGTTATGCTATGTCGAGTTTGTTGTGCTCCACCAGGTGGTGGTGGGTATGAATTATTTCTTTTCTGATAATATAAACTATTATTTCCTATATACATACCTAACCCATCTCCAGGATTTACTACAATTTTATTAAGCAAAGTTGGTGAATGTGGTATGCACGAGCTGTCATATGTAACATTAGTTGTGCCGCCTTGGGCACCAATCCAGCGAACATTAATATTTGTATAAACTCCACCGGGTAATGTTATCTGAGGAGCACCTAAAGAAAAAGAGCCACAACGAGGTAATGCGGAGCTCACATCAACGATGCCTGAAGTGGCACTGAGACGATGCACCATTTTAATATGTGCGAAATTCCATTTGTCCGGTCCAGCAGGAGCGAAATTCTCATAGGGTGTATCATCAAAGACTAACTTAGTTGTTACACAGGGTACATGAACAATGAAAATATCTATTTCGCTTGGGTTTTCATTCCATGCTCCGTAACTTGTGAACCCAAGCCCTAAATTAGATACAACATTATTTCCATCATAGGGTCCAAACATATATGAAAATATGGTATTGTCATCAATTGTAAATTTAGTATCTATGGAACGGGTAATTGCATTAGCATAATAATTTAAACCACCTCCTGGTTGTAGTGACCAAACACCATTTGGACCATCATATCCAAAACCCTCTAATAAACTATATAAAGTACCTGTTGGTAAACTAGACCTATCTGACCAATTAATATATGGGAACGCAAAGTTAGATGTGGACGTTCCTCTTTGATTTGCTACGCGGATACCAAATCCACCGTAATCTGGATAAATCCACCCAACACAAGAACCACTTGTATCTATACTTGTATTATCCTGTGAAATTGCTCCACCACTAGAACGCAATGAATCCATTCCCATAATTACCCTATTCTGAGTTGTTTGTAATGCGTTGTTAGTAGGCAAAATGTGTACACCATACGTATATTTCAAAAACGTTGGTCCGTCATTTCCATTTAATACCCATGATAACATTAGAATATCACTTGATGATAAGCTAGGAGGACCGTTATAGGAAATACCAGATACGTCTAAGCGAAAGTGTGGCGGCGGCGTTGCCGTCTGATCTAAAACTGAAGTAATAGATGCTATTTGAAATCTAGTAGTATTAGTAACATCAATTAATGTTCCTAGTGCTGATCCACCGGAATTGACATGTGTTTCAAGTGCCCGCAACCAAGAAGTTTGATCAATGCCGTCATTATCAGTTATTCCGACATTCCATCGAGTAAAATTATTATTAGTTGTCGTAGAAGGATATGGTTGTATTTTGGTGGAGGACACCAAAGTACTTGATACGGGCCATCGGCGACTATTGGCACCATCTAATCCATCGGGTCCTGTCGGTCCCGTGTTTCCTGTTGGTCCGGTATTTCCTGTTGGTCCTGTGTTTCCTGTTGGTCCCGTGTTTCCTGTTGGTCCTGTGTCTCCCGTCGATCCTATTCCTCCTGTACAGCCACAATCACCAGTTGGACCTTGTGGACCTACTATGAAACTAGCACTAGGATCATACAGTCTAAACCAAGTGGCATTGGGGGAAGGTTGCAAAGGGGCTCCAGAAAGGTCGGTAATACTATTCATACTAGCATCACCACCACCAGCACCAGAAGGTCCTCCTTTATTAATATTATCACTAATATCTAGAACAGATAGCACATTTCCGTTTTGGATTTGATTTGAAGGTGGAATAAAAAAATAATTATTTGCAATCGTAAAAATATTGCTAGATAAATCCGCTGAATTATAAGTACTATAAGCAAACCAATAATTTTCATTCATTTTTAAATGTACCGGTGGATTTAATGAAATATCTAAAAATCTATAACTCCAATTACTGTGTGGTGGAGTAATATTTAGGACTCCTTGACCTAAAATGTTATATGGAATACCTTGATTACCACGTGCACCGCTTGGAGGAGCAGGAAAAAAGGGGGCATAATTTTCGGAATTGTCATAAACTCCCATTCTTACATGAATAGTTGCGCTGCCACTAATGTCCGGGTTACCTGAGATATCATTAGTTAGCATTCTGGCTTTTGTATAATATCCCGTTGAAGGAGCTGTGAACTGAATATATGTTGTTGTATCATTTGATTTAAGCTGTATTGAACCACGGCCTTCGGTTTCGTGAGCAGCGTTATTTTGATTATAGGGTTCGTAAGGAATCATACCATTTAAACCAGTTGGTGCTGGACCTGTTGGACCGGTCGGACCTCTTGGTCCAGTGGCCCCATCTTTTCCTATGACACCATTGCCACCACCACCACCACCACCGCGGCCACCGCCACTTCTTTTACAATTATTATTACATGAGTTCCATTTTTTACAACTTGACATTATATATATATTGAATGAATATATATTTAATTATGAAATGAACCAAATTCTCTAAAGTTATTACATTGTAACTTGAGTAGGAATATTAATGATAAAATTGGAAAATATATTGAAGATGAGAATAAATATTACATAATATTTACATGGCCACTTTTACAGGGATAGATATCGCGATATTTCTACTACTGCCATTTGCTGTTTGAGTAATGTTAGTACCGAAAGCAGAAATTGCAACGGATATGCCGTTTCTTACTACACCGGAATTTGTCCATATTAAAGGAGATCCTACGAAGTTTAAAGGTTCACAATCTACACCAGCATTTGCAGTGGCTGTTAAAGTATTTGATGCTCCAGTTGGTATTCCTGAGGCATCAATATTACAATAAGCATACACTCGAATTCTAAATCCTACTGCTGTACCGCTTGCATCCATGCCCAAACCACTACCAAGTACACTATTATTAATAGTATAAGATACTCTACCACCTCCAATTGGTCCAGTTGTTTCTGCTGAAGTAAATCCTGATGATATCACTGGTGGCGTGATTGTCGCTCCTGCTGGAATTAATGATGCACCTGATATATCACCTGTAGCAGGATCATAATTTCCCCCGAACCCTGGATACAACCAATACCATTGATTCGTAGTTATAACTTGGTTTGCGGGAATGTGAGCACCAAAAGACCATTGATGTAAGAAATAAGTAGGTTCGGGAGCGGATAGGAAAGGATTATTTTCGTTATAAATACGGAACCAGAAAGGAAGTGGACTATTATTTAGCGCAGTTGCTGTGGTTGGCAACCCTGTGGCAGTAACTCCTCCTGGTTCTTGCAACACAATTCCAGATTGGGTGAGAAAATCTACATGTTCGATCAGTGTGAAAATGTCCTGATTTATAATACTACTTCGATGACCAACAGCAGCCCAGTATAAATTATTGGCACTTAAATCAACGCCACCAGATAAATCAAAGTGAATATAACTGTTTCTATTGGCAACTGGCAAAGAGCCAAGTGTTGAGGAACGGCACCCTTGAGCTAGGAGTTTATCGGGCACTCCTGGGCCAGGAGGCAATACTCCTCCTGCAGCACCAGAAACATCTGAATAAATGCCCACACAAACCATCCCATTATAAGGGGAAGATGTGTTGTGGCCGCAAAAAATAGTCATGTCTGTATAGCGTGCTGTCGTTGGAGCTATAAATTGAACATAATGTACAGTTCTATCCACTGCATTAGTTGCTACTAACCCCACATTCAAATTCCAAGGTTCATATGGCATGGCTCCATTTCCAGAGCCATCTGCTCCAGGTAATCCCCATTCGACTCCACCCAATCCATCTCCTTTGGCTCGTAGAACTTGACCGGTTGTTCCTTCAACTCCAGCAATAGTAAGTTTCTCAGAAGTTAGATCCAAAGCACTTGTATATGTTGTATTAGCAAGTGGTGTAATAGTAGCGACAGTATTTCCTCCAGCTTGAAGATATAAATTTGTTCCTCCTGTAAATTGTGTTGTAACAGCAGCATCAATTGTACCACCAACTATAGTAGTTCCTAGAATCATTTCAATATCTGTGGGCGCCGATGCGCCGTGTCGAAGCCTTAACATCTCTCCTCCAGAGAGATTATGAATATCCAAATTATATGAAGGATCAGCAGTTCCCATGCCCACATTACCACTTTGATCCACAACAAGTGCATTTGATGAATCAGTTACTTTTATTTTTAAAACCTCATTGGTAGAAATGTCAAAAGAAGAACCGGGTCCTATATAAGTTCCATCACAAAAAGAGATGCTACTAACATCTACAATTGAATTACAAGACATATCTAGATTACCACTGATATCAAGACCACTACTACCTGGCATACCCCAACCTACAACTGGATTTATGAAATCAGCCTGACCAGTTCCGCCTATATAAATAACATTATCAATCAGCATGCCAAGACCAGTAACACCCCCGCCACCAGTGACAGTAACTTCATTATAATCGAATTTATAATAATTTACTTCGTTCGGTTGCTGTGCTTCAAATATTCTAAAGAAAATCTGTCCTCCACCTTGATTATCGCATGAAGTTTTAAATGAAGAATAAGCGGTATTATTTACTTCATAGTCTATATTTACAACACCCGGCCATGTTTGACCTTCTGAACTAAATCTAAAGTTTCCATTGCTAGCAAATGTTGCTGGATTGTTCGTCATAACCCTATTAGTTTGTGCCGGCCAAGAGGTGATGTTGAATAAAGTACCTTTGTAAGAAGTTACATAACCACCCGGAGGACCATATATTCCACCTGTTCCTGGAGGACCTGTAGGACCTGTTCCACCTGAACCACTACCGCTGGGTCCAGTAGGTCCCATTGGTCCTTGTGGTCCGACTAAAAACGATGAACTAGGGTCGCATAAATGAAACCAGCACGCAGCATTATAACCACGAAAGGTATTGGGTACCTGTAGTGTTGTAAGTGATAAGAAATCTCTAAAATCAAAGGTACCACCTGCACCATAACCACTGGGGTCCAAGCAAGTTATAACAGAATTATAAGTCGAGTTATAATCTGGATTTATTGGAAAAAAACCAGTTAAAGTTGGATTGATGGTCGTTTGATTTGTTCTATAAGCAAATGCGAACCAATATTTTTCACAAGCTATTAACGGAACTGGTGTCTCAAATATAACATCTACGTATTGGTTGTCATCTGATAAACCTGAATAAGTTGGTCCAGCAGTACCTTGACCTATTCGTTGATAGGGACAACCATGGTTATGCTGTCCCCCTATCTGTATTGTTGGCGGAAGTCCTCCAGAGTTGTCATATATAGCCATCCCAATCCAACCTGGAGTGCTGGTGGTCCAACTGGTGGCAAGTGCATGTAACATAGTGGCACGCGTATAATACCCGGTACTTGGTGCTATAAATTGAATAAAGTAAATATGTCCCCAGTTCATTATAAGACCAGAGCTATCAACATTATCTTGATTAAATGGTTCATAAGGTATCATAGCATTTAATCCTGCGGAAGGACTAGGACCTGTTGGTCCTAGTGGTCCTGTTGGACCTTGTATGCCAGTACCAGCTGAACCTGCTGGACCGGTGGGACCATCGGCTCCAGTAGGGCCGTCTGAACCAGCAGGGCCTGTATCTCCGTCTGCACCAGCAGGGCCTGTATCTCCGTCTGCACCAGCAGGGCCTGTAGGTCCTATAGACCCAGTGCTAGATGGTCCCGGTGGACCAGTGTCTCCATCAGCACCCGGAGGTCCAGTTGCACCATCTAAACCACCCGGGCCAGTAGGACCGACAATACCAACGCCAGGAGGGCCGGTGGGACCTACAGGACCGGGAGGACCACCCGCAGGACCAGTGGGACCAGTTGCCCCTGTATTTACAGCTGTTCCGGGTACTCCTTGTGGTCCTATTGGGCCAGTGGGACCAGGCTCACAACAACAATTTAATTTATTTACACGTTTATTGTAATACATTCCATAGCTAGGATATCTTCCACGATTCATATTTATATATATATATTGTTTTAAAAAGTTATATATATATTAACAAAAAGGACCAACTGGTCTTTGAAATTTTTCAACAACTAAAGGTTCTGGTAAAAATGATTGTGGTCTATTGAAGAATTTCTTATTTGGCAGACAATTAATTTGTGCTACAACTGGCTCTTTTGATTTTACTAAATTAGTTGCACCAATACCAAATAAGGCACTTTCAATATCTGATGCGTTATTGGAGAGAATGCTATTATTATATCCATTTGTCATCATAGGCGCATTAATTCCAACACATGGTAAAGCACTATCATTCGAAATACATTTGTATTTATATAACATAAATTGTTCTGTTAGTCTGGAATCTCTTTGCTGTTGACAATATTCGCCTTTATCATTTACTAGTCTTGTTGAACTCATATATGTATTAACTAGATTTTTTTTATTCATTTTTTTTTATTTCAGAAATTAGGCTTGTGATACTATCTGTAATATTATTTGTTTTAATCTCTCCAATACATCGATGAAATAAGTAAAAATACTCCCATGCTAATAAAAGAATGATGCAAGTATAATCATCTAAAGGAATTGGTAATTGATTATGTTTATTCATTAGTTCAAAAACTTCTTTAAAATGCGGTTTTATTAAAGGTGTAATAATATTGTTTACTGAAAGATTTATTTTGTCTCCATTGTATTCATTTAAAAAAAAGACATCTAATAATTCTTTTCTATATACATCATCGTCTGAGGATTCATTATATGTGAGTTTATATGAAAAATTATACATATAATAAATTTTACTTATTAGTATTTAAATTAATTATGGCGAGATAGATAATCGCGGTCGCGAGAGATTTCACGACTTGGAAGACCGCCTCTGATCCAACCATTAGCTGCTACACCCTCTACCAAATTTGCTGGGTTCTGGATAGTAGCTTGAAGAGTAGGAACCAATGGTGTTTCAACGTAATCTTGGAATGATTTTTCCGTAACAGTTTTGCAGCTTTTGGTTTCTGCATTATAAGCGCCTTGCTGAATACGAGATTCGATAACTGGTCTAGGTGGACCTCTTCCTAAAAATGGTACAGTTGCAAAAGGTCTTTGATAAAGACTAATTCTGCATTTTGGGTTAGTTTGGATGGAACCAATTTTCAATTTTGAATCACTGTCGATGTTGCAGCCACCGGCACCACAATAGTTACCATAGCCACCATTGTAGAAAATACTTGGTTGGTTAGTAGCAAACTCAATAGGTTTTTTCATACCACACCAATTAGCAAAGTAGTTAGTAGTAGAGTATGAACCAAATTCGTTGTTTTGCTGATCTCTTCCTGTAATACCACATTGATCATCTCCAATGCGTGACAAATTGTTAAACATATAATTAGAAACAGTTGCCATTGTTATATAATTATATAGAAGATTTTTATTTTTTATATTTTTAAAAAAGCGTATATCTTTGATTGTCTTTGGTACACTGGAATTCATTTCCTTCTTTACAAGACGGCATATCGCCATATAAAAATTTAGCAAATGCTGTTTGGTCATTGCATACTTTGGTGTTTGGCGTAGAATAAAAATTTCTCATGGATTGTTCAAAACTAATACTATCGCCTAAATCTAAAAACAATCTGGGGTCTGGACCCACATTTCCAGCTTTTTCATTAATTTGTTTTTCGACGGTTCTGTTAAAAGAAGGAGCTGCTGGTTTCCTTTTTGGTTTGTCACTTATTTCTGGTAATAAAACATTCATTAAAGGATTGTTTTTGGTTGGCTTAGTGAATCTTGTTTTATGTTTTTCATAATTAGCACAGTTAGCGAAACCTTCTTTTAAATCTTTCTTATTTACATGATGTTTTGCGTTTTTGTGTTTTTGGATTTTATAAATAATTGCAATGACGACAATAGTTACGGCAGCACTAATAAGAATTTTACTAGATTTTGTCATGAAATACCCTAAAATGGAGAGAATTATGATAATTCTTGTTAATGCGTTTAATTTATCAACATAACTTAACTTTCCGATTGGAAATATTTCTGTAATATGGTTTTTATCAACTAATATTAATGGATTATTTAACCAAAATGTATCGCTCATGATATATATATTTCTATTTATTTTTTATTCGGACGTTTCTTCTTTTTTCTTCGTCTTTTCTTCTTTGTAGCTGTTTCTACTACTTGATTCGTTTGCATGCCGTTTTGATTAGCTAATTTTGCTGCTGCTAATTGTTGCTGTAATAATTTAATTTGATCATCTTTTTTGGCAGCTTTTCGTTGCTCAAGTTTTCGTAACATTCTTTCGCGTTGTTTTGCTCCTTTCATATTTTGATTTAATTTGCCTCTCATAGCACCCATATTTACTTTGCTATTTTTGCCCATCCCAGGCATTCCCATTTGATTTAACATATTTTTCATATTTGCCATACCGGGCATTTTTTCCATTTTATCCATTAGGTCCATAGCTTCTTGCATAATTTCACTCTCCTTAAGTTCACCCGATTTAAGTTTTGTATCAAGTTTACTACCAACCTTTTTAATCATCGACATTAGTTTTCCAGGATTTTTAAACAAATTTTGAAAAATATCCCCAACAGAATCGGCACCCGATACATCTGTATTTAATTCTTTCATTGTTTCCTCTGTAATTTCTGCAGCAAGTTTACCTAAATTACCCTGAAGCATACCGTTAATGTGGCTATGTAATTCTTCTGGATCAGGTAGGTCGTTTGGATTGATATTTGATATGTCTGTTGCAAAAGGCGAGTTTCCACTCATATCGAAAATATTAGCCATTTGTTCCATTGTTTCCTCTAATTTATTTTTAAGTTCATCCTCATTAATAGCTTCAAATAATTTTGCGGTATCTCCAAAAGATTTACCATCAGATTCATTATTAACCGCTGAAAATAAAATTAATTGAAGATACTTCCAAATAATGAGCTTTGTTTTTTCTGAAATGTCTTGCTTCCATAAATCAGCAAAATCTATATTAGGAAGAAATTTTGTATTTATCTCATCATTACTATAAATATCCTCATTTTGATAAAGTAAATCAAAAAACCTTTCAGGATATACTGTTTTAACATAATCAAATATTTCCCTCACATTAGCCGTATCATTTTTATCCTGAAGAATATCAATTAACCCTTCATGTAATGTACCTTGGTATTCTGGAAATGTCGTTAAAATATCTGTAACGAAATCTTTGCATACTTTACAAAATTCTTCAGGAATTTCTGTATTTGATTCAGACATTATATATCTAAATCAAATAAATTATTTAAGTGAAACTAAACTTTAATTATTTTGAAAATACATACCGCACAATTTCGTTAAATTCTGAACATATTTGATGGATTTTTTTTTATTATCTTCGCCCATATTTCTCACTCTTTCCCGAAAAGAATCAATGGTTTTTAATAATTTACCTTTGTTTTGTGAACCTTCTAAATCCTTATCATAGTCCTTATTAATAAAGTAATCTACGTCTCCTCTTAATATTTCTTCTTTGTACGGTTCATTTACACATTCTTTCCAACCAAGAATAACTGATTTTGGGTTTACTTTCACTAAACCTTCTAAAAAAAAGTACCCGGTTCTTAAATCAGCGTCTTCAGGAAAAACCTTTTTAATTTCAGTGACGAACTCCATTAAATGTCCAGTAAAAGCTTTTAATATACTCATCGTAATTATATGATAAATATAATGATTTTTTTAAATAATTATTTAACGTTTTTGTCTAACATCTTCTGCACGTTGCATTTGTAATTTACCTAAATCTACAGCCCCAACTTTGTCGGGTTCATAATCATCTGGCGGTGTTGCTATGGTTTGATTTTGGTTAATAGTACAATAACTATGCATTTGTCGCAGTCCTCCATTCCCTTTTGCTAATAATTCTTCCGGTGTCATGTCTAAATAAGAATAATTATCAGACAAACTACTACCCATTTCACAAAAAGAAAAGGCTTGTGGTTCTCCATTAAAATTAGTCGCTTGATTCATAATTGTTGTCTCTCCAGGTTTCAAATAATGTAAAATCTCCTTAATACCTCCTAAAACTCTGTTGCCATGATGCAAAAGTAATACAGACGGAACAGTTGTAATATTAGGTGGTAATAATATTCGTTGTCCATTATCAAGAATAATATTAATAGTTCCGTCTTTATGTTTTTCTCGGTTATCAATGCATATGAAATGTAAATCATTTTTTGTTTTCGTTTTTGCGATTCTAGTTATTAATTCTTTACAGTGATTACAAAATTTACTATAATATAAGACCGAGCTCATCTAATATTATTAAAGTAATTGAAAAATAGATATATAACACAAAAAAATTGATATAATAATATATTGTTTATTTATAAGTAAATCATGAGTTCTATAGCTGCTACTCCTTTACAACCCAAAAGTAGTACTTTGCTTTCATTTAAAGGCGAAGAAAATGGTATTTTAACATTCACAATTGAAGGTATAAATGTTTCCTTTGTTAACGGAATTAGACGTACTATTTTGTCTGATATTCCGGCTTTAGTATTTAATTGCTTCCCACATGACAAAAACGATGCAGATATTCATATCAACACGACACGATTAAATAATGAAGTTTTAAAACAACGACTATCTTGTATTCCTATTCATATTTCCGATCTTTCTCTGCCATATAAAGAATTGGTAGTAGAAATTAATATGAAAAATGAATCAGAGAACACAATTGATGTAACTACAGAACACTTTAAAATTAAAAATATCACATCGGGCAAATATTTACAAGATTCAGCCGTTAGAAAAATATTCCCTCCTTGTCCAATTACGGGAGATTATATTGTATTTGCAAGATTGCGACCCAAAGTATCTACCATTGCACCAGGTGAAGAATTGTCTATTAGTGCAAAAATGTCATTGCATACTGCGGGTGAAGATGGTACATTTAATGTGGCGTCAACATGTGCGTATAAATTTACTCCAGACAAATTACAGCAAGACCAAATTTGGCAAAACAAGTTAGCTGAAATTTCTTCCGAAGAAAAAGCTGATCCAGATGTTTTAGCGCTACTTCAGCAAAATTGGTATAATCACGAAGGTTTGAGATATTTTAAACGCGATAGTTTTGACTTTAAACTTGAAACAATTGGTGTTTATACAAATGAAGAATTAGTGCATAAGGCATGCGAGATACTCATTGCAAAACTACAAAACATTCATGACACTATTGAAAATGAAGGTGTTATCGAAAAATCTATTACAACTATTCCTAATTCAATGGATATCAAACTTAAAAATACTGGTTATACAGTAGGAAAGATTATTGAATTTATGCTTCATAAAAACAATTATCAAGGAACACAAGATAAGAATTTAACATACGTTGGTTTTAGAAAAAATCATCCACACGATGACGATAGTGTTATAAGAATAGGTATGGTAGATAGAGGTGATAATGAAGGTTATAGGGAGGTTGCAGTAGCAAATACACGCTCAGCTTGTAATGATGCTATTCAAGTTTTGTCTGATATTATGACTGAATTTAGTTAAATTTATAACAACCATATAAAATTATTGTACATTTATCTCTTTCCTAGATTTTTTTTCATCTATCTCACAATGACGCAAATCATAATTAACAGCATACATTAGTTTTGCTGGCTCTAATGCATTTACATATTTGATAACTATTTGTCTTGATATGTAATGTCCCAATTCACGTAAATCATTCAAATAAATTTGATGCAAATTAAACATATGAGCACGAAATTTCTTAGGAAATTCTAACAGCGGTTTTTCCTTTTGTACGTAACATCTAACATAATTTTTCCACAATTGGTCTGTCCATTTATGCAAATCATTTCTTAATTCTGTAAATTTTGGCCTGAATTCATTGTAATATTGTAAAAATTCCTTCACCTTTCCAACCTGTCGTAATGAATAATACTGAAACTGTATCTTAGGACTATTGCCTTTAAGACGTCGTACATGCTCATATGTTGGGTTTCTTAATTTACTACGAAATCCGGTTTTTGGATTATAAATATTTACACCTACAACACGGTAATCTAAATTCATTTGATTAAAATATGATTGCAGGTCATCCCAATTTGTTCCTTTATAATCGGTATATTGGGATAGTGTTTTAGGCAATATAGCATTTGGGATATTGCTTTTGTTTTTATCTAATATGGTTATTTTTGTTCCGTCTATCTTGTACAAAGCAGCCAATACTACGCGTGGATTTTTGAAAGGAATAACAATTCTATTGTCTGGATGTTGCAAAACAAAAGAATAACACAGCTCTTTATCTAAATTTTCAAATTCCATCTTTTGATGGTTTAATGCTTCCAAAAACATTGTTCTAAACGTTTTCTTATTGTCCTGATAAAAAGAATATCTTCCACCAATGCTGCCTTTTGTAGCCAATTCCCAATCATTCAAATAGTTATTCCAAAATAAATTTATCATTGTACCTTCAACTAATTCCTCTAATTGAAAATCATTATAATCTTCGTTTTTCATTAAAGCAAACGGGATTGATTTTGGTGGTGAAAAAACCTGAATTGTTTTTCCATCTGTTAAAACAGAACGGAATAAACCATGTGTTTTATATGTGGTTTGACAAAGTGTATGTTTAAGATATTGTACAAAATACCAATTTGTTTTTTCCTGAGATTCTTCATCATAGCTTACTGATATTTTTTTAGCAAATAAACCTTCTGGTACAGCTGGTAGGGAGTATAAGTCGAAGTGGTATTGGAGATCGATGGATAAGGTTGTCATAATTTATATAATAAAGGTTAATTTCTTTAATTAGATTTAAATCATTTTTTCGTTCCTTGAGATAATTTCTACTATAATTATAAGGTAATGTCTACAGAAGAACAACAAGAAGATTTTTATTTAGAATTGGGAGATATTATTAAAATTAATGCACCTGATAATAGCGACTTAGATGATAAAACGTTTTATATTGATTATTTAGATGAAAATAGAGCAACTATTATTGATCCTGATACTCTAGGTGAATTTGTACTAGATATTTTAGATGGTCAATTCACAGATGAGAGCATAAAGAGTATAGAAATCCTAAGTCGTCCGGAGGAAGTAGGTTATGCTAGACAAAATGGATTAACTACTGGTGCATGGATAAGTATACAATTTGGAGGTGATGTACCTTTGACTGTGAATGGACAAATTACAGATTTAGAGAAAGACATGATTGAAATTACAACATATGGTGATAATAAGAAGATTTATATTGATTTTGGTTATAAAGGAATTCCTTTAGATTTACCGATTGAAAATATACGTGCTTTTGAACCACCCGCACAAAAACAAGATATTCCAGATTTAGAAATTTCTCCTGAAGCTCAAGAAGACGAAGACATCGAAGGAGAAGATGTAATGGATATACAACCGGTTATTGACGTTAAAGCCGATTTAAAACAAGTATTACTAGATGCAGACGCAGTTTCATTTGGTGAAGAATTAGAAGCAATTACTGAATTAGTTCCTGTGAAAGAAACAGAGAAACGATTCGGTATGCAAACACAAACAAACGATTTATTGGATGATTTGTTATCTTCTATTCCAACTGCACAACGTACACCAGTTGTATTAAATAAGCTTCATAATATGATCGAACGTTTTAAACAATTAAAAAACATGTTTTCTGAAATAGATGAAGAAGGAATTGATAAACCAATCGTAAGAACTGCGCAATATAAACCTCTTGTGGAGAGATTAGAAAAATTAAACAAAAAACTATATTGGATTTTACCTATTGTGAAAAATAGAAAAAAACTATATGATATTAATGTTGATGAAGACGATGATAATGATGATTTTGTTTCATTAACATTGGCCGAAACACAAGTAGAATATAGAAGATTAATTGAAGAATATAGAAACAATAGAGTACCAGATGGGCAAAATAAATATATTTATTTATTGCGCAATCTTAACAATTTGTTAACACCCTTTACTTTTCCACTAGACCGGTCTAACGTCATTATACAAAAACCAGTAGATACAAATATGTTAGCAGTAATTGATAATTTAGAAGACTTTTATACAAACGTAGCTCAAAATGAAGTCCCTATTCGATGTCGATTTGTATTAGGTGGTTATGATCAAAGTCTTACACACTTAAACTCTACTGATTTGAAGAAAACATTACAGACGGCAACTCGGGTGCCTTTTACTAATCCTGATAAAATGGATATTACAGGTTTTTTGACATTGCCTGAATCCGTTCTGTCTTATTCAAAAATTAATTTACCAACATCATCGATTTTATTGAAAGCTCAACTCAATCAAATAATGTTTAATTATTTTTCTATTTTAAAGAAAAACACAAGTATTACTGAAGCAACTATTTCAGAGACTAGCGATGAAGGTCCAAAATATACCGCTGATAACTTTTTAGAAGGTTATAAGGCCATTCGATTTTTAGAAGAAGAAGGGTATGGTGATAGAACTGAGAATACATACAAAGATTTTTTGGAAAAGATGGTACCAAAGACTAGAATACTGTTTGATTTAATCAAGAAATTTATAGTTAAACGTGGTCACGGTGTATCATATTTACAAAATGTACAATATTTGGAACCATTTCTTGTATATCCTGATGATATAACATTTAAACAATATGAAACCATCGTGCGATTTATGGAAGAACGTATATTAAATTTTAAACGCGAGTTTGTTACTAGAACCACTGATATAGAAAAGTTTTTGAGATCAACATACGGTAGTATACCTAGAGAAAATCTTAGTATTTTATTAAGTTTGTTGCCTTATCGATCTGGACGGGATGACAATGCAGTTGATTTATACGGTCTCAACATGAATGATGTAGATACAGTTAAAATGTTGAATACAATGACTGCTTTAGATAACATGCGTTTATTTACTACATCACTTGCTTTACAAGACAAAGATTTATATCAACCAATAGATGTACAGAGTATTATTGAAGGTGTTCAAAATGAGAATGAAGCAGATGAAGAGAAAGAAAGGGCAAGTAATACAGAATGCAAAAATTTTGTATTAGCAAAAAAATATATTGATATTGATGAATTACGAGAAGATGATGGTACCGCGGATGTTTTCTTTGATGAAAAATATGATACTACTAGATATGATATAGGTGATGAATTTGCCGATTCACGCGAAGCATTAGATGATGATGCATATAGAGATTTTATTTTTCGACATTTAATGGAAAATGTAGGCTTAAGTGATAAGCAAGCCATTATTGAATCAGAAGCAATTACAAAAGGTAAACGCAGGGTTACAGAAGGTGATTATGCTTATATTGAAACTTCCAGTGGTTTATATTTTGCATATTTTAAAAGAAGTGCTGATAACACGTGGGTTCGAGATACTAGTTTGGATGGATTACCTCCTGATGCTGAAGTATTTTGCAATATTAAAAAAAGTTGTTTGCAAATAAATAAAGAATGTGGAACCGTTGCTTTAAATAGAAGCAAAGTGGAGGGTGATTTAACAAAGGAAATTATAGATCAGTTTGATCTTGAATTAAATATGGAATATCAACAGTTAATATCAACATTAAATGATAATATAGAATATTATACAAGTATACTACCCGCTTTGAGACTTGTTAACATACATAAATTTATTAAAACAGATTTATTGAAAGTAGAAATTGGTGACACTTTACAAGCAAGAGAAATTGTAGTTTCTCCTTATGCTAATTTAAGAGACCATATACTTTCTCAAAGTGATTTTGTTAAAAAACAAAGTGATATTTTAACTTTTGTAGATAAATTTTGCCGAGACCCTTTTTACTCACCAACAGACCCTGAAAATCTAGAATGGTTTTATTGCAAAATTACTAATACACAATTGTTACCAACCTTCTTTGAAACACTTGCTTTGGCATTCAAACGAGGCGAATATCTATCAGTATTAGAAAAGGTTTGTGCTGATAGAGGCCAGATAAGCGACGATGGTGATAAAATTGTAGATAAACATAGTGGTTATGTTATTAGAACGATAGAATATGATAATAGCGAAGGTTTTGATGAAGCTGGTTATCGTATTGTTAGTCGTGAAGTGTTAGAAAAAGATATTGGTGAAGTACTAATTGATATGAGTTATAAAGAAATGCCAAAATTACAATCGGAAGATTCGGAAATGATTTATAGAGTACTATCGGCAATGGATAAAAGTATGGGAATTAATACTGAATCACAATATGATTTTGTTATTGGTGCAGTAGTTGGTGAAATTAATCATTATATAGGTTCTAAGAGTAAATATATGGAAAAACAAAAGGCTCGTCAAGCTAAAACAGGAAAGAAAATTATACCTTATGAGAAAGCGCATGATGATACATTATTAGTTTTTACATTGGCTTATTACTTAATATCTATTCAAACAATGATACCTTCTATTATTACAAAGAAAACCTTTCCTGGTTGTGTACGGTCTTTTATAGGATTTCCATTGGATGAAGATGGTGAAACTTCTGCGCTCCTTTATTTAGTATGTGTGGTATTAAAACTGCGACAGAGTAGTAGACCATGGTCCGCATTACCAAAAATAAATAAAAGGAAGGAAGAAAGTGTTACTACAAAATATGCTGAAAAATTAAAAAAACGAGTGTTGGGTATTCTTGATAATTCAATCATTCAACAGAAACTTTTAAGTAAAAAACAATATTTGGAACGTCGTGTGGAAGAAGATGATATTCCAGATTTGTTCGATGTTAGGCAATGGAACACGTTTTTACCACCATTGTACCCGGTAAAAATGAAGCAAGTTTCAAATATAAGCAAAACATTTGAAAATACATTGATTGCTAATTTACAAAATGGCAATGAAGGCCAATATGCTCAATTAAATACTCTAGGTGGAAAAATAATAGCATTTTCATTTCATGTTCAAGAGCTTATACAACGTGTTATAAATAGGGAGGCACCCATACTTAAAAATCTATCAGATGAACCTATGTTAGAAAATGCGTGTTGTAATGAAGGAATTAGGGAAACATTATTATATTTTGCGGATAAGGAGAGTGGTATTCGAAGATATAATAATATGGTGGAAAATTTGGAAAGAATACGAGATATTGTGAAGGATTATGAAACAATTAATTATATATTCTCTCCATTGGATACTCATCTAATCTATCCAAACCCATCGGAACAGTTTTCAGAAGAAACTATGTTTATTTCGTTTTTAAGATTTTGTCAGTTTAATATTCCATTTGATGAGACAATTTCTCGAATATGTGATAATCCTGTTATAAAACGAATTGGTAATTTAGATTCAATTAAAGATAAGATTGAACAATTAAAACGAGAAGGCATTGATATTAATCGTGATAATTTTAGATATATTTTGAATGCGGTTAATGCAACGAATATTGTAGATATTAATTTACATCCGGTAATTTTAAGTGAAAGACGGTTACTAGAAATGAAAATCGAAGAATTGAAACAAAAGAAAGCACCTGTTATATGTAATCCAGAAATACTTGATGCATTTCAATCATTAATTGATACATTTGATACAATAAGACAAGGCGAAGATGATAGTTATAATGCTATGGATACATTTTTGGATAGCAATATTGAGCATTTTCAAGACGAAATCGTTGGCTTTTTAAATCTTAATAATGTTACTAGGGGAGTAGAAAGATTTTTAGACACTATGACTACATGGAAAATGCGTGGAGAAGATATTTATTTAACTAGAGAAGATGAAACAAGTGTAACAGTATTTACGTTTTATGATACATTCATTAAGAATATTTTACAGATTTATCCTAATATGATAATTAAAGGTGTTGAGTATAAAGATGTTGCTATTCCCAAGCATTGGAAGATAAGTGACCGACATGTTCGAGATGTTCGCGATTTAATTTTTGGCGAAACATCCGCATTACAAAAGTTTTATAAAGATAAAACATTATTCCCAGTTTTACAATTTATACAAAAACATAGTCGCGATATTATAGAATTAATCAATGCAACAAATTTATTTGCAGATATAATTTTGAATGATGATACAATACAATCTACTATCATAAATGGTAATATAATTAATAAATTGGTAAAATTTTATGTGTTATGTAGTTTTTATATTTACGTTAAATCTATAGATACAGGATTAAATATAGTAAATGAAGATGAGGCTACTGAATTGCTTGGTTTAGTTGACGATGGTGGTCTTGAAGATAGTGTGCGCGAACAAATAATAGCCGGAAAGCGAGACCAATTAAATAAGAAAATAGCAACCTTATTGGGTACTTATATATCCATAATGGAATCGCAAAAGAAAAAATTAGATTTAAATAATGAAGATATTGTAAAAAATGTATTGAAAGCTAAGGAAAAAGAAAAGAATAAAATTACAAAACGTTTGGGCGATTTAACGGTTGAAGAACGTGAAGTAGAAAATATATTGAAAAATCAACGTCTCGGTGACTGGAGTCTTGGACAAACGCGCGCATTATATGAATATGATGCTGACCAGTACGACAAAGAACGTCAAGAAATAGAAGATGATATGCTAATGGAATTAAGATTAAATAGAAATGATGAGGTCACTGAAAGAAATCGTGAAATTTATCGTTTAGAAGCAATCGAAGAACAAGTCCAACGTGAGCGTGTAAATGCGGAAATGATGGCAGTTTTTGCAGCCATGCCCGATGATGACGATTATGGTGATAGAGACGGCGATGAAGGATATTAAATTATTTACTAATAAAAACTAATCTATATATAATTTAATTATGTATAGATCATTTATACGTCGCAATATTACATCAGTCGCTATTATTATTTTTGTTATCATTTTTTGTGCTATGCAAATGGTAGCACCACATTTTTTATATAATGAAGATGGTTCTCTAAGGCAATTTGGTATAGGATATAAGAAAAAAACTGTTATTCCAAATTGGCTAGTTGCTTTGATATTAGCTATTTTTAGTTATCTTTTTGTGTTATATTATTTAGCAATTCCTAAATTTAGATTTTAATCATGTATAGTGAAATATTTTTCTTTGGATTTGTTTTCTTCTGATGTAGCTACTTCTGCTTCAAATTTAGCAGCAGCAGCTTTTCTTTGTGCCGTTGGAATATCACAGTCTATATCTAATAACGCATTAAATGTGGTGGATATAGCCAATGCTCCTGTAAGCAGATACCATATCATTTCTGCGATAGCATCTTTTGCATTGACCAACATCCATAATTTATTGTAGGCTTCTTTCTTTTTATATCCAGGCTTTAATGCACCTTCTTTATTCATTCTGTCTAAAAACAATTCATAATTAAATGGTGTTATTTGGTTTATTATAATGGATTTATTTTCACATATCATCGAAATCAAATCACCGCCTGTTTTCTTTCCTTTACCCACCATTTTAGGTCTCAATAATTCAGAAAATGTTTCACCTAATCCCATTAAGTATACAATACCATATCCAATGGTATTTGAAAATGGTTCTTTCCATCCTGGGAATACTTTAAGTATAATCATAACTAGGCCTAACATGAAAAAATTAGGTAAAATTGTATACATCATTGCTGATACAATTTGTGGTACACCGTGACAATGTTCTTTAGAATTTGTTATATTAATACTTAATTGTGACCCAACAATTGCTATAATGTAAACTAATGATAAAACTGTTTTAATCATACCTGTTTGCATAGGAGGTCCCTTTCTGTCAACTAAAAAAAACTTAAATCCAAAATATGTGAATGTTAAAAATATAAAAATACCAATTGAAAATCCTGCTGATATCATTTATATAGTATTTATGTATTATTTTTTTCATTTTTTGCTTTTATTATATTAATGGATTATGTTGCGTCGCCCACTTTAACAGAACCAGGAGTAAAATATTTCTTAAGAGAAACCTTAAAACAATGTCACGATAAACGAAGTGAATATTATAATATATTATGGAATTGTGGATTCTTTTTATTATTGCTTGTATTGATAGGTATTATTCTGTCTTATAGAAAAAGACATAAATTAACACCTGAAGAAAAAAAAGAAAAACAAGAAAAGGATCATGCGCACGTAATGTCAAAAATTAAAGCATTAAGGGAAGAAAGAAAAAAGATAAATAATGAAATTATTACTAATCTTCCTAAATTTGAAAGTGATTTTGAAGTATTACATAAAAAATATTATGCTGTATAAATATAAATGAGTGATGATAGCCCTTTGATAGAAATGAGTGATAAAGATCTTGGTATTTCTGATGAAGATAAAAGTAAAACTCCGGAATTTGAACCAGTATCGCCCGATTATCCTTTTGATAAACCTCCAGGAGAAGAGGTTGCAGAGCCAGAATCTCCAGATTATCCTTTTGATAAACCACCGGAAGAAGAGGTTGCAGAGCCAGAATCTCCAGATTATCCTTTTGATGGTCCTCCTAAACAAGAAGAAGAAGAATCACTTCCGCAACAAAGACCCAATTTATCTCCTTCACCATCAAAAAATTCAGAAGTAGTGACTGCAGCTGTAATTAGGTATTACAAATTAAAAGGTGACTATGATAAAAAATATAATAATGCTAAAAAGAAAATTACTAAAAGTGGATTAGATTTGAATGAAATAAGGAAAAAACTGCGATCGATGCAAATGAAATGTATTAACTGTAAACAAAATGGAGGTACTATTTTTACTAATAAAGATGGTATTTTAACTGCAAAATGTGGAAATACAGAATCTCCATGCGCCTTGGATATACAGATTAAACGAGGAAAATGGATGTTATTACCAAAAGCGGCCGAATTATCTAGAACAGAGATTGAAAATACCAAAGCTGAAATAATCGATTTAAAATTGGATTTACTTTTCGGTTTACGTACAGAAGAACAAATAGCAACTGATTTTGATAACGAAAAAAGAGATTATAAAAGTTTGGTAAAGCAATTAGATACGATTGAAGGTGTTATTGAGTCTGAAAATAAAATATCAATTGCTGGTCCTACTAAAGCCGAAGAGTCAGTGAGACGCATTTCAATTGACGAATATATTAATATTAAAAACCGACAACTTAAAAATCACGTTAGCACATTTAAATCCCTGGTAAAAGAGTATATGGAAGAAGATGATGTTGTAACCAAGCAAGATTTAATGAAACGTGCGATTAACATTTATACAGAAGACATAATTCCTATAATGAAAAATATCCGTGAAAGCAAATACGCTGTAACTATGATGGATACTACAGAAGAACGCGGAATGTTTATTATGAAGCAAGTCAAAGTATTATTGCAAAACTTGGATTTTGAATATGAATTTGGAGAGATTATTTCTGATAAAAAATAAGACTATACTATATATGAAATTTATTAATATTCCTGTATTTATTATTAGTTTGGCTATAGGTATATTTTTAGTATATGTGGGCAATCCTAGACCTTCGGTAATTTATGTTTATCCTACTCCTGATAATTTAGACCAAATGCAGTATAAAGACAGAAGTGGTACTTGTTTTGGATTTGAATCCCATGAAGTTACCTGTCCCGCTGATAAACAACAAATAAGAGAATACCCCATTCAAGAAGGAAGAAATTTAAATAAGTAATGTATATATATATGAATATCAATTTCAAACGATTATTATACAGTCCTTTAGGTCAAATTATCATTTCCGCATTGTTAGGTTTTGGAATAGCCACATTATTTAGAAAAGCTTGTAATAAAAGGAATTGTTTGATTTTTCAAGCTGCTCCTTTGAGTAAAATCAAAGGTCAAATATTTAAATATGATAATAAATGCTATAAATTCACACCTAAAGCGGAAACTTGTAAAAATGCAAAAAAAATGGTTGAATTTGCGTAATAAGAGCCATCTATCAATATAAGATATTATATATGGCTTCAGACTCTACTAGTATTGCCGATTTACCCGGTGGAAATAATGCTGAACAACAAAACAGAGTTGTATTAGAGAAATCAGAAATTCCACCAGCTAACAATGCTCCTCCAAATGCACCAACTGAATTGTCTTCTGATTCAATTAATAAAATTATTACTGGATTACAACAAGCATCCTCTACAGGAATGACACAATTGCCTACTAGTCATATTCCTATGCAAACGCAACCCCATATGCAGGATCCACAGATTCAACCTAATTATGTGCCTGCTCCGCCACCCCAAAAAACCGATTACATTGACCAACATGATACCATTCAGTCATTAATGCAGCAAAATAAAAGTACCAAACAAGAACAAGATAAGTTAGATTTATTATATAGTGAATTACAGATGCCAATTATTGTAATGGCATTGTTTTTCGTTTTCCAAATGCCTTTTTTCAATAAGAAATTCATGAAATTATTTCCTGGATTGTTTTTGAAAGATGGACAGAATAATATTTCTGGTTATTTAGTTAAAACCGCATTGTTTGGTGGTTTATTTTATGGAATTAACAAGGCAACCCATTACCTTAGTGAAGTATAAATTTATTTGATGATTTAAAATAAATTTATTTAATGTTTACGAGTGTGTTTTTTTCTTTTGCGGTGATGACGTGTTCGTTTGCGTTTCATTTTACGACGACGTGTTCGTTTGCGTTTCATTTTACGACGACGTGTTCTTTTTCCTCCTTGTTTTTTTTTAGCGCGACCTGATGCATTTCCTCGTGCCCTGTTAAAGTATTCAACATCACTCCTTACCACTGGGTCGTCTTGAAGCATTCTGACTACTTCTCTCAATACATCAATGGGAATGAAAGGACTGTCAGCGTATGGTAATCCCATATTCTGATTTAGAACTGCTACTTTGTGTAAAGCCTGCGCGGCATAACCAATCATTAATCTCACTCCAAGAGAATTTCCAGGATTGTTATCGCCAACATTCATACGATTATTTAAAAACACCATTAAAGGATGATTACTTTTGAGTTCGCGAATAGATCCTGGAGATATTAAACGTTTTATTAGAATATCTTCTATATTATTCACTGTTAATCTAATTATAATTGCACGTAAGGGAATGTTTGCTGTTCTACCATCACCGAAGCGCACATTAATTCGTCGATTCAATAATGTTGCCAAATTTTGAACGTGGTCACCTAGCCGTTTAGCTGCGGCAGTACCACCTTGTCTCTGTGTGTCGAATACCTGGCGTAAGGCTGTATTTAAGTTTTCTGCCAGATTTTCTCTCCATTCTCCAGCTTGAGCAGTTTGAAGGCGAGCTATTGCCTGATTTGCGATTTCTGTTTGTCGTTGTTTACGAACTAATTCTTCTCTTTTACGTCGTAGTTGTGCTTGTGTGTCAGCCAACGGTACAGCAGGGGTGGATGCTGCGAGAAGTTGCGCACCAGAAGTTATGGCACGCGTGGGCTGCTGACGATAATCATGCCCAACTACGAACGGTTGGTTTGCACGCAAACTACTAGCGGAGGGTTTTGCCAAAGCTTCCATTTTTTCTTGCAAGAGTGCTGTACCACCACGGGCTACGTCCGCTTTCGTGCGTGGCGTCATTACTAGGGGTTGTCCAGCTTGTATCTGCGAAAGAGCTCTTTGATGAATACGTTCCAAGGTTCCTAATAAAGGTTCTATCTGGCGTGCAAATTCCTCTGGACCGAGTGTGGCAAAAGCCTTCTCTAACCACTTCCGACCTTCTGCTAAATATTGTTGTTGACCACCGTGTAATGCATAGAAATATGCAAGTAAAGGTCCGGGTTCATTTGGAGGATGCATAGTTAGAAATCTTGGATAGCAAGGAATCGGATTTTCTAATACAAAACCTCTAGCTTGTATTACCAAATCCGCCGCCGCGTCTGGATAAGCTCCACCGTTTACATGTGGATTCCACGTTTGTCGCGCCTGGGCAATTTTATCTCCATCAGGTTTATTACTTACTCTGTCCTGTGTAGCATCATATTCAGCCATACCAGGTGCGAAAGGTAGTGTCAAAAAATTTTCGTATCTCGCTGGCATCGCTTGATAAACCCTGTCATAAACATCTAAAGCACGTTGAAATCCATCAATTGCCATACCACCATCCCTGTTTTCAGCTCTAACCCAATTATTGTATCTTGGAGCTAGGGATGTACCTACACTACGGTCTACCGCAGTAAATATACCACGCACAGCTTGTGTGCCTCCTCTTAATAATAATGCCATTATATGTTGTGGGATTGTTCGTACAGCATAGCCCCCGTCTTGTGCAACTAGATTTCGATGTTCAGCAAATAATGGGTTAGCACTTATTAAAGATTGTGCTGCCTCATGTACACCAATAACGGCTTTCATTAATTCATATATATAGTTGAATGGTGCACCACGGTTACTCTGCGTAATATTTGCAAGCATATCGCGCAAAAATCCCAATGCATCTTCGCTATGCTGAGTCAGGTGTCTATCTAAACTTTTTGCAACTCCAGCAACATATGCTAATTCTTGAGCGTTCATGCCTGCAATGGGCGCGGCCCCATGTTCCTCATAAAAAGGTGTCCGGGTGCCATCTGCCAGATGGCCAAAAAAGAGAGCGTAGACATGTTCTTCAACAGCTTTCATCAACGCTCTCCGATCTCGTTCACCTTGTAACTCGAGTGTTTGCTGACGAATTCCTTCTACCAAGCGCATAATTTCTTGTTGATAAGCATGAAATATATTTGTTCTTTGTTGGATTAAATCAGAGTGTGGTCCGCCACCAATTCCTCCTCCACCGGAATCATCTGTTTTCGATACCGGTCGAAACGCAGAAGAAGTTCCTGAATCACCGCTTGTTGCATCGAACATTTGCACTGGTACTGACTGCTGCAAACCCGGCGAATGAAAGCCATAATTCGGTGAAGGAGGTACACTTGAACCTCGAGGAAGTTCGTTATGCTGGTCAAACTGTATGGACCCCGCTGACTCTTGTGGAAAAGCTTGGTGGAACATTTGCTGACCGAGACTTGATTCGCGACTCATAGATTGAGGTAGAGGACCCATATCTACATCCATATCGTCCGACCTGTTTCTGGGTAAATGCATCGATGCCACTCTCATGGCTTCTTTTAAGACTGCATTTTGTTCTGGAGCTTTCAGTAGTTGAAACTTGCCGGTAGCGCCACCCCATCCCTCACCGTTAAATCTCGGGTTTCCGACGTTGTAAATCGGATTATCCTCTCCAAAGTCAATATCCCCATCACCATCTAAACCACCATGAACCCTACCTAATGCGGTAACAAGAGCTGTATATTTTAGTTCTCGAGCGCGTTTATTATTCGACGGCATATTTATTGCTTGTTGTAGTCCAGCCATAATATATATATAAGATAGATTAAATTAATTTCTTCACTTTAACATTTAGTTCGTTTGTAAAAACTTTAACCAAATCGTCATTTTTGTAATCCTCTAAATATTTAATATCCTTGATTCCTGAAGCCAATAATAAACGCGTACAAATAATACAAGGATAATGTGTAATATAAGCAGTAGCTCCCTCGCAACTGACCCCTCGTTTTGCACAATCACAAATAGCATTTTGTTCCGCGTGGACTGTTGCTTGTTCGTGATTGTTTCGTACAACGGATTTATGTGCCGCACCGGGTAAAAATCCATTATATCCTTGACTAATGATGCGTTTGTCCTTAACTAGGACGCATCCAACTTGAAGGCGATGGCAGGGGGAACGTTCGGCGGTTGCTAAAAGAATCTTCTTGAACATTTGGTCGAAAGTTAATCTACTCCTAGGTTCTTGTGCCATTTGTTATTAATAAAAATTTTAACTTTAAGATTATTATTAAGTAATTAATAAATGCCTATAGTGACATTTAAAATTTCGGATAAACATTTTCAAGGATACGAAGTAACTTTAGATTTGGATTATTTTGAAACTATTGAAGAAATAGTTAATCAAGTTACAAATACATTAAAAACACATTTGGAATTACATAAGTTCGAACAATTATTGGAGAGATTAAAGGAAAAAGATTTCCATATTCACGATGAAACAATGGGTTCAATTCTGCTTAAATCTCAAGATGACATTGTTTGGGTTTGTTCGCATTGCAGAGGGAAGTAAAATTTTCTTGAGCAACATGATACATTCTTCCAGTTGGTTTATCGTCGCTGGGTGGTCGATATAATATATGTTGTGTCCAAGGACTATTCATTACAAACTGATTTATTTTTTTACGCGCATTGATTTCCATCACGGCTTGTACTTTTTTATTGACTGTCTTAACCAATTTGTGATGAGTGAATGTATAATAACCTCTATAGGACCCCCATCCTCCATACTCCTTTTCTTCTATTGCTATTACTTCGTCAATAGTTTTTTTAATGGTTTCTAATTTAACAAACTTATATGCTTTTTTGGGCATTAAGTATACTGATATTAATTTTTTCCTTACCTCATCGGTGGTAGGACCAGTTTCTTCATACCAGGGACCGCTCATATTGTATTTAAATACAAGATCTTATATTTAAATAAATTCAATTTTATCTTTAGAAATTAAAAAATCCACGTTTTCTTCTTTTTCTTTTACGTTTTTTTCGCGTTTTTCGTTTTGATTTACCACGTTTGCTTTTTCTGGTTTTCTTTTTATCTTCTTTTTTACTATCTTTCTCTCCAGGTTTATAATTTAAAAAGTAATATTCCCATTCTTTTCCGCCTTTATGTTTTTTCAACTCCTTATATCTCTTTGTTTTTTCTGCTCTTATTTTTTCTTTAGTATGTTTTTCATCACCATAACAATCTATACTAAATCGTCTAAGAAGACCTTTTTGTTGTAAACGGTGTTTTTGTTGAACTTTAAATAAGTAATGCGACATACATAAAATACGCTGTGGATCATAGTAAGGTCTATTCACATATAAGAAAGCTAAGTAAAAACTAAGCATGGTATCTAATGTAGCAACACGAACTTTATGTCCTCCTTTTGAAATAATATTAAAACTATGACAAGCTAGAGGTTCATAAATAAATGCCACACTTTCTCCGTTAATCTGTACGTCATAATGTGGCGCAATAATTTCTCCAACTCCGTTATGTTTTTTAATTTTAACATTTTTAATTCCTTCGCTTTTAAGTTGTGTTTTAACGATATTAGCAGTAGTTTCCGGGTTCAATGCTAACACATCAAAGTCTGGAATAGGTGGTAGTTTTTTATGTCTGAATTTTTTTATATTTTTGAGATACATTTGATTTGCCATTGCACCGAAAAAAACGACCTTTTGACTCATCAAAGAATCACGTACAATATAAAATACTTTCTTTTCTAAACCCTCTGGTAACTTTTTTTCAGGATCAAACATACGCTGAATTTCCATAAAATCACAGTCTTTACCACGTAAAGGATATGTTTTATTTAAAAGGGTGAGTCGTTTCAAAACTTTTTCCCACCTACCAGCGTCTCCTTGAGGACGAGACAATTCTAAATACATTAACATTCTTAAATAATTAGGGGGACTATAGTGAATTCCTGCTTTTACAATAGATTTTTTGTGGATTTTTTTGTATAATTCTTTTGGCAAAAAGGAGATATCAGCTACAGGGATAAAATTAACAAATACCTTAAATGTACCTGCATGCATGCCTGCTTTTGCTTCTACTTCATTGAATCCGTGTTTGTAAAATATATCAGCTAAATCTTTTGCATCTTTAAGAGGTTCCGGAGAGAAGAAATCATAATCTGGCAATTCAATAGATTTATCGTAGAACTGGTCTTCTTCTGGTAAAATGTTGTTAATTGCTGTACCACCATAACAAACGCGTTGTGTTTTAATGAGAAATTTTTCAACAATAGAAATAATTTCTTGAATTACAGGATTTCCAATCATTTTTTTCCCTGTTTTTTTCTCGATTTTGTCTACTGCGTGGCGAAGAATTGCTAATTCACATTCTTCAAAAGTAAGTCCTTTTTCACACTTCATTATTAATATAATGTGTGAAAAAAATTAAATAGTACTTTGATACATTGGTAAATTTATTTGTTTGGCTGCATATTGGACCTTTGGATTTTGTTTTACAGGTGCAGTTGTAGTAACTATTTTGTATCTTAAATTATCGGGTTTTAACACAAATGCACTTCGTGCTCCATTAAACATGTCTCTATAAAATCTCATATTTGAATCAAAATTAGCATAATTCATACAAACCATTTGACAACCATAAGCAAAATGTAATTGAGCTGGAACATTATCATTTAAAGCACTTAAATCTGGCATAGAAAGTGTCATGTTTTTCTTATTATACTCTTTTAAACCATCCGGGTCGTGTGTATATTGCACATCATAATTTCTATATTCTGATAAAAATGGAGATCCGCTTGACATATTAACCAATTCTTCAAATGGTGTATCTCTAAAATTATTAGTTTCTTGATCACAAATAATAATAACTTTTCCTCTCAAGTTTAATATTGGTTCTCTGGCTAAATTTTTACTATTTCCTTGTGCATCAGGACGACCTTCATGACCATATTCAGGACCGAGCAATCGTGATTGAAATGCATTTTTAATAGCTCTAGTTAATTTCTTATAAAACAATTGAGGTTTGGATTTACTTTTGATTCTAAAATGAATGAATAATGGATCTGTTGGATTTGGTGTTGGTGCTTGAAAAGCATAACTGTTAATAGTACTTAAAATACCGTCTGGACCACTAACTGGAATAGAATTGTATGTTCCTTTAACATTATCTGAGTCCGTTGGTCCAGCACCTACAACAACATCATCATTTACTAAATAAAGTGCAAAATCTAATACTCGTGCCCCTTGATGTATAACTTCTTTTAATGGAACCAGATCTACATAACTATCTTGAAAATCACCAGCACAACAACTGTTATAACTACTAGCAATGTAATAATCTCTTAAATGACCCGTTCCAGCTAGAGGATCCAATTTATAGTTGGCATCAGCTGAATTAATGTTACCAATTACGGATTCTTTATCATTATAAATAGATTCCATTGCGTAATTATCATTGGCTTTTTTATTTAACTGTCGTCGATAGTACCATGCTATTCCTAATAAGATTAACACAATGCCGACCCATAAATATTCAGCTGCCATTCTGCCAATTGCTTTTTGGGCTTTTAATAGAACCTTTTGTGGATTGTTCATAAATTCATTCACTGTATTTTGCATACCTTTTGCTATTGCTTGTGGTGCTGCCATTGATATATATATAAGATAATTTAATATTTTATTTGTAATCCTAAATAGAAATTATAAATCTTTTTCATTGTCTAATAGTTAAAATAATTATATCATAATATTTTAAGATGCCAGGAGGATTATTAAATATTGCCGCATATGGTGCAGAAAATGTAATTTTAACCGGAAATCCAAAAAAAACATTTTTCAATGCGACATATAAAAAATATACGAATTTTGGTTTACAGCGGTTTCGTATTGATTTCGAAGGTCAGCGTACATTAAATTTCAACAGTCAAACAGAAATGATTTTTAAAATTCCCAGATATGCCGAATTATTATGGGATACTTATTTAGTTGTTAATTTACCTGATATTTGGAGCCCTTTATATTGGACAGAAGATATTAGTGGTTGCCAAACACCCTATGAATTTCAGTGGATTAAACAGTTGGGCGCTATGATGATACATGAAATTACAGTTTATTCGGGAGCCAATATCTTATCCAGATATTCCGGAGAATATCTAGAAGCCGCTATTCAACGTGACGATGGTGGAAAAAAAATTCTATGGAATAGAATGATTGGAGCAAATAATCCATATACAAATCCAGCAAAAGCTTTTCAAAACGGAGGATTTTACCCAAATGCTGTTTGGAATAATAGACCGTCAGATGGATTTAGTGGCTCTGATGTTCAACCATCCATTAAAGGTAGACGTTTGTATATACCTTTAGAAGCTTGGTTTACATATGGTGGTGCAAAAACTGCATTACCACTTGTAGCTTTGCAATATCAAGAAATTCATATTAAAATACGTTTTCGTTCTATTAAAGAGTTATATACTATTAGAGATGTACAAAATCCGAATCCCAATAATAAGGGCAGAGGCGCAAGAAAAGCACCTAATCCTGCTAGTGCTATTGATCAATTATATTGGTTTTTGCAACCACCACAAGACCCTTCTGGTGTATTACTTAATCCTACATCTACAGCACAACAACAGAATTTAAATAGATATATAAAAAAAAATAATTGGGATGCAGATATTCATTTAATGTCTTGTTACATTTTTCTAAGTCAAGATGAAAGACGTGTATTTGCTGCCAATAAACATACATATTTAGTACGTGAAACATTTCAACATGATTTTTTAAATACAGCTGGTTCACGGCGAGTAGATATACCTTGTAGAGATATGGTACCTAGTTTCTTATTTCGATTTAGAAGAAGCGATGCTAATGAACGAAATGAATGGTTTAATTATAGTAATTGGCCATATGACGGCGTACAAGCAGTACAACTAGTGGACATGTCTAATAACTGTACTAGTACTCCTGCATTACATTCCTATAATCCATATTGGTTTAAAAAAACAGGACCCTTAATCGATTCGAGTAATTTGAAAGATATATTGTTAGATATGGGTATTTTACTCGGATCAGAATATCGCGAAACTATTTTAGAATCGGGTGTTTATAACTTAGTAGAAAAATGGATTAGAACAGATGGTATAGCCAAAGATGGTTTATATGCTTATAATTTTGCAATTCGAACAAATCGCGATGGATATCAGCCTTCAGGTGCACAAAATATGAATAAATGGCAATATGTTACTTTTGAATTTAATACTATACAACCACCACTAGATCCTGATAATAACAATGTAGAAGTTTTATGTGACCCTTCTGGCGGTATTATTGGTGTAAGAAAAGATACTTGGAGATTAAATAAATGGAATTTTGATCTTCGAGTATGGGAAGAAAGATATAACATGATTGTAATTGAAAACGGTAGTATAGGATTATTAATTGCCCGTTAAGAAATAATACACTTATCACATTTACTACTACGAGCAGGCAAAGAATTAGACTTTAATTTTAAATTAATAGGTGTATATTCACTGGATAAAAGCGTTCCTTTGACTAAAGATTTTTGAATGTTTTGTAACTTAGTTTTCCAAGTGGCGTGTGGTGTTTCATTATCTAATGGAACATCTACTAATACATGTTCATCGTCATATCGACCTCTTACTTTTCTAGATGGAGGCGACAGCCCTGTTTCTATATCATATTTATTATTCATATATTAATAATAAATACTTTAAAATATGTCCCAAATCGAATTATATGGTTTTGGTTTCAAATTTGGATTTCTAGGTCTATAATCTGTTGAATAACCTGTATATGTTCCTTTGGTGAACATAGTAGGAATAGTACTATTAATAGAAGTAGTAGCACTTGGTCTATTATCTTTTGAACTAGAACCGGATGGTCTTGCAGTCATCATACCTGTTGTAGGACATTTTGCGGTTTGTTTTGGATGACATGTTCTGTTAATATCACATCCTTTTAAAGACGATGTTGCACTAGCATTTTGAATTTCATGAACCTTTTTCATTAAGGCCAATTCATCATGCATCGTAGTTTTAACAGAACCGGCAGTATTTTTCATGCAATTTTGAGTAATTGCTGCTAAATGGACCTTCCATAATAATCTTCCCAACACTTCAGCTTCTGAATCCATAATTAAAGGGGTTCTAATTCCTTTTCTAATTGATTCTTCGTTTAAAAATTTTCTACCAGCATGCTCATAATTTGTCTGTGATAAATTTAATTTATCGGTTTTGGCTGGAAACCATTGTCCGTATGTTGAAGTATGCGCTGACTTATTATGAATAGCTAAAACATCACAAGTAGTCGTTGTTGCCGCAGGACTCGAGGGATCTGTATTTGAAGTACCTGCGCCTGTAGCTTGATTATATGCAGCCGCTGTATCACTATCCATTGTGCCATCTGAAGCTGTTGCTGCTTGCGCATTATCTGCTACACCACTTGCTGATGATTTTTGTACAGATTCATTTGTACCAATGTAATTACCGTTTTTATCCCAGTCTCCAGTAATTTTACTTGATCCACAAGGTGAACAGTCTGTATCATATTGGCACCCTTCTCCGGGATCTGTGCATTCGTAAGGGCATGATTTGAAAAAACTACCATCGGTGTCTTTTTGAAGTGATCCACAATTTCCACTTAATTCCTTTGGGGCAGTACAACCGGAAGGACATGATGTGGCGTTTTCTAAACCTTCTCTCCATCTTCTATTTGCAAATCTATAAATTACTATAATAAAATTAACTGCTACAAATAATATCATTAAACTAACAAATAATTTGACAACATTCATAATATATATATATATACCCACAGATAAATTTATATTAAACAAAATGTGCGTTTAATTGCTGGGTAGCTAAAATAAATGTCGTACATTTTGGAATATGTTTAATACATTTTGCGTTAATGTATGTACATGTTGATCTTACGCCCCCTAAATAATCTAAAATTGTATTTTCTAATGGTCCTTTGTAAGGAATTTTAATTTCTCTTCCTTCTGAGGAACGATAATTCGCCATTTTACCATAATGTTTTTTCATTGCGTGTTCACTGCTCATTCCATAAAATAATTTCATTTGTTTCCCATTTTCTTCTATTACTTCGCCTGGATTTTCGTCATGGCCTGCAAACTGACCCCCCATCATTACAAAATCAGCCCCACCACCAAACGCCTTAGACATATCTCCTGGACAGGTAATTCCACCATCACCAATAATAAATCCGTCTAATCCATGGGCCGCATCAGAACATTCTATGATTGCTGATAATTGAGGAACACCAACGCCCGTCTTCATCCGTGTAAGACATGCGCTACCCGGACCAATTCCTATTTTTACTACATCGACTTTTCCATTAATGATTAATTCTTCTACCATTTCTCTAGTTGCTACATTTCCTGCAACAATAATTAAATTTGGAAATGTACTTCTTACTAATTGACAAAACTCTACCATCTTTTTCATATAACCATTTGCGACGTCAATACATAACCATTTAGCTCGTGTAATAGTAAGAATACTTTTTAATTCTTCTAATTTGTCAAAATTAATTCCTGTTGAAATCATGAAATAATCAGGATTTAGCTCTTTATTTTTGAAATCTTTCTCTCCATAAAATTTGTGCAAGCATGTTATCATCTTATGTTTTGATAAGACATCATATACTCCAAATGTTCCAGTAGTATCCATATTGGCTGCAATAATCGGAACCCCTTGCCATACTTGTTTAGAATGTGGAAATTTAAATTCTCTTTCCATATTAACATTTGAACGTGAATTGAGTACAGTACGTTTAGGTCTGATTAAGACATTATTGAAATCAAGTTGTGGAGTATAATCAATCTTCATTATATCAATAGTAAACAATTCGTATTTAATATTTTTGAAAAAGGAATAATTTAATATTATCAGAATGTATATATGACAGACATAAATACAACATTACGAGGAAATCAACAAGAAAAAGAAGATCCAAAAAGTCCCGGTACAATAGCAAAGAAAATATTTAAAGGGTTATTTGCTATTGTTTTAGCAGTAGCTATATGGACACTCAGTTCTTGGCAATTGCCCGTTATTGTAGAAACTGTAAATTGTTTGTATAAAAATCGTTCAGATAAACCTTGTCCCTATCCCAGCAATGAAAATGCTCCACCATACAGTTCTAGAAAAGGAAAGTTCGATATGGATCCATTTCAAGCATTTCTTAATATTGTTATGAGTACAATTAGCGGTGGTTTAATTGGTTTATCTAGAGGCGTTAAATGCTGTCCTCCTGGTGGAAAACTACCAGTTGCTACTGCAGTGCCTGTTATGAAAGGAGGTATGAAAGGTGGTAATGTGGCAAATGAACTAACTAAATTTAATTTACAAATTGGAGATATGGGTTGGAAACCATTTGATATTTATAGTAATAATATAGGTTGGCCTTATGATGAAGTTAAAAAGGATTTCCCATTTGGTTTCAACTACTGGCTAGGTTCTTCACAGATTAAATCATGGTCTATTCCAAGGCAAGTGGCTCAGGGAATTTTCTTATTTTTAGCTAATTTAATGAATCCTGAAATGGGAGAAACTATGTCTTGGGGAATGAAAGGTATCATTACAACATTGTTACCTGTTATCTTTGGCACTATGTTAACCTGGGCATGGTTAGTATCTGTCATTTCCACCATATGGGGTGGATTTTTACAGCATATATTTAAGGGTAATTTTGCAGGAATGACCTGGGGTTTCTTCTGTACTTGGGCTATTATTCTTTTCAATATGTTTATTCAACCATTAGAATTACTTGGTTCATTCTTTATAATTCCTGGATTGCGTGGTGGACGAACATGGGTCAAAGCTAATTGGCGTTCAATGAAAAATGGCGGATATCGCGAAATTGTATTGACCACCGCTTTTATAGCATTTATAGGAGTTGTTCTATCGGCGTTTTATCCATTATTGAGTCAACAAAAATAATTAACTAATTTATTTAATATAATAAATTACTTAATAATTATACAATAGCTTAAAACAATATGGGTAAAAAAAATAGAAAGAAAAAAGGAAAAATTGTTTCTGCTAATGGTAAACCTTTTGTCAGTATTTGTACTCCTACATATAACAGACGCAAATTTATTCCTTTCTTAATTAAATGTTTTAAAGCACAAAATTATCCCCCACAATTGATGGAATGGATTGTTGTTGATGATGGTACTGATCCGGTTGGAGATTTATTTCAAGATGTTAGTGGTGTTAAATATTATTATCAAGAGGAAAAGATGAAATTGGGAAGAAAACGTAATTATATGCATACTTTGGCTAAGGGAGAAATCATTGTTTATATGGATGATGATGATTTTTATCCACCCGATAGAGTTAATCATGTTGTTAATAGATTACGTTCACAACCAAGAGCGCTAGCTTGTGGTAGTAGTGCCATTTATATTTATTTTCAAAAACAAAAAGAAATTTATTTGTTTGGTCCTTATGGTCCAGCCCATGCCACAGCTGGTACATTTGGATTTCGTCGTAGATTATTAAAAGAAACATCGTATGAAGATGATGCCGAAATGGCTGAAGAAAAACATTTCTTAAAAAATTACACTATTCCTTTTGTTCAATTAAATCCTATGAAAAGTATTCTATGTTTCGCACATGATGCTAATACATTTGATAAAAGTCGTTTATTGGAAAATCCAAACCCCGATTATGTTAAGAAAACACGACTGCAATTAAGCAATTTTATTCGTGATAAAGAAATGGCAAAATTTTATACAGAACAATAAAATCTATAAATATAGTATAAATGAAGCTTACAAAATCTATGAAAACGGTTTTATATATTTTGCTAATTGGAATTATTGTTCATATGTTACTAACACCCCATGTTAAAAAGGAAGGATTCAAAGGAAGAAAAGCTTTGTTGTTGTTACATATGGAAGGATGTCCTCATTGTGTTAAACTTATGCCAGAATGGGATAAATTTACGGAAATGAATGATACATCTATTACAACTAAATCGGTTGAAAAAGATGAAGATAAATCTTTAGTTAAAAGATACGGTGTTGAAGGATTTCCTACTATTTTACTAGTAGATTCTAATGGTGATAAAATAAAAACATATAACGGACCAAGAACTGCACAAGGTTTATTAGATTTTTGTCATGAAAATAATTAATTTACAATTGTATATGAATCCAAATATCTATATATCCTATTAATATCTAGTTTGTTAATGCTATAATTTTCATTATCAAATAATTCATAAATTTCTTCAATGGAATTTTTATTTCTAAGATTGATAAAATAAGAAAACATGTCTTTTTTATCCATATTTAATTGATTGCATAAACTTTGTATAAATAGCATGTTGTTATACTCTGTGGAATATTTTGTTAATACTTTAGTAAACCGTACATCCGGTGGATTAAACACCGGAGGATTTTTAAATGTGTCGTGGTAAATTTTATTATTGTAAAAAGTTTTAATTAAAGAACTCATTTCATTAAATATCCAAATTTGTTTTTGAAACGTAATTCTATCAATATAATCAGCAAAGCAAATATTTTCTAAAATCTTCAGATAAAATGGGATACTTTCTTTTTTATCAATATGATTAATAACATCAATAATATTTTCATGAAACAGCAATCCTACACTTGTACGGTCAGTCTCATTCATTATAATTATATGCTCACTAATTGAATAAGCATTATTGAATAATTTTTTTGTGATTACCTTAGTGTCTTCATTATAAGCTTTTGGTTGAAACATATTATGTATTAATTTATTTTTCAGAATACTTTGCTGGTTTGTATAAATATCAAATGTTGATTTTAGTTTTCTTAAATCTCCCTGGATAAATGTAGTAATATTATTCATTAAGCACGTTTCTAATTTCGGCATTAATAATTTAACTACGGTTTCTATTTGTTTTGATGTAGGGGTCTTTAATTCTATAGGAACACATACTTTCATCATTTCTTTAATTTTTTTATCAATGTGATAATTTCCTATACAAATAATAGGAATCATTGTGATATCTTCTTTTTTTTGCTTTTTTGTTTTTTTTGGTCTTATTAATTTGATTAATGAATTAATACCACCTTTATCTCCACTGTTCATTCCATCAATCTCGTCCATAATAATAGCTAGTTTCTTGGTCTTTTTTTTAAACAAACTTAATATATTTGTGTCTGACATATTGTGTTTTGTGATAGTATCAATGACTGTTTTATTACGAAAATCACCTGCATCAAATAATATTATATCATAATCTAACTTTTTCAAAATATCTTTTACAAAATATGTTTTACCTGACCCGGGGCTTCCATAGATATAAATACCACGACGTGTTGTCATTAGATGTTTATTTTTTTCAAATAAATTTAAAATTTCTTTTAATTTATCTTCTGCAGTATCTCGATTTAGAATAGTATTTAAATTTAACTGTTCCATAATATATTTCTACTACTTATTTTTTTAGGTTTTTTTCTACTCAAATACTTCTTATTAATATCAATAATACTTTTAATCTGTGGTTTTTTATATTTAATAGTTAAGTAATTGATGTAACTTAAGTAATCAGGAAACTTCATGTTTTTCCATCGCCATACTTTACTTTTTTCCCATATTAATAATGCATTGTTTATTAACATTCTGAAAATATATGTTCTATTTGTTCTTACCATATCACGTATATAAGTATCATGTTTGGAATACTCTGAAAATGTTATGGTTTTCATTTTCTCATTGTAATAATCAACAAACATTTTTGATGTTAAAACTCCTTTTGTGGAGAGAGGAATGTATAAATATATAATATTTACAAGCTCAATAGGTAATTGTGATATTTTTGATAACAACATTTGATATGATTTATTATTTTTATTAATCTAAAAATAATAACTTTAAATAGATTAGCAATAAGGATTGCCTTGGTTTGCTGTTGCTGATGTAATACCATCCCAGGTAATTCCGCAACCTCTAGCCAATTTACAGTTTTGTACTCTGGAATCCAAATCATTTCCAACAACTGGGGTTAGTCCACTAGCGCAACTTCCTAAACCTAAAGGATTATTGCAATGAATTTTACCGTTTTGAAGATCTACTTTAAAAAAATCAGGACATTTACTAGTTTCTGGTGGAAATTTAGCGGATGTTTGTGCTGATTTAATAAGTACACCAATTACAACTAAAGCAAGAATAAGTAAAACTAACGCTATTATTAATACTATCTTTTGAAAAGCCATTATATAAAATTAGTAGATATTTTTTTCTATATTAAATATAAAATGCAAACAAACGGTCGTGTTGATATATTAAATTATAATCCATATGATAGATTTAGTTTACATGATAAAATACCAACAGGTACTTCTACTGGTTATAGAGATGCACTTACTGGAAATTGGAGCGATAATACTCTATCCAAAGTATTTTTCAGCAAAGAAAACATCCGCATTATTCAAAATGGGCTAAAGGCAGGTGTATACAAATTATCCAATGGTCGCTTTCTTATCGGTGATCAAGATGAAGATACACTTAAAATCATTATGAGAAGTACTTTTTTGCAAAGTGCTATGAATTTACCATCAGATATTACTGGTCAAGTCCAAGCATTAAATAAACTAGTATTAGATTACAGTGTTCCACAAATCTACGGTGAAGCACAAGGATACGTGAAGTATAAAAATGATGTAAGCACACTTGTTGTACCCATTGAAAGACCAACTTCTACATATTCCAATAATACTTTAGACGGTATTTCGAGAACTGGAAAGTGGTTTTAAAAATTGAATTATTTTTTTATGATTAAAAATCATAAATAAACAATATGATTGAAGAAGTATTCAAAAATTATACCATCAAACTTGGGAGAAATCAAGACGAAAATGATGAGCTTGTTAGAAATGCAGAACCAGATGATTATTGGTTACATGTATCAGAACACCCGTCTCCGCACTGTATTATAGTGAATCCTTCTAAAAAAAGAATTCATCAAAAAATTTTAAAACATGCTGCCTATTTAACTAAAAAATATTCTAAATACTCAAATATATCAAAATTAGATATTGATGTCACCCGTATAAAATTTATAGAAACCACCGATAAAAAAGGTTTAGTCACAGTTTCAAATATTATTAAAATTCTTAAAGCATAACAAATTATTTATTTGCATTATATTTCTCCATCTCATCCAAGTAACGTTCTTTGTCTACCAAACTTTTCTCTACATATGGTTTTTTATCATTTTCAGATAAACCCTTCCACATCGCTCCTAATTGCTTGGCAATATCGCCTAGATTTACCTTCTTATTCTTCTTGCCTTTCATTTTCTTCATAAGCTTTGGTCTTGCTGCTTCACAAAAGTAGAGATAAGCAGATGTAGGACGCTTAGGCTTAGCAGGGTCTTTCATAGGTTTAATTTTAAGTGGATCGCCCAAAAGAGTATGGGTTAGTTCCGCAATTTTATCATGCTGTCCCAGTTTAATACAAACGGTAGCAATTAGATTTTTATGAGATTCATACCAAAGGTGGTTTAGAGAAACTGTGTCGTTATGAAATGTAAGATGTGCCATAGTGTTTATATATATATTTGTATTATTCATCTAAGTCAATTTTTTTATTTCTTATTTTTAATAAGTTTCTTTCTAGGCTTACGCATTTTTTTTATTTTAGTTTCACCTGATGCCCTCTTGATTCTGGCATTTCTGTAAATATTATACTGTTGATTCAATTCCAACAACTCTTCATCCCATATTTGTTCAATAGATTTATTTTTCAAAACCTCTAGTTCTGCTTCTTTATTTCCTTTCTCCATTAATAATTTTGCCACATTTTCTTCCTCTACACTATCAATAGGCATAGTTCTCAAATATTTAAACTCCTCGTCACCATCAATAACATCATAATTCTTATTTTTCAATAATTCGATAACCTGTTGTTTCTTTTTCTTTCTCAAAACAAGTGTTGGTGGTTCTACAATTTGTTCTTGTATAAATCTAGCTTTATTTGATAACTTCACCAACTGCTGTGCCAACTTTTCCATTTGATATTCTTTTCTTTTAACATAAAGTTCGTGCCTTACTGTAAAATAAGAGTCCATTATCTCATAAACAGTAGTAAATTTCTTCAATCTCTGCCTAGAATCAAACAGGTTCATATTGGTTGTCGTACGGGTTGTATATAAGCCCAATGCCTTTTCAAGTTGATTACAACCCCAATCCGCTTTCTTGGGCATCAGTTTTCCCATTATACCTGGTACTAGTTTCAATGTAATATCAACTTCTGTGTCTGTACTCATATCTGTATAATTTTTAAGAATTTGCTTTTTCTTAGTTTTTTTATTACTAGAATCATCAATTAAAGATTCTAAGAATTTTTTATAATCATCCGTCCAAACCCCAATAGGTAATTCTGTTATGTGTATTTTATCGACGCCTATAATCTTATAAACACCTTTAATCAAATATTTCTTATAAACCTTACTAGTATCCATTGCATCTTTAATATCAGCAACCTTAGTTACAGTACCTTTAAATCCCTCATAGTAAGGCTCAATTACAGGGGCAGAACCCGTTTTTCCCTTTAACATCCATTTCAAATACTGAATAATTTGCACTGGATTATAACACAATCCTTCATAACTAAAACCTGTGCCAATTCCTTTACCACCATTTACCAACACCATTGGAATAATTGGCGCATAAAAGTCTGGTTCAACAAGAGTACCGTCATCATCCAAATAATTAAGAATTGGTAAATCATCCTGGCGATAAATATATTTTGTGATTGGATTCAACATTGTAAATATATATCTTTCTGAAGCATGATCTTTGCCACCTTGGAGTCGGGTACCAAACTGACCGTTCGGAAGAAGTGTATTAATATTATTACTACCAACGTACTCTTGAGCCATATTAATAATAGCTTCTACCAAACTCTTCTCCCCATGGTGATATGCGGAATGTTCACTTGTGTAACCCGCAAATTGAGCTACTTTAATTTCACTAGTTAGATTTCTTTTAAAAGCAGCAAACAAAATCTTTCTTGTACTAATCTTATTTCCATCCATCATATTCGGGATTGAACGATCACAATCATACTTTGAAAAGTGAATCAATTCATAATTAATGAAATCTTCAAATGATACATTATCATTTTCTGGATTTAATACTGCATCCGGGTCATACTCTCCTAACCAATCTTTTCTATCATCTGCTCGTTTTTTATTAAAAGCCATATCAATCGCATTATCACAATCACCTCCATCGTGTTTAAAGTAAACAAACTTTTTCTCAGCAAAATATTCTTTGAATTCTTTAGCTGTACTTGTACCCAAACCCTTAAAATATTTAATCTTCCAACCCTTTCCATTATTGTTGGCTTGTTTCCACTGTTTGTAATCACTTTCATTATAAAAGCTTCGTTCTTGACTACCTTTCTTTGCCTTGATAATAGGAGTATTCATAAAGCCTAGGAAATTATCTAGTTCAAGCAAATCTTTCCATTGTGAATGAAACAAATTTACACATAAACCTTTAATGTGCGAACCATCCAAATCTTGATCAGTCATAAACATTACATGTCCATAACGCAAGGATTTTTTGGCTATCTCTGGGGTATATTCCTTACCTGTTTCCAGACCAATAATCTTTTTGATATTTGTAATTTCTGCATTATCATTAAGTCTGCTCTGTACGATATCTTTTGTATTCATTAGTTTCCCTTTCAATGGGAAAACGCCAAACTTGTTTCTATCTTCTTTTGAAAGACCTGAAACAATTCCTGCCTTAGCCGAATCTCCCTCGCACAAAATCAAAACACATTGGTCAGATTTATTACCGCCTGCCCAATTTGCATCAATAAGCTTTGGTATATTTCTAATTGTTTTAGATTTACGACCATCTGTCTTCTTTGCCGCCTTATTATCTTTGAGTTCAGTCAAACTAATAGCCGCTTCCATAACACCCATTTTTACTACTTTTTCCACAAACTTAGCACTAATCTCACACCTTGAACCAAATTTACCAGTAGGAGTGTTCATATAATCTTTAGTTTGACTATCAAATGATGGATTTTCAATAACACAATTCACAAACAGCATCAATTGCTCTTTAATCGTTGTGGCTTTTACTTTGATTTTCTTTTTCTTTTCAATGTAAGCTACTATTTTTCTAACTAGTTGATTCAGAATATACTCAACGTGCTTACCACCTTTAGATGTATAAACACCATTTACAAATGATACTTCTGTAAATTCATCTACCGGTGAAAGACATACAGCATATTCCCATCGTTCACTAGCGACTTCATGAACACGTTTTGTTTCAGTCTTAGTACCAATATACATATTAATATACTGTTCAAATGAACGAACAGGAACCATTTGATGATTAAACCTCACCTTTACAGACCGGTTTGTTATAGCTGCAATATCAAATGTTCTCTTTTTAAATAAATCAAACATATCATCCGTAATACCTTTCATGCCAAATCGTTCGTAATCAGGTAAGAATGAAATTTTTACAAATGGCTTCGCCTTAGACGCTTTTGTAATTTTTGGTTTTCCCAAAACATCCAAATTATCTTTGAATTCTTGAACATACTTCTTTTTTCTGATATGGTCCACTGTTTCTATTTTCGCCCATTTTGAATAAATGAATATCAACTTTACTCCAAATCCATTCTTACCTCCTACAATTTTTTTTTCAGATTTTTTATAATTGGTAGATGTCATCAAATGACCAAATATCATCTCAGGAATCCACAACTTATGTTCTGGATGTTGAGCAATATCAATACCATTTCCATCATTCATAAGTGTAATAACACCCGTTTCCTTATCAACAGCGATGTCGATAAGAGTAACAGGCATAATGTCTTTTTGTCCACTTTTGATTTTCTGCTGCAATCTTACATAATGATCTCTACAATTTACAATTGCTTCATCAAATAATTTGTAGAAACCAGGAGTCCAAGTGTAATCATGAAAGGTGATAGATTCACCTTGAAATGACCAATTTTTCACCTGATCAGGTTCAACAGCGCCAATATATGTATCAGGTGCATCTTTGATATGCTCCTTTTGTGTTTTCTTTTGATAAGTAGTGGACAAATCGGTAGCTCCGGAATGACTCATTGTGTATTGTATCTATAATGTGGCCTTTTTAAATTATTTCAATTTTAATTTGAAATAATTAGTATCCGACTAATTCGCATAACCAATCCCACCATCCTTGTATACCTTTTTGCTTTAAAATATTTCTTCTTCTCATCCAAGCTTCATTTAATAAATTTTCTAAAACTTTAACTTCATCTTCTGCATCTCTTAGTTGATCTCTCTTAACTATAAACATTATAATATACATTTATTTTTCTCTAGAAATATTTAGGATAATCTGCGTTCAGTTTTTTTTCTAAGGACAATATATAATGGTAAAAAGACATACTAAAGGAGCTGATGGTAAATACCACATTAACGGAAAAAAATTCGACCAATTGGTCGGTTCCCGCGCACAGGTTTTTCATGGAACAGCATACAAAACCACCTCTTCTGCTGTTAAACCTAAAGGTGACGCTCTTACCCGAGCACATCTTAAGCAGAACAAGCATGGACGTATTGTTTCGGTTGCTAAAAGCAAGAAAGGACCTATGATGTTGAAGAGACTTCACAACAAAGGTTATTTCACCCGTAAAGGACATTTTGGAACTGTTAAGAAATCAGCCAAAGGTCGTCGTTCTCGTCGCCATCCTCACAAGGGGCAGGCATCTCGCACTCGCAAGGGACGCAAAGATTTCATTACACACAAAGGAGACAAGTACTACAATCGTCGTCGCCACCGCCAACGTGGAAAACACGGACGTCGCCCTTACACCAAGAAAGGACGCAGACGCACCGGAGTTAAACGTGTAACTATTCGTGAGAAACGTAGTCGCCGCACAGGTCGTTTCGTGAGAGGAGGTAGATAAATTAAAACTCTGTCCAATACTCTTTCAATAATCTATTATCTTTAATGTATTCCGAAGGAATAATCTTCGAAATGTATTTTTCAAAATATTTCTTACTCACTGTTCTTTTTGATGATGAGGAAGAGTCTAATATTTTTTTACAATAATCCTTGTACAGTTTAAAAATAGATATATCTTCTTCCTGGCAAAAATTATAATCTACCTTTAGTTGATTTATAATATCTTCCATTTCAGCCTGTTTATCCCATAGATTGCATTTTATATCAGTTACATATTTTCCAGTAATAGATGAACCGGCAAAATGCTCTATCAAAAAATGCATTTTCTCCTCATTTATTCCATTTACTTTAGCATTCTTCTCCCGCATCCAACTATAATATAAAGACCATAATTCGCTAATTTCAAATTCATCTACGCCTTCAGATATCGTCTGTTCCCAGAAAGTTTGAAATGTTTTTACATATGTCAATTTGGAACTAGTTATTGTTGTATATATATCCAATGTATCATTATAGTTAATTTTAGTACTTAATCTGTGTTTTAATTGTTTAATTTGCACAGGCATAATTGGTAATTTACAATCACTGATAAAACTTTTCCATAAATAATACATTTCAACCCATTTTATCTCTCCAGAATCATTAGAAGGTTCTAACCATTCATCTACAAATTTGCTAATCAAATCTTCAGCAGTTACTACAGACATGTAAGTAATGGATTGAATTGCTTCGCTGTTTTGACAATGATTTTGTATGTAGTTATTAGCGTTTTGAAACTGGCATGAATAATGGCTAGCTACGGCTATTAAATCTAAAATATGACTTTTTAAAAATCCATTCCAACATGATCTTATTTTAACGGAATCATTAAAACTAAGTATTCTGCATTTTTTAAAATCTTGGTTATAATATTTAAATTTGATACTTGATATAGGATTACATTGTGAATCAATCATACATTGAATATGATCTTGTAAACATGTTAAAAAATCTTTACTTTCTAAACGAGTAAAATGAGTAATATTAGCTGATTTTTTGAAAATATTATCACCCAACACAGTTAAAAAATATTTAGCTTCCGATTTGGAACGAAACAAAATAGGCGTTAAATGCTGTATTACATATTGAATAGTAATAGATTCTGGAATACTTTGTGTTAGTGGTCTTTCTTTGATTTGTTTGATAACTAGATTTTTAATTTTATGTTTCCAAGGTATTAATTCGTCTTTTGTTGAAATATCGGAAAGTAAGATATGCCAAATAGCATCTTCATTTATTATTGAATACTTCTCTCCATTATAGAAAATAAAAAGGTCTGATTGATGGATATAAAAATATTGTTTTTCCGGATTATTTAAAAATGTATCTATGTAAAGTTTACTTTGTTTTTCCAAGTTTTGTTTGCGATTAATTCTATTTACAAAAAGTTCTAGTGCATGAGGAAATTGTTTATTCAAATATTCTTCCATTTTTTCTAATACTTCTGGTTGTTCTTTGTACTTTTCATATAGTTCCGATAAACTTTTGGACATGTTTTGTAAACTCATATAATACACAATAATTATATAAGTTTAAGTTGATAATTTTAACCAATTATGGTTTACCATTTGTTGTAATGTCATTCGCTTTGATGGAGAATAATAAAAAGCTTTGTTAAAAAAATCCTTTAGATCATCATTAAAATTAAGTTCATCCATTAAAATAGTATGTCTGACTTTTGGAAAAAGATATTTCCTTCTAATTTTTGTTTCCAAATTATCTGTATGTTTAGACAATTTACTAACACCGAATGGATATTGTAAAGTCAATGCTGTCCAAAGACATACTGCAACACTCCATACGTCAGAATTTCTATGATAATAATTTAACCATATTTCAGGAGCCATATATGATTTAGTGCCTACATAAGTTGATAATGTTTTTAAAGCATTTGTTTTAGGATATGAATGTGCGCTTTCAAAGTCAATTAATATTACCTTATTCTCATCTTTATTGAATATATAATTTTCAAATTTAATGTCTAAATGGCATAAATTTTTTCTTCTCAATTCTATCAAACAATCTAGCATTTTTTTTATAAAAATTTTAATTTCTTTTATACTTATCTTATCAATATCTTTAAATATGTAGGTAAATAAGTCAACGCCTGGTATAAATGAATAGTAAATATTACAACATGTTTCATCCTCATAAAAATCAGAAAATTCAGGAAAGAAAAAAGGCGAATTTAATTGTTGTAGAATATTTGCCTCTCTTTTTGCACGCACTCTTTTTGTAATTTTTATTTTTTTACAAGTAACTTCTTTTTGCAAGATTGTATCATACATTTTATATGTACCTCTACTGATTTTTGATTCTTCAACCAACTTTTCTTTGTTAATATAGCGATGCTGAGGTATATGCATTGTTAATTCATATGATGTATCTAGAACCTCAACTTGACGACAACATTTATTGCCCATATATATTTAATAATATTGAAATTTATTTATTTAGTTTATAAAGACACATAAGGATTTAAAGATTCGCGTTAAAAAATTAGTATATGACCGAAAGTAATGTTCTAGAAATAAAGACAGTTCAAATTGCTCCATTTCGGACACTTATGACTGCGTTAAAGGATATATTATTAGAAACTAATATTGTATTTAAGCCTGATGGTATTAGGATTGTTAATATGGATAAATCACATACTATTTTAGCACATTTATTTTTGGATGCAGAAAAATTTGAACATTTTTATTGTAAATATCCAAAAATTGTTATTGGAGTAAATATGTTCCACTTATTCAAACTCATTAATACGATTGATAATGATGATACATTAACTATTTATATTGAAGAGAAGGAATACAGTGAAGGTGTAGTTGATAATTTAGGATTAAAATTTGAAAATGGCGATATTAAGCAATGTAAAATTCAGAAACTTAAGTTAATTGAACCTGAACAAGAAGAGTTGCAAGTACCAGATGTTCCTTTTTCGTCTATCATCACGCTTCCATCCACTGACTTTCAGAAGATTATTCGAGATTTATCGAATATTTCAGAGAGACTAGAGATTAAATCAGTTGGGAATGAGTTGATTTTCAAATGCGAAGGACCTTTTGCAACGGCAGAAATTAGACGATCAGAATCAGACGGTAACATGGAATTTTTACAGAAACAAAGCGCGTCCCATGTTATTCAAGGCGAATTCTCGCTTAAAAATCTTGGTTATTTTATCAAATGTACCAATTTGTGTAATACGATTGAGATGTATTTAGAGAATGATTTGCCTCTTATTGTGAAGTACTCTGTTGCTTCACTCGGAGAGATTAAGTTGTGTTTAGCAGCGCTTCCTTCTTGCTAATTTTTATCTATCTATATATATATAATGGCAGCACTTTCTCACGATGCACTACCTGGAGTACGGGAAGTTGAAAATCCAGAAGAGCCCTTTCCCGCAACAAAAGAACAAGTAGAAAGATTAATAGCTCAAAAAACAGAAGAAAGAGCTCGAATTTGCGCTACATTAGACCGAGAAATAGAGACAATGAAAAGGTCTTTGAAAGGTATTAAAACTGTCAATCCTGTCGCTCATGCTGTAGATAAGACATCTGAAATACAATTGCTGAGAGAACACTTTGAAAGAAGAAAGAATGATAAAGCAGCGGAGGAGAGAGCGCGCGAAACGCCGGCTGAAAAGCGAGCACGCGAAAGTGCGGCATGGCACGCCAGTTATTATGGTGGGAGACGAACACGTCGTAAATCACAAAGTAGAAAAAAGCTTAGTAAAACAAGAAGAAAAAGAAAGAATAGAAAAACCAAAAAGAGAAGAAGAAAATCGTGTAAAAGATGCAAAAAGAAAAGGAGAGAATAATAATTTTGCTGGGAATATTAAATTGTGTTTAGCAGCTCTTCCTTCTTGCTAATTCTTATCTATCTATATATATATAATGACATCAATAGTTACACAACAACCACCAACCCAAAATAAAAATAAACAGCAAAAGATAGCCGAGAAAATTAATGAAGCATTGGCCAAGAGCGATTTTGAAATTGCCAAAGCTGCTTATGAAAAATGTCTTGAAGATTGTAAAAACTCAGAAGACTATCGACAAATTATAAAGGGTCCTCCTAAGAAGGTGATGATGATGAACCCAAGAAGACGGAGGGAGAAGAACAGGGCCAGAATGATATCATATAAAAAAGCAAAAATAAATTATGAAAATTGTGTGCGCCAGTGTAATAATGATTGGTATTTGGCTGTTATTGGATTAATAGGCCAAAAAAATCAAAATGTAAATGAAGATGTTCTGAGAAAAATATTGGAAATGCTAAAAGAGAAAGATAAAAAAAGGTCAAAAAATAAAATGGGAGGAAGAAAAACGCGCCGAAAAAAAGGCACTAAGAGAGGAAAAAAATCGCGCAAACGAAGCAAGCGACGCAAAAGCAAAAAGCGAAATTAATAATTAAAGATTTGAATTCTTAATTATTAAATGAAAAAAATACTTCCTGATGATGTTGCTAGTTATATTAACATGACTTGTGACAATGAAGAAAGAAAAAAGAGGGTAATTTATGAGAATGAATTGTTTATTTGTGTTAAAGATATCAAACATGTAGACGAAAAAGATTATCATTATACGGCTTGGTGCAAAAAAGATATAAGGTCTTTGCTTGATTTGGAGAGAAAGCATCTTAAATACATTAAAAATCTTAAAAAAGTCATGTATCAGAAATACCAATTAACAGATGAAAATACAGAAAATTTCATACATTTTCCTCCCTCTTATTGGCGTCTTCATATACATTTTGTACCAAGACCACATATATCACCAGTATATCACCAGCTTTATTTTATAAATGATATAATTAATTTGTTAGAAACCGATGAAGATACTTACAGAACTTATGTTGTGATAGATAAAGCGAAGTTATAATGATTATTTGGAGAGATTGATGGCTAAATATGAGGTAAGCAGACCTATACCACAAACTGCTATTACGATGAAAGTAGCGAAATAAAAGCATTTTCTATTAAAACACGTATCATTGACTTCATTTTGTCCCTGTGTACTATAGAAAGGAATGCCAAATGTTTCTGTCCAACTTAATTCTTGTTTTTTATCAAAATCCCAACATCCATGTTTTACTACTGGATGTGTATTTTCATGTTTTAAGATATCCATTGTATCTTCAAATATATTTCCTGATGTATCGTATCTTTGTTTCATTTTCTTCATATAATTAATATATCTAGTTTTACTTTTTTTATCTAGGGCACCAAATGGGTCTGTAATCAATGTTGTCAAAGTATTTTTGTATTCTGGTTTTGGTAAATGTTCATAACAACATGAAGAACAGTTTCGTTGTCTAAGATTATCCGCATATGCCATTTCATCAGAAAATAACTGGTCTATAATACTAAATGCCGAACGCAATAACAATATTTTTTCAAATCCATAACTTTTTTCAAAATATTCTTGATCTATTAATTGTCGCAGTTTGATAACTTTCTGGTCCGTAATAGCTACCCCATCATCAAGTAAAAGATTATGTTTGCATTTTAAAAATTTAATTTGATTGATTCGATCTCTGATAAACGTAATATAATATTTTCTGAGCCCTTCTATTTTTTTGATAACAGAAAAAATATTAATATTATAAGCTATTTTGTATCTATAACGAATAGTTCTTGGTACGATAAATTGGTTTGTTTCTTTTATTTCTTTAATTTTTGTTTCTATTTCATCTAATCGTTTTTTAATAACCGCACTTACTTCTATAAGTTGCTGTTTTTCTCTTTCTTTTACGGTTCCTTTTTTATCGAATCCTGTCATATCGGTAAACAAAAGTAAAGAACCAGAAGCAAATTCGCAAATTGATTGTAATTTGTCGTATTGATGGGCGGATATTTTATGAGCTTCTGATTGAGCATCTAACTTTAAATAACTAACTACTGCTAGAAGAAATGAGATTCCAGCATTTAATGATGCTAGAAAGACACCACCCCATGTTTCAGCACTGTTGAATGCACCAGAACACACAGAAGCCAATGTTGATAGAAAAATAGAAGGAAACATTAGAAAATTAAGTTGTTTTTGACAATGTGATTCACTTTCCATATAAATAATTTTTTGACCTTTAACATAACTTGCAAGAATGTCCATAGCTGATGAAAAATATTCATTATAACTATGATATATCTCTCCAAGTTCTTCCTCCACTTCCTGAAAACTTACCTTTTCTGGATTGTATCTAAACCGTCCTAGTTTATCTATCGGTTGATTTTCTTCTTCCGTTTTTAATTTCTTATATTTTTTTAACGCATTTAACATAGTTTTATGTTTTCGCATTTGTTTTTTACCATAACTTTTTTTTAAAGAATGTTTTTTTGGAAAAATACCCATAAGTCTCGTTTCATTTGACGATTCATCGTCACTACCAGTGTTATCACTAACATCTATACATGTCGATTCTTCTAAAGATTTAGCATTTAAATCACTTGTGTCTATTTGACAAATTTCACTAATTTCAATATTTACCCCACTTGCATCAGTCATAATATAAAAACAACTTTTATATTATATTAGTTTTTACGAAATTCTCTTAGTATCCACGTCTGCACTAATTAAATATATAGAATTTTCGGTGATAATGATATATTCTGATTCTACTTTGTATATTTTAGCAATAGGACTAGTATACTCGTCCTCACTCTTAACCAACAGTTTTTCTCCTGATTCTCTAACACCAATCAATACCTCTTTATCTAATGATCCTGTCCAATAATCAAACATTATAGGTTTGTCTTCTACAATTGCTAACTTCGATGCATGTTGCATTGTAGTTCCATGTGGAAGTCTATAATTACTTTGTTCTTGAGATGAAGTGGCCGTACTTTCCTCTGACATTATAACTTAAAGGTTACTATAATCTTTAAATACTTATTTTATGCAAAAATAAATAATTAGGTTTTTTGCTTGAATTTAAAATACAAATTTAATTTATATGAGCGATAAATTAATTATTAGCAATGTGGAGAATTATAACAAAACATTTGAATTTCCAGAAACAAAAACATACGTATCAAGATATGTTGAATTAATTAATGAATACATGTTGTATGTAGTAGAAAATCTGATAATACAGGATGATACTTATTTGTTATTTCTAATTCGAAGAGGTGTTGAAACGATAATGCATTGTTTTAAGTTTTTACTAATGTACACTAAAAATCTGGAATTAACTATTTATCAATGTAAAAAAGCGCTGTATTATTATATTGAATTTATAGGTCAAATAAGCGATGTATCATTACATCATTCTTATTTACAGTTGAATTCAAAAGACGCCACATTATTTGTTTATAAGAAAACAATATACGATATTAATAATGTATATAGAAAAAACTTTGCTTTAGATAATAAAGAGCAACAATTTTTGAACAGTATATCTAATATTATGATGTTATTTAATGCAACACTATTTCATTTGTTACAAAAAGAACGATTGAAATATGAGAAAAAGGAAAGTATTATACATTTTGCAGTAGACAAATCTGCTTCAATAATTGATAAGCTATTTAATAGTGGTAATTGTATTTTGATTGATAGTAAAACTGAATTATGTTTGTTTGTTTTCCAAAATTTTCAAACATACGATGTTGATACAATTAAATATAGTAATATTTGCGAAATTTTTGTTAAAAAACTACGAAAATATTCAAATGAAGAAACATTATTAGATATTAAAACTAGAATTAAAGAAAAAATTAATGATAATAAATCAATCAAGAATTTAAGTGAAATGTCGCCATTAAGATATATTAATTGGCTTTTACATCCATTATAATTATTTTTTTTCGTACCTTCTTTTTCTTGTCTTGTTTTTTGCTAACATAAGGCATTGATATACGAAAATCAATGTAATCGGTTAGTAAAATGTTTGTTAAGAAGTCATATACTTTGGTAAGAATAAATACGTCACAGTGCCCTACAATTAATACACTTCCAGTTCGGAAGATCATAAAAGATATCTCTAAACATTGATTTTCCCCTTTACCTGATCCTTTCTTATCGCATCGTTGTTTGCACAGACAAATTCCATTTTGTGTTTTCTTTTCTGTATTATAATAAAATTTTACTTGAATTCCTGGATACGAACATGGGTCATAATTGACATGTAATTTATATTTATACTTTAACAGTTGAGATAGCTTGTTTCTATCTATATAGTAATTACAAGTAAAGTTTGAATTAATCAATACAGTATCAATATTGTTTTTATTATAACACAAATCATCCCCACATACCGGTTGTAATAATTCAACCAGTTTGTTTAAAGCCAAATGTAGAAAATCGTCAGATTGTATTCCCGGTATTTCTAATTTTCCGGTATTGAAAACCTTTATATGTACTTCTTTATAAACACTATTGAATTTAATACGCAGAATTACTACGAAACAATTATAAAATGCTCCTTTGGTTTTTGTTCTGTAACTAATTAAATCTTTTTTTGCTATTCCCATATTAATTTTACGTACATCTTTATACTTAAGTTTCCTAGCAGTTGGATTATCAATAAATTTAATGATATCCACTATTATCATTTCTGAGTTTTTAATTTTTTCATTTAATACATTGCTTTCCTCCTTTGATTCGCAGCTAATTTTAATTTGTTTTTTTATAATACCGGACTGCATGGTCTGATAGTTTAATACCGGTAGTTTCCAAAAAATATCTCTCAAATTTATTGTCTTATTTAAATAACCAATTTTTGTTTGTGTAGATATGTAAATAGGTGTTACTTTAGGAATAAAAGCCGTAGCTGTTTCTTTTATTTCATCTTTTGATTCTTGTAGTGTGTCATCTTTTAGGAAATTTTCCCATTCTTGATCCGCGCTTAGCATTATTGTTGTTAAATTTTTCTCTTTAAGTTATTCTCCAATCAATTTATTTTCTAGTATTAAATAAATGGAACGAAAGAGTACTTTTGCTAAGAGGCAACTTAAACGTGGTAATCCTAAGAAGGAAGTTGATGTATTAGATAATATTCTTAAAGAATACTGTCTAAAAAGAAATCAGTTTCATCCTGCACAACCATCTCCTAATTTATTTTGTAACAGATTAGAGCTTAGAATGAAAGCATATTATGAAAATTTAAAAAGCTCTTTTAAATTATAAATTGCATAAGGTATTAAATAATTAGGATTTGATATTTCACTGTGTATGATAAATTTAAATTTGGAAATCCACTCTGATCCAAGAGCATAATCTTTTGTTTTTATCAGATAATTTATAAATTCATGTAGTAAATCAACTTTATCTATATTATATTTGACACTTATTGTGTGAATATAATTTATTATTGTTTTCTCATCTTCATCCTTCATTTTCTCGATTAAGTTTTCCCATAATTCAGAGGTAATATGAGTATATTCTGTTGAACTTGCAAATTGTTTGTGATTTGCCTGAATATAATTTATCATACTACGAATGTCTGATTTAAAGGATTTCTGAATTGAGCTTAATTGATTATTGGAAATATTTAATTTTTCTTGCATTATAATTTGCTTTAAAAACTTTGAAATATCATTTGAAGGAAGTTGACAAAACCGTAATCGAATAAACTCATTTTGTAAAGCAGTATCTATTCTACTTATATAATTACAAATTAGGCAAAATCTAATATTGTTGGAGTATTTTTGAATCAAATATCTTAATGCCTGTTGAGCATTTTTTGTCATGTAATCCACCTCATCTAAAATTACGAATTTTAACCCATTTCCAAATAAAGTTTTAGTATGTACGAATTGGTGTATTTGATTGCGGATTATTTCAATACCCCTATCATCTGATGCATTTAAATGTATTTTATACCCTTTATTTTGTTGATTATATTTTTTTTGATATGCATCTATTAAATTTATTATAGTTGTTGTTTTACCTGTACCAGGAGGACCATAAAATAGTAAATTTGGAAAGTAATTCTTTTCTAAAATATTATTCAATATTTGTTTATTTGTTACATCCAATACGACATCCTGTAATGAATTCGGTCTATATTTTTCAACCCATGGAGAAAACTCATTCATATAATTATATTATTATAGAAAATATTTAATATAAGAAATAAATAAATTGATATAGTAAATGGCTAAAAGCATTAAACCAATAATCATGAATCAACCAGACGCTTATCTCAAAGTTATTATCGGTCCCATGTGGTCTGGTAAGAGTACTGAAGTTATTAATATTTACAAATATAACCGTATTGCACAAATCAACACATTAGTCGTTAACTTTGCTGAAGATAAGCGATATCATGAAACAAAACTGTCAACACATGATAAAATAATGATTCCGTGCAAACGATTTGTAAAATTAGCACATTTGCTCGATGATAAAGAACTACATAATTACAAATGTATTGTTATAGATGAAGCTCAATTCTTCGATGATTTGGTAGATGCCGTAGCCATTTTGTTACAAATGAAAAAATTTGTTTATGTATGTGGGCTTGATGGTGATTTTCAAATGAAAAAATTTGGCCATATTCTAGATGTTATACCCATGGCCGATGAAGTCATTAAAAAACAAGCCTTATGCGCTATCTGTCGAAACGGGAAAAAAGCAAGTTTCACAAAAAGGTTAACCAATGAATCGTCACAAAAATTAATAGGCAATTCAAATTATATTCCTGTTTGTAGAGAATGTCATAAAAGATAGTTCTGTACATTAAACATTATATAAAAACAACTTAAATTCAATTACTTTTTTTGTGTATAAAATGCCTCCTAAAAAACGTGGACGTAAACCTAAAAAAACTAAAACAACTGCAGAGTCTGAGCCTAAAAAAGTTCATAAAAAACGTGGGCGTAAACCTAAAGGTGGGAAAATTATTAAAAAAGTTAATGAAAAAATTAACAAAGATGACATTAAAAAACCCAACATAATTCTACAATTGAAATGTTCAAGTAAAGATTTAGAAACCCATAATGAAAATATTTTTGCTGAGTCAAAGACACAAGAACAAATAGCTTCATATAATCTTCAAAACACCAAACAAACAAATATAAAATTTGAACAATACAATAATATTACGTATAATCCAACAGCAAACAAAATACCTTCTGAAAATCAAGCAAATACCGATAATACTGATATAAAAGAAATTTGGGAAAAATTACGGATTTTGAAATTGAAACTTCATCTTAACGAAGTATCTGATAAACGTTCACATTGCTTTTGGTGTACATGTCATTTTGACAATCCTCCAATTTATATTCCAAAACAAGAAAGAAATAATATTATTGAAGTGTATGGGTGTTTTTGTAGTCCTGAATGCGCAGTGGCTTATCTTAAAAATGAAGCTATCGATTGTTCGGTATTATGGGAAAGATACGCATTATTAAACAATATTTATAGTAAGATCTATAATTATGAAAAAAATATTAAACCTGCACCCAATCCATACTATACTTTGGATAAATATTACGGTAATCTTAGTATTCAAGAATATAGGAAACTATTAAGTAAAGATAGATTACTATTAGTTGTAGATAAACCATTGACTAAAATTTTGCCAGAACTATATGAGGAAAATAATGAACTTCCAAATATATTTGATGATATATTATCTAGTACAACACATAAACAACCACAATACAGACTCAAAAGAAAACAAATTGGTAATAGTAAATTAACTAGTTTATCCAGCAATTTTGGTTTGAATCATTAGATCTTGAAACTTGTTAGATCTGATGATTATTTGTCTTTCTGCAATCCTTCCTCTTGTACTTTGACCTTTTGAGCTTCTTCCTGTTGTTGCTGTAAATAAGCTATATATGCCTCGCGTTTCTTTTCCATTTGTTCTTTTTGTTTTTTTCTCCAGAGTGCATGACGATTTACACCATCCATAAAATTCCTAATCTCTCCATAAATCATTTGATTCTTTGTAGTTTTAACATCTTCTTTGTTTTGTTCCTGAAAATTAGGATTCATGTATTCTTTAATCACATGTAAATAATTATTGTTCCATTGTACTAGCTTTATTGCTGCAGTTTCTTCGTCATAGTCAGTTTGCCTCATAATCAGTTCAATTAATGCCTTTTTTCTTTCTTCTATTTTTTGTTTCATTGCTTCTTCTCTCTTGCGTTGCAATTCACCACTGGCGTCTTTCACCTCAACTAAATCACTTTCGTTTTCCGGTTCACTCATATGTATTAAAATATAACATTTTTCTAAATTATATTAAACACTTTATTTAATATTATGACAAAATGGAAGAGAACCAAAATGAAAAACTTAACATCAGTGATACTGTTGCCGAAATTACTACTGTAATATCTAAACATTTGACTAAAGTAATTGAACAGGTTTCTAGTAAAAATAATGACGCTTCTCAAAATATGGAAATTCTTAATCAACTTCCTATTGTTAAAAAATTAAAATTGGAGACTGAGAGATTACAGCAAGAGTTACGAACTTTACAAGAAAAATATAAGTCAGCACTAGAAGAACTAGTGCAATTTAAAAGCAATGATAAAATAACTATGGAAATAACAGAACTTGGCACAACAACAAATAATTCTGTTTCTATGGAAGAAATTGTATCATCTATGCAAAACAAAGAAAGCTCCTCCCCATCTTTAGGTCTTTGGGGTATTGGTGATAGTGAAAGTGATTGTGATGATGCGCAACCGATTTCTTCTAATAGTTTGTTACAAATCACTAAGAATTCTGAAAGTGAAAAATTGCGTAAGGAGTCTAAGAATCAGGACGTATCTCCTGAGGATGAAAGACTTGCTATTGATAATTGGGTAAATTTTCATGAAAATACAAGTAATGTAGATTGTACTAAATCAGATAATGATATATTAATTGATATTATGAATTCTAGTGCAGGCATTAAAGGTTGGGCATTTAAAAAGGCTGGTAAAAAACAAACAACCCTTACTTTAAATTCATTTACAGTACTTGATGACAATAGTGAAAGCGAAGAAGAAGTATCCGAGGATGAAGATGAGGATGAGGATGAAGAGGATGAAGATGAGGATGAGGATGAGGATGAGGATAACAAGGAGTTCTCAGAATCTAATTGCACAAAAATAGACACTAGCGCAGAAAACAATCAATTAAATAAGGAAGAAGAAGCGCCTATATATCTTACCGGTGCTTTAATAGCTCAAAAAAATAAGACAGATATTATAGATGACGGTAATAGCAGTGAAAACGAGAATGACGAGGAAGAGGAAGACGATGATGAGGAGGTAGAAGTAGAAGAATTGGTAATTGATGGAAAAACTTATTATACTGATGATTCCAAAAATGGCTCATTATTTGAATATCTAGAAGATGGAGAGATTGGAGATATTGTTGGTCATTTAGAGAATGGTTCAGTTTTTTTTTAACTATATAATATAAATGGTCCTTAGACAAATATGTCCCCCCGCATTAATATATTTAATTTTTTCAATTACTCAGGTTTCTATTGACACTGTACAAGGAGCTTATAATACAGCATTAGTTAAAATATGGGTTGCATTTGTATTTACTGTGTTGTTAAATTACCTATGTTTAAATGGGTTAGATGTTGTTTCATGGTTAATTGTTTTTATTCCATTTATTCTAATGACAGTGATTGTTAGTATGTTATTAGTTATGTTCGGCCTTGATCCTTCCACGGGGAAATTAGCTATTGCTTATGATAAAAACAAACCACCACCAAGACCCGACGCAAGAGCGTTGGCGAGACAAAGAAGAAAGAAACGTCATAGAATCGATAGATTTACTGCTGAAGAATATGCTAAATGGCGTAAATATAATGAATCTGGACAAATTAACACTGGATATGACCAGTCAAATATATCAAAAGATCAAAAACAAGTATTGGATGATGTGGTAGCTACAAGGGCCGGATTGTCGTGCGATCCCCTTCATTCTAATTGTGAAAAAACTAATTAGTTATGTAAACAATTTAAAATAATAATAAATTACATAACTAATAATGTTTAGTGATTTATTTAATTATTTTGTAATTCCTACATTCATTTCTATTGGCGCCTTTGGTGTATATTATTTATTAAATCCTGAAAATGGATCCACTATTTTAAAAAATGTAGCATGGGAAAGTGTAAAACTTTATTCAAAAGCCAGTATTTATTTTGAAAATTTAGCGCAAACTTCGGAAATTACCGACGATAGCGATTTTGAAAATGATGATTTCGATGAAATTAAACCATTATTATCATACTATAATTACGAGAAAGATTTAGAAGTTCAAATGGGATACGATTATAATAATTTGCCCCAAGAATGGTGGGAAGATAGTGAAACAAATATTGATTTAATTATTCTTAAAAAAGATACAAAAGATTCAAAAACCATGTTTAAAACCTTTACAAATTATAAAAAACTAAATAGTTCTGACAAACAAAATTGGGAAACAGTAGAAAAACAATTTGTACAAGTTGAATTAGTGCAAGATGGGGTGTGCATTGATATTCATAAACATTTAGATTGCTTTTACATTAAAGGAAATACATTATTTACTCCTGCATTTTTGAATTGGTATTTAAAAACAATTTTGATACTTGGATGTACTGAAGATACTTATACACTTAAGATATTTGATAAAGACGTTAATCTATTTACTTTGACACCACAGCAATATATATTGATTACGGATGATGGATATAAAATTAAAAATATTGATGAAGAATCGGACAATGAAGAATCGGAAAGTGAAGAATCGGACAATGACGAAGCAGATGATGATAAAGCAAACACATCTGAATACGAGGGAGCACAGGATGATTAATTTAATTAAAAACAAATATAAAAAATTGATGTAATATATGACTATAATGGATTCTTCAGGCACTATGGAAACCACTGCTACTTCTCAAGAAATGACACACCCTTTATATGATAAATGGGTTCTCTGGGCGCATTTACCACATGATACAGACTGGTCGCTAAAGAGTTATAAGAAAATTATGACCGTAACTGGTATTGAGGAGATGGTTGCATTGTATGCGGTTATCCCTGAAAAGCTAGTTAAAAATTGTATGTTGTTCTTGATGCGGGATGGAATTAAGCCAATGTGGGAAGATCCAAAAAACAGCAAAGGTGGCTGCTTTTCATTTAAGGTAACTAATAAAGTTGTACCGCAAGTATGGAAGAAACTTAGTTATATTACAGTTGGCGAAACCTTAACTAACGATACGCGTTTATTGAAACTAATTAACGGAATTACTATTTCACCTAAAAAGTCATTTTGTATTGTCAAAATTTGGTTGAGAAATTGTTCCATGCAAAATCCTACTCAACTTACAAGCATTCCAGGTTTGAGCGTTCATGGATGTTTGTTCAAACGCCATAAACCAGAATTTTAGATGTATATATATATTTTAGCAGTAATATATATATATATATATATATGTCAAGTATTGAAAAAATTTTAGGAGAAATTCGAGATAGAGCGAATGTTTTAAGAGAACACATTGATAGAGGAAGATATGATGGACTCCAACCTCGGTTTCAGGCTAAAATGGAGGAATTTATGAATGAGGGCACAAATGCCATTCGTAAATTTTACAAAAATAAACATGGAATGCTGTATAAAATTAAGAGTAAAAACGACGAGAAACGCGATATAATGAGGTTATATGAAATTGTTAAATCACATGAACATGACTTAACAAATCGTGTTAATTTATTAAACTATTATTCGCGTCAAAATATTCAGGATCCTAATAAGTGTAAAAATATGTCACAAGAAAAATGTAGCCGAGGTGAAAATATTAGGAATTGTTTGTGGGTTCCTGGTTCCGATGAATATGGAGAATGGACTCCGGATCCATGGAATCAAAGAAAACCAGGGGGCAAACTTCCTGAATATGTTGGTACAAATTTGCACCAAAGGCCGCGAGGATGTTATCCTGTTAAACAAAATACAGACTTCGACAATGCGGGGAGAATGGGGACTTCGGCATCAGTAGATAGAGGGAGGGAAATCCTTAGTACGCTCCCAGTAGCACAAAAAAAACAACCAACACCATCTCAAAAAGCCGAAGATGCGATTACAGTAAAACCATTAACAGAAGAACAACGACAAAAAAGACAACAAAGAATAGAAGCTAATAGAAAACAATATGAAGATATGCTGACCAAAATAAAAGCCAAACCTCCATCCAATGGAGGACGAAAAACAATAAAACACAAAAGAAGGAAACGAAAAACGAAAAGACGCCGTAGAATGAGAAAAACCAGAAAGCGTAGAAAAAGAAAAACCCGCAAGCGTCGAAAAAGATAAGTTAAAAAATTGAATGACTAAAATTTAATTTTTTAACAAAAACCTTAAACTATGACACAACAAATAGCGTACCATAGTGTAAATACCTTAATTATTTATTGGTGTTTACTATATTTTGCCTTCATAATACTCTATAAAATCTTTTCTAGTTGTTCACGTTGTTCTTCAGTAATAGAAGTAGGATAATTGATCTTAAAACAAATTAATAAATTACCAACTAAAGGAGAAGCTGGATGAGGCCTAGTTCTCTTCATACCCATATTTGGAACTTCCTTAACAAACGAAGGTGTTACTACTTTACCCGTTTTATTATTAATAGTATATGTTTTACCCGATAAATGTTTAAAATCAAACTGGAAACCTACCAAAGCTTCCTTTAATGTTATTTCTTTTGTTAATAGCAAATCTAAACCATCCCTAGTAAACTCCGTGTTATTTATTACCTTAATAAACAATTTCACATCTCCAATATTATTCTCACTCAACATATTACCTCTGTTTCTTAGAATAATAATTTCATTATCATCAATTCCAGGTTTTATTTCAACATAAATTGTTTCTTGTTCTATTTTTTTAATATTGTCTTCCATTACCCATTTTTCTATTTTTAGCGGATGGTTTACACCAGAATATGCTTGCTCTAATGTTATTTCGATTGATTTGACAATTGGAGCTGGTTTATTCATACCCGGCATGTTTACTGGTCTACCATTATGAAAAATACGCACCTGTGGCATACCCATTCCACCCATTCCACCCATTGCCCCAAAAGGAAAAGGCATTCCACTACCTCCGAACATCATATTAAAGATATCTTCAGGATTGCCAGGCATACTTTCTCCCATTGCACCAAAAAGAGGATTATTCTGTTGCATATCATACATTTTTCGTTTCTCTGGAGATCCTAGAGTTTGATAAGCTTCATTTATCTTTTTAAATTCACTAGCATCTCCTCCTCGATCCGGGTGATGTTTTAATGATAATTTTCTGTATGCTTTTTTAATATCATCAGGATTACTATTCGATTGTACACCAAGAATTTTATAATAGTCTTCCATTTCTATAATCTTTTAATATAAACTTAAATAGTTATTAACGAATTATAATAAGATGAACTTACCGTTTTTAAAAAAATATCAACCGAAAAAATATGATGAATTTGTCATTGATGAAGCATATATTCAATTACTTAAAACATTAATTGATATGAACAATTTGAATATCCTTTTAATCGGTAATTCAGGAACTGGAAAAACATCCTTGATTGAAGCTACTATACGCGAGTATTATCAACTAGACAAAATCCCTAAAAATAACGTACTTTATATCAATAGTTTACAAGAACAAGGTATATCATATTATAGAAATGAAGTTAAAACGTTTTGTCAAACATCATCTGGAATTCATGGAAAAAAAAAGTTTATTATTTTAGATGACATCGACGTTATAAATGAACAAAGTCAACAAGTCTTCCGAAATTGTATTGATAAATACAGTCATAAAGTTCATTTTTTAGCATCATGCTCTAATATACAGAAAACGATTGAAAGTATTCAATCAAGATGCACACTTATTAATTTAAAGCAAAACCAAACACAACTGTTAAAAAAAATCATTACACGTATTAAAACAGCAGAAAATCTTAATATTACAAAACAAGCAGAATCATTTATAATGAATATTTGTAATAACTCAATTCGCTTATTAATTAATTATCTGGAAAAATTTAGTTTATTAAATGAAAAAATTACCCTAGATATAGCCAAAAAAATTTGCACTAATATTAGTTTTTATGATTTTGAAAGATATACCAATGCATGGTATGTAGATAAATCACTGAAAAAATCCGTTGAGATTATGTATGATATTTATGATAAAGGATATTCCGTCATGGATATTTTAGATAGTTATTTTCAGTTCATTAAAATATGCAATATTATTGATGAAACGAATAAATACAAAATTATACATCATATTTGTCAATATATCTCTTATTTTCATACCTTGCATGAACACGAAATAGAATTGGTTTTCTTTACAAACGAACTAATTCGTACTGTAAATAGTAATTAAAATATTTGTGCATTATATATGTCTAGCCAAATTTTTAAAGACGAGCCGCCTCAAAAAATATTATTTGATTTTTTAGAGGCTGTATGTGTAAGAACAAATAATAAATATGTATTTTCCAAAGCAAATTTTAAAAAAGCACAAATGGAAGATAAAATTCGCCCTTTTTGCGAATCTTTAAAGGCATATTACTATAATTCAAAGCTTTTTTATATCACACGAAATATGAATTATAAAAATTTTATCACTATTATTCGTCAACTATGTAAGTACCATCATATTGCATTTACATCTGTAATGAAATATAATAAATCTAAGTATGAAATTATTTATTCAATATTTATTCCTGAGAAAGCAACAAATGCTTAGCCACTATCGTATCACAATTACGTAATTGTTGTTGTGATAACCTAGCAAACCACTCATATTTTGTTCGTCTTAATACTTCATCGCCAGGAATATATATAGCATGTAGATTTGGAGAGAATTTAATATAACTATTTCCCATAAGTCTATCAATATTTACTTCTCTGCCATCAGCATCTTCAACGCCAAATACTTTTCCGCAAATGACATTTAATTTATTATTTGAATGTTGTTTATATAACCAACGATTAGCTTGTCCCAAAAAATCACTTTCGCTAGTATAATCCGTACTTGCTAAAGCCTCTAAATAATTACAAAAATTAGCCATAACCTGACTATTTTTCTTGCAACCTAATATTTTAGTGGTAGGAAACATTGAAGACAAATCGGCTGTTACACCACGATTGATCATATTAACACTAAAACAACAACTCGTGCTTAATGCATTGTCATATAATGATTTTAAATCCTTGGTTACGATAGTAGAATTTGGTAATAATAAACCTCCAAAATCACGTAATAATTTTGCCAACGCAAGCATTCTAATATGTGCTTTTACTGGATTAGCCATTTTGTCCATATCTATATTCCAACCCTTGATCAATTTATCAAATGAATAATCGTCAATTAAGACTATGTTAAAAGATTTTGAACAATGTTTAACAATTGTTTCAACGCACGATACCTTATAAGGTTGATTTAATAACTTAGTATTTCTAGAACCAAAACTTGGCCAATATCTATGATTTATAGGATGAGATGTATGAATCCATAAAATAGGTTTACTTCCCAAACCAGACCCTCCGTTCAATAAAAATTTACGAACCAAGTCATATTTCTCCAATTCTTCATCGGGTACATACTTCAATTTGTATTTTTCATATAAATAACCAATTACCGTTAAAACTATGAAAAGTGTGAAATAACGAAACATTATATATATATAGTCAACTTAAATATTTTTACCACTATTGCTTTAATCTTTGTAAATTTGACCACCATTTTTTATTGTTCTTTTCTATTTCTTCATCTCGCTTTAAGATTTTAAATGCACGTCTCGCATGTAATACGTTTTCATTTTTATCTCTTTCTGCTAAATATTGTCGTGACTGTTGCAAGGACGGAGGTGCTGTATTTTGAGAATCCCTATGTTGTTTGTACATTTCAAGACTGGAAAATTTTTCCTTTTTCTCATAGTCTTCTCTTGTAACAGGCACGACAGTTTCTGTATGTGCTTTTTTAAAATCTTCATACGACAATTTACTAAATAATCCTGATGAATAACTCTCTACTTTGTCTCTTACTAGATTATAACCACCACCACCCTCCGTATCTTGAACTCCGTTATATTTTACTAAAGCTTTGCATTCTGTTTTCTTTTTTTCAAAAACACGTCCAAATTCACTTAATGATACCTTCTCATTATTTTCAGACACCTCGTTTTCCTTTATCCATTTTCCATATCCACTATCATTCTCATCATCATTTACTTTTGCCTTTTCAAACTGTTCATTAAACCATTTATTAAATTCCTTTATGCTTTTACCATTTAATGAATGCAATAAAACAGCCTTATCTTCACTTATATCTGTTTCTTTTGCATTATAAACTACATCATATGCGCACTTTTTCTTTCTATTTCTAAAGTTAAATATATTTTCTACTATCTTATATGCTTTCATGTAAAAACGAAAATACTCCCCATCCAAACCTGATTTATCAGGGTGCAACTTTAATGCCATTCTATATGCTCTTTTCAAATCAGCCTCTACAAAATTATATTGTAATCTAAATAAATTCAATATATCTTCTAATTCATAATTTTCTATATCTAAATCAACTTCACTCATATAAAAAATTATGATAAATTATTCCTTCTAAGATGACGCTCTTGCCAACGTTTTCTTAAAAAATGACGTAATATTTTCACTGTCACCCCCTATTACGCTGTCCATTGGTGCACCATGTATAAAACTATACATTGTAGGTATAGAACGGATCTTTAATGCACTTGAAATATCTTTACCCTTATCCATATCCACGATTACCATTGAAAAATTATCAGGCATTTTACTATACAATTCGTTTACCAAAGGTGTAGAACGTTTGCAAGGTCCACACCATGTCGCCGTAAATTTTACAATTACTACAGAGTGTGTTCTTAAAAAATTAGAAAGTTCATCTCTTGTAGTTAAAGACACTACTTCTCCTGGCATTTAAATTACCATATAAATTAATTTTTAACTTTGTTTTTAAAAAGCCTTTTTAATTCTGTTAAATCAATATGGGGTAAATCTACATGACTTTCCCAAAAATATTTACAAAATGCCCAGAATATCTTACAATTAGTAGGATAATTTTCACCCTTCTCTTTTAATAATGTTTCATGAAAGTCACTTGGTAGTAATTTTAAACTAGGTCTTGGTAAAACATAAGCCAATTGTATTTCCGGTAATATTGGCTTGGAATCATTTTTTTCAATCATCGTTGTTTCCCATGATGGAATGTATTTTAATAAATCTTTCCATAAAGGAGGATAATTATAATGATAACACCAATCCCAACTAACACAACCAGTAGAGTAATATTTCATAGTCCACTCTAATCCTTCTAAATAATTCATACAAATCTTTCTTCTCCAATAATTATTAATATCAATACCAAATAAAATCTTATAATATCTAACTTCCCAACCAGTACTAAATGGATCTATAAACAATTCTATATCTCTCTGTTTTGTTGGTACGTTATCCAACTTATTCATTTTTTCATCCAATGTTTCCGATGGATAATTTCGACGTGACCATTTTGCACGCAAATTATATTCTTTTACCAAATTTTGGTATTCTGCTTCCGCCAAATATTCTACGAGTTTTTTAACATTGTGCCAAAAAATAGTTTTACCATTTGTTAAATTATTATTGGTTTTACGAAATAAATTCTTATATGCTGCCAAAATAATATGAATCCCACCAGTTCTAATGTTTAACGAAGGAAAATGCGGCATAAAATCATTTCCTAGGAAAAAACATAGCAAAATGTAGTCATATAATCTATTACTTTCCTGTGTTTTAGATACAACTGACATGCCTGTCATATCAAGTCGAATCATTTGAGCTAACTTTGGAATATCTAAAAAATACGCTTCTCCTGGTTCTAATTCACTATTCAATGATTTAATAAATTCAGGTGTTTCCCTATACAAATAAATTTGCTTTGAAATTGGCAAATGATTTAATGCTAACATAATTAAATCAGCATCTAAACCATATACCATAGAAACTTCCTTGCTATGAGTCGCTCTATGGTCTCTTATAAAACTAAATATCTTATGTTCTCCTTCTCCTGGTTCATTACTAGTTGACACAATAAATTTATGTATACCATACTGCTTTTCCTTATTTTTATAATAAAAATTTGTATAACTTGCTAACTTACTCATAAAATTTGTACCGGGAGTGATAGCCGTCTTATCCCACTTTTTCGGTTGTGTTTCAAATTTATTTTTAAGCATTTCCAACAAATATGATTTATATCTTCTATTTCTTTGTTGTTCCAATTTTGCAACTGGAGCAACCCCATCAAATGCTATAAGTACATTATTTGAGGGCTGAATAATTGAAATATATTCATCGATTTTTCGACACACCGCTTCAATCAATAATCGCTCAAATTCTTCATCATTGTCCTTATAATTTTTATCTAATGCACGCAAACAATCATACACTATTGAGTTGCTGTCTAAATAAAAATTGTCTATATTTTTATTCAGCTTATGAATTTTTCTTACAATCTTTCCATGATTCTTAACAATGAATGAAAAGTAACTCGGTATTCCCATATTACATATAGATTGTAATAACTATTTAAATTCTATTTGATATTAATTTCTCAAATGTTATTTATTTCGCCACCATTCGGTAACTATATCTCTTTACCATATACAAAATCTATTAAAGGTAGTTATACCTTAGAACCTAGAACTGGTTTGTTTTCTCAAATACTAAAAACGTTTCGTTATTCCTTCAAATATAATGGATGGGTAAACAAAATAGGTTTGCGTAATAAAGGACTAGCATATGGTATTACACATTATAATCCACAACGTGATATTTTAAGTATTGCCATTTTAAATCAACATGAAATACCCAAAATTATTGACATGCTTCCAGAAACTACAAATATAGAATTAAATATTAGTTGTCCAAACGTGAATAAATCACTAGCACATAATGGGTTATCTGAATTTATTAATTCTAAACGAGATTGGTGCATTATAAAATTATCACCAACAACAGATATGAAATTAGTTCATAATTATTACAAACAAGGATTTCGTCAATTTCATTGTTCAAATACTATACCAATAAAAGAAGGTGGATTAAGTGGAACAGCTATTGTACCTTATACTTCAACATTAATTTCTCTAATCAAAAATAATTATTCTGATGTTGAAATTATTAGTGGAGGCGGAATTTATGACTGGGAGCAATTAAACGATTATAAAAAAATAGGCGCTGACCATTTTAGCATCTCAACTATATTTTTAAAACCTATAAATTTATCCATGTTTTTTTATTATTTTTATGTTAATTTATGAGAAATCAATATTTTTAGGAATTGAATTTAATCTTTGAAAATAAAATCGTTATATTATTTAGCAATATCTTATGAAAAACGAAAAAATTAAGCCCTCAGCCGCGCAATCTTTAAAAAAATTCGATAAATTGGATTTTTGTCGAAAAAAGATTGACACTTTTCAAGACATGATTACCAATACTATTTTAGCTGTACAACAGTACAAAGTGAAAGATATTATTGGTGCTAGCGAATTAAATGTATGTATACAAGGACTAGAAAGTTTATATGAAGAGTTAAATACTATAAAGACAATGGTAAACAACGAAAAACACTTAGATTTTGATGATATTATTACTCGTCTGCAAAAAATCAATAATGAACTTTCTAGTATCTTTCGAAATTTTGGCACTTTACATATTAGCGATTTAATTACAGTTGCATTTGCAAGTGACTTCATTCAGAAAACAATTACAGATGAAAACAGAGCCAAATATGAAATTATTAAAAAATACGTACATCCTATCAGTTATAAAGCTATGACTTGGAAAGAGAAAGATGGTGCTAATAAAAAAAAACTTGCTAAGAATAGAATCGTTGAAGATTTTATGATTGTTGAAAGTGCTAAAAACTTTGAATGCTTTGATTTAGCTCGTACTAGTAGAAAATTCAATACAAAGGTATATGGTATCAAGGTGGCCATTAAAAATAGCGCAGAAAAGAAAACACTTATTATTTCAGGATTAGTTGATGATATGATTGTCAGTTGTAGTAATTATGAGTTTATTAAAGATAAAATAGCATCATTATATGATGAAAAACCAAAAGATCCGGAATTTATGACTTCTGATTTTGACCGTTTTATAAATACTCTAACTATTAAAGAATTGCTAATATATGGTAATGAAGAATTATATCAACGATTCGTTGGATATTTAACACAAGTAAATCTTATCAAACAAAAACCAATATCACAAAATGTAAAAGAGTTTATTAGTTGTGAGCTTTACGGCCAACGTCGTACACTTATACAGTTATTAATGAAAAATAGTGATCCTGAATTTCAATATTTAGCTTATCTTTTGTATGATTTATTAACGAATGATGGAAATGGAAATGGTCCAGATACCATTGAGCAAACTATTTTATTTGATAGTTTACCATGGAATATTAAAAAGTTTTTCCGTGACGCTATGAAAACCACGTTAAAATATACAAAGGATTTATCTAATTTTGATAGTAGCAAAATTCCAATTGAACAACAAATTTGTTTATTAAAAGCATCGGATAATGTTAAAGAAAAAGCAATGGTAAAATTAAAAGAAGTAAAAGCAAAATCAGAGGATTCTGGCTCTAAAGCTAGACAATATTTAGATGGTTTATTAAAAATTCCATTTGGTATTTACCGAAATGAACCCATGTTATCCATCATGAAGAACATTAAAAGCGACTTTAATAACATTGCCAGTATCATCGAAAAAGAAAACTCTAATTATTTATCTACAAAGAAAAATTATACATGTATAGAAATTAATAAGCACATCACGAATATACATAAAAATTTCCTTCCAAAACTACAATCAAAACAAGTGAAGAAATTAATAGATTTATTTTGTAAAGGCAAACGAGACACTTTGGTAGCGAATATCTGTTATATTAATGGTATTATTAAAAAACATAATCTTAAAACTGCCAAATTATGTCATTCCGGGAAAAAAAATTCTTACATGAAAGAAAATATGAAACAATTCCTCATTGCTTCAAAAACCGATGCCGTCATTTTTACTGAAATGCAAAAACGATTTCCTAGCGAGTTTCAAATGAATATAGAAAAAAATATTGGTACACATATTAAATCTATCAATACCAAATGGGAAGATATTAATACTAATATGACACGAATCAATGATGTATTGGACACCGCAATACACGGTCATAAAACAGCAAAGCGTCAACTTAAACGTATTATTGGCCAATGGATGAATGGTGAACAAACCGGTTATTGCTTCGGTTTTGAAGGTCCGCCAGGAGTAGGAAAAACTTCATTGGCCAAAAAAGGTCTTGCGCATTGTTTGCTAAACGAAAATAACAAAACACATAGACCTTTTGCTTTTATACCAATCGGTGGTTCCTCCAATGGTAGTACGTTGTCTGGTCATAATTATACATATGTAGGTTCGACATGGGGACGCATAGTAGATATTTTGATGGAGAAAAAATGCATGAATCCAATCATATTTATTGATGAATTAGATAAAGTAAGTCGTTCTGAACATGGTAAAGAAATTATAGGTATTTTAACACATTTGGTGGATTCTACTCAAAATGAATCCTTTCAAGATAAATATTTCAACGGTGTAGACTTAGATTTAAGTAAGGCACTTTTTATTTTTTCTTATAATGACCCAAATTCCATTGATCGTATTTTGTTAGATAGAATTCATCGAATAAAGTTTGATCATTTATCTTTGGAAGATAAACTAGTTATCGCAAATAATTATTTACTACCAGAAATCTATAAAAATGTTGGTTTATCTGATATTATTAAATTAGATGATGACGTATTAACATTCATTATTGATTCATATACATATGAACCTGGAGTGAGAAAACTCAAGGAAATTTTATTCGAAATTATTAGTGAAATTAATTTATCTATTCTACAAAATAAAGACAATGAAATTACTATTCCAATTGTTGTTACAAAAGAGGCAGTTAAAAATCATTATTTAAAAGAAAGAAATGAAGTACGACATACCAAAATTCCTGATGAATCGCAAATTGGAGTAATGAATGGGTTATGGGCAAATGCTTTAGGGAAAGGAGGTATAATACCTATCGAGTGTTATAAGTTTCCTGCACAAAATTTCATGGATCTTAGATTAACTGGATTACAAGGGGAAGTTATGAAAGAATCAATGAATGTTGCTAAAACTCTTGCCTGGAAATTAACTTCTCACGCAAATAAAACTAAATTCTTAGGCTCTACCAAAAAAACACAAATGCAAGGAATACATGTACATTGTCCAGAAGGCGCTACCCCAAAAGATGGTCCCTCAGCAGGAACCGCTATCACTATTGCTATTTATAGTATGTTAAATCATAAGAAAATCAAAAATACTATTGCGATTACTGGCGAAATTACATTACAGGGTAAAGTTACTGCTATTGGTGGATTAACCTTGAAAATTCTTGGAGGCATTCGAGCCGGTGTGACCGAATTTATTTTCCCAAAAGAAAATGATAAGGCATTCAATAAGTTTTTGGAAAAATACGGAGATAAAGATATTGTTAAAAATATAATCTTTCATCCTGTAAGTAATATTAATGAGGTTTTGGATTTAGTATTTGTATAAAAAAAATGTAGAATAATTATATATGGCGCTTCTTAAGTTTAACCCAATGGCATATATTAAATATTTTTCTTTAAATGCACCCATGATCATCGCGGCATTTATGGTAATGGCTTCTGCTTTTAATAAAGATATTAAAGGTTTGGTTTTTATGAGCGGAGCAATGATAATCATGTTTATGGGACAATTTTTATCGTCTTCTTTGGGTCGGAAAGTACCTAAAAATGCAGATTTAGCCGCATGTAATCTCTTTTCTTCTTCTGGTTGGGGGTTTGAATATAGTGCACCAGGACCAAATGCCTTGTTTTTAGCTTTCACTGCTAGTTACTTGATATTCGGCATGGCCGCTCATAATAACTTTAACTGGGCTTTATTAGGTATGTTATTAGTAATTCTAGTGGTCAACGCATTCTTTCGAGTTAAATTATTAAATTGTGGTATGCCCATAGATATCTTATTAGGCTGGGGATTTGGTATCATTTGGGGTGTCGTATGGTATGGATTAATGCGAGCCATTGAATCACAACATGACGGGAATTTAAGTTTAACATATTTTAATGATACAAGTGGGGCTAATAGATGCAAAATTACAAATAAAAAATTTAGATGTAGAAAACTTTGAATCTATTGAAAAAACTGCCAGTGCTGCTGCATCCACTTTTGAACAGATTTCGCAATCCCTTTTCTTTTTCCTAAAGTAGATATTCTACCAGACATTATCGAACCGTATTTAGCTGGATAACCATGTATAAAATTTATATATGCTACGTCCATTCTAGAAGTTTCATATGTTTTTAGAATGTCTCTTGTAGCAGGAACCTTATATGTACGGATATTAACTTTGTTATGAAAAGCAAATAACATATCAATTAAATCATCTTTGGTTTTAACATTTTTTTCCACTCGTGACATAAAACGTGTTGCGTGAATTGTACAATCTGGACAGGGCAAACATCCGCAAATCATTTTAAGAATCTGTAAACATTGTGCCCTATTTTGTTCAAAAAAGGTTGTATTTATTTTGGCAGCGAATGTATGAAAAAAAATCCAAGTAGGGTTTGACCATCGTGCGATACCAGACATTATATATAATAGATATAAAGAGTTTTTGTTATATTTACCACAAATATAACAAATGAATCAAGTTATAAATCAAAATTTTAATACCCAATTAATGCAATTATTAGAAGATGATGATGATGAAGATGTTTGTTTAATTGATGGTTTACCTCTTGATAATAAATGCATTGAATTAGTTTGTAAACATAAATTTAATTATTTAAGCTTACTTCAAGAAGTTAAAATTCAGAGAAAATATAATAATTTAGAAGTACAAAAATTAAATAGTTATCAAATTAAATGTCCCTATTGTCGTAAAGTACATAATGGCGTCTTACCTTATGAGCAAGATTTATTGTCTACAAAACTAAAAGGAGTTAATTGGCCACCATCTAAGGTTCTTAAAACCAAAAAATGTACCGCTATCATAAAATCTGGAAAAAGAAAGGGTGAGCCATGTGATAAATGGTGTGTTGGTTCATTATGTCCAAGACATGCAAAATTAGCAGAAAAAGCTAAGATGAATGTTAATAAAAAAATCTCAAAAGTACCTTATAAATCGTGTATTTCTATACTGAAATCTGGAAAAAGAAAAGGTGAAATGTGTGGATGTAAATGTAAAAAAAATGAAAATATGTGTGGAAGACATATTTCTAAAAAAAAAGTATTAAATACGATTATATCTATATAAATAAATGGATAAGGAAGTTTTGATCAAAAATATTAAAGATTGGATACATTTAGACGAAGAAATAAAAGAATTACAACGACAAATCAAGGAAAAACGCAATGAAAAAAAACAAAACACCGAAACATTAGTTAAAATCATGAGGGAAAACGAAATCGATTGCTTTGATTTAGATTCGAATGGTGGAAAACTAATTTACACAAAGCAAAAAGTCAAAAAATCTTTATCTAAAAAACATCTAATGAAGTGTCTTATGCAGTACTTTAAAGAAGACTCTCTACAAGCAAAAGAAGTTAGTAATTTTATCTTGAATAATAGGGAAGAGAAAATAAAAGAAAATATTAGAAGAAAAATTAAAAAATAAATATTAGTTACAGTATATATATGAATCCTTCATCTATATACAAAAAACACATCAAAAATAAAATTTCAGCATCTAAGAGTACTAAATCTACTATTCAAGTAAAAGACATTTCTAAAATGACACCAATACCTACCGCTATTAAATTAAAAACACCTGAAAGAGTTAAAACAGAAAACGATTGCTCTGAATTTAATTATCCAATTCTTGATGTTGTTAATACAAACTTCAAATATATATCTAATACATATTCAAATATCGCTATTTGTCCATATTTTATTACAACGTGCAGAAATCGTTACGGTGTGTATAAACCATATATACAATATTTATTATATAAATATCCTGATCAAAATAAAAAAGTTAAAAATCTATTAGTATTTCCATTTGTTAAAACAACATCCTCTGCTCCTGTTGAAAAAACAGCAAATAAATTACTTAAAAAAATCATTGATATCAAAATAAAACCAACAGGATTTCTACAAAGCGGTAGTACCGTCTACGTCTTTTATAATTTATCTTCAGTTGATGAGTATTCTGCTATTCCTAGAGCAGAACAACAATGGTTAAAGTTGATTAAAAAATCCAATGATTTATGGTGGGTATTAATGGACGAGATTTGTAATCATAAAAAAACGCTGAATTTTCCCATTCACAAATCCGTAACTTCTTTGTTTTATAGAAACCCTATTCTTATTTATCTCAGACAAAATTCCAAAAATATAGATTTGCCTATTGTAGGCTATTATGGAAATTATTATAAATTTTTACCAATTATAGCATCATTGGGTCAAAAACCCACAACATGGCCCAATCTAGAGTTCGGACCATTTTTCTACTTTACTAATTACACTGGTGCATTTAGATATGCTGGTTGGACTAAAAACTACAAACAACGAAAAGTATACGGAAAAGAAATTGCTGATGAAAATGGCAAAATTATCAAAGGTGGTATTATTCGATTCGCATTATTTATGGAAAAAACAAAAGTATTATTAGATACCAAAACCAGTAAAGTTGATAAATATATTCATAATAGCAGTTGGCAAAAACATTATAATAGTTTATATTTGGGAAGAGTTCCTAGAATTAATGGTAGTGTTTGGCATATGAATCCACGATATGTAGTACATGAATTCGAACAACAATTACCTTTATCTATTCATTTAGTAGATATGAAGAGTTTGAAAGACACATGGGACCCAGTATATACTGGATATCAGATTGAATAAATTTATATATATTTTATATATATATGAATCAAATCTTCTTTTTTGGATTACTTATTGTAGGATTTGTTATTATTAATGTAATTTTTAGTTTAATTCCATATATGGTTCCCAGAGCACCTCCTATTCTGATTCAATTTCAATTATTCTTTAATATTATGTTATTTTTCGCTATTGTTTTACCCAGAGTGGTAGGTCAGTTTAAGATTCTTTTTAAATAAGAATTTAAAATTGATTTTAAAAATGTATAAAAATAAAGTAGTATACTCTCTACACCATGGAAAAACGTCTCAACCGAAAAATCAATACACATTCGCAGTCTTTTAAAAATGATATTAAAAATAAAATGAAGCATTTAGGTCTATTAGACAAAACTCAAGGTAAAGAATTACTACAATATATATATGATTATTCTATTATAGAAATTACAAAAATGGATCTTCAAAAGCGAAAACGCGTCAAAAATAGTGTACCCTTCTGCGAAAGATGCTGCGCTCTTAGGGCTAATAACGAACAGTGTACCAGGCGAAAAAAAGCAGGGGAAAAATTTTGCGGTACACATATTAAAGGCACACCTCATGGCGAAATTACCGCTGGAGAACAAGTTGTCGATACTACTAAGAAGATAGAAGTATGGGCTCAAGATATAAAAGGTATTATATACTTTATTGATAAAACTGGAAATGTATATGACCCCCAAGATATTCATCAAAATCTTAAAAATCCATCAATTATAGCAAAATGGACAAAAGATGAAGCAGGAAACTATACTATACCCAACATCTTCTAAATTAATTTGATTTATCCTCTTCATCCTTCTTCTTCGGAATTGCATCTTCTGGTACAAAATTTTTAATACATGTTTTTACAAATTGTAATGTTGGTTTACAATCATATACTGTTCCTACATAGACACCAGCACCAAATCCACATAAAAATTGCCACATTATATATACATGTTCCATAAAAAAATTGAAATAATTTTTTATAAAATAGTTATTAGTATATTCCAATAACTATTACTTGTGCTTTCAACAAATCAAACAATTATGACGACTACTATCACAAACCCTACTATGTGTACCTGGTGTAAATGCTGGATGCATCGTGGAGAGAAATGCTGGAATCTCAGAGCCGGGAAATTTAATGAACATATTCATAAACTCCTCACCTCTATATGCAACAAGCATGCCGACAGCATGGGCCCAGGCCTAAAACTTCACTTGCTTAGCTTTATTATCACGCCGCCTACTTGGAACTTCCAAGCCTACTGTACCGACTGCGGTCTTTTCGATATTAAATTTTCAAGATCCGGTCGAACCATTGTTGCCCCCATGCGACTTCAAGATGAAACCTTCGTGTCTGGTAGCGGTTTCTCCGGGTGTGACCACTACGACGGCGGCTATGACCGTGGCGTGGTAACAGATGGCAAGCATGACTGGGAGTCCAATGCTAACCTCACTGGCTTCATCGTAGATGATAATGAACCAATCGATAACGCCATGCGTTGTAAACGAGAAATCTCCGAAAGCGATGAGGATGAATGGTCTGGTAGTGATTCCGACGAGGAAGAATTTGACTCTGACATGGATTGGGACTAATCATTCAACGCAATAAATCCAAACGCAATAGCCGATGCTGTAAAAAGATGCCACCACGCGTGCAACTGGTAAGGTTCTAACATACTTCCACGACTTGTTTTACAGAATTGGTCAGCAAGCCAACATATTAACCCGCTTATAAAACTAATAAAATATAAAAGTATCCACTTTTTATTTTTAATATTTATTTTTCGTCTTGCATACTTTGCTATCAGTAACTGTAAACCAGCAAATGTTAGAAAGAATACTATAAAATACCTACTAAATAAACAATAACTAATTAACATAGGGTATAATAAATACTTAGATGTACGTGGTCTCAATTCTTTTAATGTATAAAAACTCATAGTTAACATAGCCATTTCATCTCCCATTTGTGCCCAATGACGCAATGTTGCATGTAATAACCCTGCTCCTATACCCACACCACATAAAAGTTGCCCAATAAATTTCAATCTAGTTTGCATTATTAATAGACCAACCACAATATAACATAACGACGAAATAGTATTATGATATTCTGCTATCCAATAATATCTTTCATACTTATTTTCACAGAAACTAACAGACGCATCAGGTACTCCCCAATAATAATTTATCTCAGACATTATTGTGTAATATTACCCTGTCTCTAAATGTATTTATTAAATCTTGAACCCATGCTTTCAATGAAGTAAAAAGTCACAGCGATTGATTATAAATTATATTATTATAATGTAAAATGGTCAATGCAACTGCTTATGGTATTCTTATCTTTTATGGACTTTTAGCAATAATTGGCGCTACTATTGGTAATCATTTCTGCAAAAAAAATGGATTTTCTGATGGTTATGTAGTTGGAACGGTATTATCTTTAGTTTTGTGGTTTACTGTTGGTCGGAAAATGGCTGGGGTTTAAGGGGTTGGAGCCCCACATATAGCAAGACAAGGACCATATGCTGCCGCTATTTCGCATTCCAAAGAACAAGCTAGGACAAGTTGTGGTGCAATTAGAGGAGCACATGTTACGATACACCCAGCCGCTGTAGTAGTAATACAAGCCGCACAGGCCCAGGGGCCCGCGTAGGTTGTTTGTACCATAGTTAGTATTAGGATAACAATGATGAGTCGAGTTAATTGCATTGTATTAGAGGTTTGTAGTTTCATTTTATTTAATAACTTATATGGCGTTCAATTTTTATATATATAGCGTAGTTTGTACAGTAGTTTGTACAGTAGCTTTTACTATATTAAATTATTTTTAACTTTTACACTTTCAGAAAAAATCGAAAAAATTGAAAATTTTTTTCTTAAGTACAATTACCAATAACAAACATCATGCCGAAATTCCCTAACCCTATAGCTATCCCGACCTCAACGGTCCTAGCCAAAAGCCCAGAGGAAATCAAACCAATACTACTACAACATGGCGTCGCCGTAATAGCGCTTACTGATGTAGCAGTCGTCGATAAAATATTAGCACTAGATAGCACTAAGTTCTACCGTACTGCCAACGCCGTATTCAACGCGGAAAATCAAGTACAAGAACCTACCCTATCAGAAAAGCTACGACCTGAAACCCTAGTACAACGCAAGGCACCCTCCGCCGCTAGTGGCTTCATACACCAGTACGGTACGCCTATTCATACCTTAATTCAAAGTAGTCCGCTACTGCGAGATAGTATGAATGCCCTCTACGATAAGGAACGCGCTATCTACGCTCCGAATAGACTACGCCATACTAGGAAATTCAAATTTAACGACGATACACTACACATCGAAGGGCTAAACCTATTCGAAGCCGACGAAGAGGCTAAAACTGCTAGTCTAATACCAGGCGAAGTAGCTACCATCGTAGGCCTAGCAGGGCAACGCCGATTCGTATTCTGGGACATGAATGACGCCGATATCTGGCCCCTATACGAATACTGCCTTAAAAAAAAGACTACATGGGGAGTAGGCTGCCAGCTACCGCCAGCCTGGATGCACGAGCACTACCCGGGGCGCCGAAGAATGGTCACCGTGGACTGCAATGAACATCCAATGCTAATCATGTGGCAAGAGAGTACCCCACACGAAATCGCCGACTCGCCAGCTCTATCTGCCTTTATTAGCCCTATAGATAAGTACGAAATGGACAAAATCGAGAACGTGCTCTCATACCAACCACGCGAATACCTAGGCCTAACTAAGCACGATAGCAACCTGCTAGGCCTATGCTACGAAATGCCTGGATTTCAATGGCCCTCAGGTAAACGCTGCTACATGTTCTGCCATACTCGCGCCTACTATCACTACATGCCCAAGGTAAAACCGGAATTTCTGGCACCTGGCCAAGGATTCCGAATGAAACTCATCACTACAGGCACTATAAACCAGCGCGATCCTGCATACCGGAAAAAACTGAAAAAACGCAAAATCAAATTGCCGGAAATCGCCTTCAATGAAAATATGCCGAATTTTGTAACGGATATTACGCTCTGGCCCGATGAAATCCTCAAAGACTATGGCTTTACTAACTAACTTCTTCCCTATAAAAAATTAAAATTCCTAATATAAAAATATACCTTAAAAATAAATTTTATAAAATTTCATTATTCTATAAAATTTTTATTGGCTTCCAAAATGTAAAATAGTAGAAAATGCCGTTCGGCGGTGCCTACGGCGCCGTAGGCGTAGGTGTTTTGTTCGCACTACGTCTGGCTGGTTCTGGACAACACGACTACGTGCATGGTTTCGAAAAAAAGGTATTGTGATAATTATATCTTTAAATTTGTATTTTTCTTGATATTTATAATATAATATAGATAGAATTGATTGATCCTGACGATGATTGCTTCTGTTCGAACCATCTGGGCAAATACATTCTTTTATTAGTGCCAAATCTTTCCATTCAGTAACTAATTTTCTTACCCAATCAATCTCATAATTTACCGCGAAAACGCCAGCTTGTCGTTGTTGAGCTGATAAAAATCTATAATTATTCATATATTTTAAAGTTGTTGGATGAGTCCACCTTTTTACACTACTACCCGAGCGCGGACTGTATATATATTGTTCATGTAATATTTTAATTAATGTCTTAAAATTATAATATTGGGTTCGAGTATCCATCCAATGAACTAAACCACGATATTTTTCACATACCTCATGGATTATTATTGGTTTCCAAGCATAACTACAATTAAAACCATAATTTTTTTGTAAAGATACATGTTCAGGATACTTGCTAAAGTCAAACTTAACCAATATCATATTCTTAAATAATAATGTTAATTTACTTATTTCACTGTCTTTCATTCCAAGATCATATACAATTAAACGGATATCTATCTTATTAGTACTCGCTACATTAATAACATTATTTAATAGGTCTTGTAATTGGACGAAATATCTAGTACATGCACCAGTAACTAAAGTTAGCATTTTATATAAATACTATAGTATTTTTTATATACTTATATTAATGAGCAAAGAATGGTATGTAGGCACTTCTGGTTTTATGGTAGGACAAAAAACATGGCTAGACCTACCTGGTCTTAACTGCATTGAAATTAATTCTACCTTTTATAGACTACCAAACAAGCACACTATCACTAAATGGAAAAACTTAGAACCCGATTTATTTTTCTCTATTAAAGCATCCAAATATATTACCCATATAAAACGCCTCAAAAATTGTAAGCAAGCATGGAAAGTATTCTGGAATAGAGTAAAACCCCTAGGTAATAAAATGAAAGCTATTCTTATACAATTACCACCATCCTTTAAAAATAAACCTGAAACATTCGAACGCGTGAAAAAAATGAAATCCTATTTACCCAAAAATGGACCATCTATTGTATTTGAATTTAGAGATAAATCATGGTTTACACCAGAAGTAACAGCACTATTCAAATCTGCCGGCTGGTGTTTGGGAGGTACACTTATTACCAGGAAGAAAAAAACATACTGGTTAGGTAACCTACCATCAGGAATTCACATTCCAACCACCACAAATAATACCTCTTATTTACGCATTCATGGAGAGAAGGGGTACAAAAAATATTACGGAACTAAGAAATTAGCACAAATTAAAAGTATGATTCAACGCAGAAAAACGAAAAAGAATTTCATTATGTTTAATAATGTTTTCTTTACTAAACGAAGTAGAACGTGCAAAATAAAGAAAAAGAAAATTAGATATGCCGCAGTATGTGATGCCGTTAAATTTGCTAGAATGACACGAAAAAATTGATGCAACAAATTAGTACTGAAAATCGGCATACACCACATAACATAAAACATGTCCGAACATACAGTAACCCGACTACCTGAACGTATTTTGAGTAAAAGCGCTGACGTAAGATTGTTAGGAGATATTCTTGCAGACTTTAATCCTGATGATTATGCACAAGCAACTACAAAATATCGAAAACCATCTTATCAAAGAGGTCTTAATAAATCTACTGTTTGGAATCAATCTTTGGTTTGTAGTGTATTAGAAGGAAAAGCAATAGGCGGCGTTGTTATGAGTAAATGGGAAAAGGCCGAATTAAACGGTCAAAACGAACCTACTTATACCAAGTACTTCAATATCGAAGACGGTGGAACTCGACTGGGAGCTCTCAAGAAATTTTACGATGGTAAATTTACTACTGAGTATGGAGATATTGAAAATGAGGATGTTCGAAAAGTATTTTGTGATTATCGGGTAGCTGTTGAGCTACTTGAGAAAACCAATGACTCAACCAGAGACAGTAGATATTTTAAGGAGTTGTGTACTAATTTCAGTTTGCTTCAAGAGGGAACGCCACTAACAGCAAGCGATAGATACGCAGCCTGGGCAGCAGATGAAGAGTTTAAATTTGAAGGTTCCCCAATTGTTAATTTTACCATTGAACAAGTTGACCAAAACAATATTTATGAGAATTGTTTTGGATTGAAAAATATTGACCCAAGAGGAAAACGTCGTAAAAATCTAGCAAAAGGTGTTGCATTAATCTCTGGTATGTTCTTCGGACCACAATATGCAAATGCGCAATATTTCCTTCATGTTCCTATCTTAAATACACCTCTAACAGATGATGCAAAAACCAAATTCTTTATAGTCAGTGCTCTCATCGCTAATGTTATCAAACATATTCAAATTAAACTTCCTCGTTGGTCGAATGAACGTTTCACTGGGATCTTTCAAAACACAGCAAAATTCACAGGTGCAATGATTGCAGATATTTACGATACTTATCCAAATCAAATCACTCAAGATGATAGTTTTAATACTTTTGCTAACGAGTATAAAGAGAGATGGACTAAACTTATCAATACATGGCGGAGCCAAATTCAGACTCAGAATAGAAGCAAAGCTGATGAATGGTTGGAAACTGTTGTGTATAAAGATTTAGATACAGCTAACAAACGTAATAGTTTGGCAGAAAATCTGAAGCGACGAATGCTTGCTGTCAGGCAATGGGCTCAGTAAATTATCAAATAAACTAATTAATTAAATTAATTTATTAAAAACTATTTTTTATTTTTAAATCGCTCTGATAATGCTTTGATATCCTCATATACTGTGTCCAAACATTCATTCGCATTTTTAATAAACATAGGCACCAGCGTAGCGAATGTTGCATCACCAGAATCCACGAAATCAATGATTTCTTTTAATTTCGCATCAGTTTCCGCGTCTCTAGCCGGAGAACCCAACTGTTTACATTTCTCAAATACATAACGTATCAACGTATAAAAATCCTCAGGACTAAATACATTATTACTAATTAACTGTTTAAAAAAATCACAATCCATCGATTCTTCTATCTCAACTCTCAATGGTGACCCTTCCCTCAAAAGTGAAATTAATTTTGTTCTAATCTCTCCATAAAGTCTTGTTAACCACTCAAAATCCGGTGGATTTGCTGATACTTTCTCTTCCAATAGGTCGAAAAACGCACGCTTATAAGTTTCTCTTACTTGTTCTGTCAACCTGTTAACATTTCTATCAAATCCAGCTTTCGCCTTTTGTTCTTCTTCTGTCATCGTTTTCGTTCCTGCAGATTCCATTTACATTATCTATACTACTCTATTTAAATAATTAAAAATCAAATAAATAAAGTAGTTGGAGAGAATCTACTATACATGTATATATGAGTGAAATAGTTAAACATGACACGGCCGTTTCTATAGGTAAAGATAAAATTGCCAATAATGACTTCTTTAAAGATTTAACAGAACTATTAGAAGAAGAAAAATTCAAAGTTTTTTTTGATAAATATATGTCTAGCTGGTTAGATATCAAATGTTCTATAACCTATATGCACCTATACAGACAATTTAAAATCAAATATCAAGAGCTGAATAACGAAGAACTAGATAAAAATCTAGCTGTATATTTACTATCAAAAATAATGAGTGACAAAAACTTACGACCATGGTCTATTAAAACTGTTGATAAAATGCTAGATAATAAGAAAATGGATTTTTTTAAAGAGTTTGAAACTCTCATGCTTGCGAATAATGAAATTAAATTATTAACATTAAAATAAATCACTATATTTATTAAATCCAGTAAATATAATGGACGTTTTAGAAAAAATACCTTTTTCACCTAATCAAGCTATTATTTTTGATATCGATGATACTTTAATTGACTCTAGAACACATCGTATTATCCCCAAAGTATTTGAACTTTACCAATATTGTAAGAATCGCGGTTATAATATTTATATTATAACAGCTAGACCTCGCATACCATATGGTATACAATTAACATTTTATCAATTGCATACATTAGGTATTAATGGGTTTAAAAATATCGCATTTAGACCTCCTTTAGAATTAGATGTACCTGGTTATAAATTACGAGCTAGAAAAGCTATTCAAGATACAGTTATTATGTCAGTTGGCGATAAAAAATGGGATATTGGAGAAGGCGGTGGATACGGAATATTAGTTAAAAAATAATTGATAGAATTTATTATCATTTATTTTTTAATTTACTTATTGAAATAAGACACCTTCTGCTTCCAAATCTTTTCGCAAATTTTTCCAATTATTTTCTACTTCATTACACAATTCATCACTAAACTTATATTCTTTCATTTTATTTACAATCATTTCTTTTTTTAAATGCCAACTACCGCCTAATAATTCATCCATAATTTCATTAATAACTGTTTTATCTGCATTTAATCCATCAACTAGCCATTTTTCTCTTTTACCCAAAATATCTAACCTTTTTCCAATATCTCCTTCATCTATACTTACCAAATACTGAGGCGAAAACTGATCTTCTAATCCAACTAATACATTTCTACAATTAAAATCACTACATCTAAATATTCCGCGATACACTCCAATTTTTACAAATTCTTTAAATAAATCTTTATTCTGCCCAACATTTCCACCATTTTTCGCTCCATAAACTAATGAATGTTTAATTGCCCCAATTTCCATGGGAACATCCCACATACAATTAGTTACTTTATTCATCACACAATACACTACTTTTTCTTCATTTTTTTTAATTAAAACTTTATGCCAATTATCTTTCCAACTTTTTTTACTTTTATCTATCTTTTCTATTCTAAAATTACTCAAAACTCTTTTCATTCCTATTTTTTTTAATCCAAATAATTCTTTACAATCATCTACCACGCAATAATCTCTATTATAAAACATACTTTTACGCGATTCTTTCCAAATTTTTCCTTCATATTCAAAACACATTACTTTATTTCCGCAAGTCGTATCACCACATAATATAATTTTACTTTCATCAACTTCATCTACATAGTTTAATTTTGCTTCTAATTCATCAAAATTCGGTTTTCCTCTCATTTTCTTTATTTTTTTATACTTCGCCGCCCTTATTTTTTCTCTTTCTGTTTTATTGCTTTTCTTTTCTACTTTCTTTTCTTCTTTCTTTTCTTCTACAACAACTTTTACTTTTTCATTTTTTTTAGCTTTCTTTTCTTCCTTTTTCTTTCTCAATGCCACTGCCGCCGCAAAACTTGCCTTCTTTGCATTATTATAACAATCCCTCCACTCTCGCACAAAATACTCCTCATCTTCATCTACAACAACTGCGCCACTTGCTATAAAATCCACTTTATTTTTCCCCATTCTCCTACCTGCGCTAGTATGCATGTCAATAGCATAATCATCTATTTCCATTTTTCCCCATTTTTCATATACACTTTCTATAATATTCACATCAGCGAATTTTTCATCTTCTGCTTTTACCAACTTATTTATATCAAATTTCACTTTTTTACTACAATCAAACCAATCTTTTTTAACCTTCTTACCTTTATACATAGCAATATCTATAGCCGCAGTCAAGAATATAAACCTTTCTCCCCTATTTTTCTTATAAAATTCATTCAATCTATACTCTAAACAACGCTTCAATACTTCATTATTTTTAATATTTTCTCTACTAAACAAATACTCCCAAATCATATAAATATTCTCTTTTCTTCTATATCGCACCACTTCACCTTCTGCTCCTCTATAAAATATCTTAAACATCCAAATAAAACATTCACTATCATTTTCTTCAAACTTTTCTTTAAATTTTTCAAAATAATATTCATCTGTGCCAACACTATTATCTATTTTCAACGCCTTATTTCTCGATGACCAATACCCTCTAATATCACTATTTCTTCTTATCATTCTCGCACCACACATTACATCACAAATCTTAAATAAACATTCAAAATCTCCTCTATCACTTTTTTCAAAATCCTCCATATACCGTCTTACTAACAAATACTTTTCACATTCTGCAAACAACATTTCTTCATCCAACATAATAATTAACCTATTTATCAAATTACTTATTATACCTTTAGTAGCCCGTTTTTCAACATCACTTTTTGCATAAACATGAAACAAATAAATCTCTCCAACACACCAAACCATCTTGTGAAATTCCCTCCTTCTCAAATATTTTTGAACTGCACTCTTCAAAATATCCAATTTATAACCATTAAAACTCACACTACTAAAACAAGTGCGAAAAGCCAATTTAGAAGCGCTAGGTTGCATCATCTTGAGAATTGTATCTGTCTTTGTCATGCTATATTATCAATATGTATCACGACCATTTAATTCAATTTTTTAATATATTTAATCTATTTAAGTATAATTTATAAATAGTAAATATATCATGATTTGGTTCAATCCTATATTTCAACACTTCTTAAAATTTAATATTTACGAATGGGTTGGCTACGCGTTCGTAAAAGATAAGAAATTAGCTAGAAATTTATCTGCTGGTACTCACGCCTGCGGAGCCGTTTGTTTAAATGCACTACATATGTTATATCCTACCTCCAGTTTATTTGCATTATGCAGACACTGGTCTACTGGATATTTCATGTATGATATATATTTTACACTAATGTATGAAAAAATGAATATGATAAGATTGGCTTATATCTATCATCATTTGGCTACTAGTTATTTTATCACTTTCCCGCCAAAACAATATTTCTCAGATAAAGTTTTATTTTGGGGAGAATTATCAAATATACCCTCTTATTTTGTTTATCATTATCTTCACACTAAATCAAATCCCAAAGAACTAATGAAATGGAAAAATATCCAAAAATTCGTATATACTGCCATCAGAATTCCTATTCTTACTGGATTTATGGTGAAAGGTTTACTGAGGTCTCCTGATAAACTACCAGTGTTAACCATGACACCTGTATATTTTATGGGATTAGTCTGGGCTATGAAATTATTGAAAAAATAAATTATTTATTATATTAATTTATTTTCTTAATTAAAATCGCTGCTATCTGCTTCTTCTCCAACCCTTGATTTACTGGGTAGATCTGCGGTCGCAGCCTCATCTTCTACTACTGTATTTTCTACAACTGTATTTTCTGTAGCATTTAGATCTTTATATTCATTTTTCCAAAAACCAGACCATGCGTTGGTAGCATTTTCAACTACTTTTGCTACTTCTTCTTTGGCTTGAGTTTGTAGGTCTTTTTCCTCACTCTTTTTTTCGTTATTGTTGTTGTTATTAATATCATTGTATAATACTCCGACTTGAACATCCTCTGTCTTTCCTCCTAAATTCTGATATCCATAGTAAGCTAAAACGCCTAAAGCGCCTACGCCAATAGTGGCCGCAACTGCTGTTGAATTACTCATTTTATATAATTAAATACTATAATTTCTTTAATTTACTTTATTTTCTTCTTGTTTTTCTTCCCTTTTTTCTACGACGTTTAATTGTTTTCTTTTTCCTCTTTTTCTTCTTTCTTCTAGTTTTTCTTTTACGTTTTCTCTTTTTTTTACTACCTCCTCCCTTAATACCCTCCGTATTCGGATCTACACCTGAATAACTAGCAAAGGCACTCAACATGAACTGTATTTTATGATATTTGTCTCGCTGACTTTGAGTTAATAATGACCAATTACCCTCGTTACGACGGATGTTTTCAATACTACGCCAAGTCCTTAAAACAGCACCAAAAACAACAGGGTTAAAAATTTGTTGATTTGGTATCTCCCCTTTTCCTCGTGGAGCACTTAGAACCATTAAATTATATAGATTACCTGGTGCTAAAAATTGTTCCATCAGTAAATTTAAATTTGCTCTTATACGTTGTCTTTCTGCTGTTGCTTCTGCGCGCAGTTTCTCTGCTACTTGAGTATCTTGATTATCTTGAGCAGCTTGTGCTTGTTGTTCTCGCGATTGCAATAGTGCTTTTTGTCGTTCTAGTTCTTCTTGAAGCGCTTCTATTCTTTTTTGTGATTCTTCGTATCGTTGTTGTAATGCTTGATCTGATCCTATTGCCTGCTGTGGTTGTGCCATCACCTGCTGTGGTTGTACCATCACCTGCTGTGGTTGTGCCATCATCTGCTGTGGTTGTACCATCACCTCCTGTGGCGACATGATAGCTGGTTGTGATGTTACATTAGTTATTGGTGTTAGTTTTTTCGCATATTCTATTAGTTGAGTTAGAGCATCTTCTACATTCGCAGCACTGCCAAAAATGTTTTGTAATGTCTTCACCGCTGCTGTTCTTAAATAACTTTGAATTGTAAGCCGCTGAAGAATGATTTGTGAATTTGAACAACTATAAGTTAGACTGCTTTGTAAATATTGATTATACCCTTCTATAACTTGATTAATTTGAGTAATTATTGGTATGTTACCTTCCCTAGCCCCTAATTGCTTAATAGCGATTATAATAAAAGACCGCAGATCTCCTGTGAACTTTTGAAACTCGCCGACAAATTGAGCTAAGCGTCCTTGAGTTTGATAAACCTGTGCTAATAATAGTACTAATAAATGCATTGTTCGCGCCGTGTTCTGACGAGAGTGTGCCTCTCCGGGCATGCTTCCAATCCAATAAGAATCACAACTAGCCACTTGCAGATTCAATTGTTGAACTAATGTTCGGTTATTTTCCAACGTTACTAAGTTTCTGTTTTGCCCTCCTCTTGCTCTCCCTCTAAAACCTCCAATACATAAAATTCCTCCTTTTACATCTATCATAACATCTGGAACAAGATGCAAATGACCTAATAAAACACACAGTTTATCGAATGAAGCACCACCGAATATGCTTGTCGATGGAACGCCAAACTGATCTCTTTGAAAACCATAGCATAAATTCATTGATCTAGAAACGAGTAAAGGTAATAAATCTCCCGAACTTTTTAATCCTTCATATGCTCTTACTTTAGCACAAAAAGTTAATGCTGCTTGCGATTGATCTTGTGTTAACGGTGGAGATACAGATGTGCTTGATATTTCTAAACTTAAAGGTATAACACTATAAGCTATAGACTTTATGGTATACTGTAAGCATCTTTGAGATTTGTCAAACTTACCAACAATATCTGAAATTCCATTTAAACTTCTTGAAAACCCAATTTTAGTAGAGCTGGTTAAGCCATCCAATGTTCTTGTTGGTGTACCTCCTTCTTCATCATCATCATCACCTTCGCCATCATCACCTAGGTCGCCTTGAGTATCAAACATTCGTTTCTTAGCATCTTGAATAGTTTGTTTAAATAATTTCATAGTCAAAACTTCTGGATTCACGCCTTCGTCAGAAATCATGCGTTTTTGCCATAGTATAAAAATAAAATTAAATAACCCTGTACGGGAAAGGTTAGGAAGAAACGCGTTAAATAGTTCCATATAAAAGCCAAATTTAACTCTATGTACTTGAGCAACAGATACGGCATTGGTTGACATCTGCTCCACCATACCGCCTCCTAATAGTGGATTTGGATAAATTTTACTACTCAAATGAACTTGAGGTCTAGTGTCAGCGTTATCCATGTTATCTATAACATCCAATAATAAAGGCACTTCTTCTGCTTCGTCCCTACCCGCATTCAAAAATCGTCTACCAAAAATCCATGAAGTTTCAAATTCTACATACGGATCATCTTCTGTACTATGACTCACGATCCTACTTTCTTCATATTTATCCCATTCTTTGTTAAAACCACCCTGCAGGGGTGGAAATTTTTGACATAGTTCTTCAATTGTAGTATTATCAAAATGTTCTTGTAAGTTATCACGAAGTATATCTGTTAAATCTTCTTTTCCAATTTCTGCCTGTGCTAGTATTTCGCTGACAGGTGTTAACTCTCTAATTATATTGTCACTTAATGTGTCAGATAAATAATCTAAAAAATTCATATGTCCCATAGATTCATCCTTCACTAGGTTTGCGCACATACTAGTTACCAACTGAAACATTCCATTTGTTGTACCTTTATTAGTTAAATTCCCTATCGTTACATTATATAATTGAGTTAATTGTTGTTTGTATGCTTGTGTTTCATCCATTTCACTTAATTTATCAAATACGCTTACCAAAGTTTTTATTATTGCTCTATTAATAGTTATAAATATTGACTCTATTTTTGGAGCTACGTATGTGTTAACGTCGTCCAAATTCTTTTCTTCACCAATAGACATTGTAGCAACTAAAATAGATGTTAAAATATGTTCATTATCCATACCTTTTATTCTTTCTGTTAGAGTTGGTGGGGCACCATCTTCTGGACTTGAATCTATTCTTTCAATGTTGACGCCTCTTCTAACTACTCCTACATGACTGGATGGTTCGAAAATATGTCCAGCAACTGTTGCCGTTTTAACAGATTGGGGTAAACCATATACTCCTGGTTTTTGCCCTGGTGAAGCATTATACATTCCTAATTCGTGATGTGAAACTTCTTGCAGAAAAGCTGTTTGATATTCCTTGCTTAAAAAACTTAATGAATTAGCATTTGTTCGAATGTAATTGGCTAATTGTACTGTTATTTGTCCTACCTCTCCTGGATCTGCTAGTAATTGTCGTGTTGTGTCTCTTGCCACTACTGTTAAAATCTGTTGTTCGAGTTTCATTACACTTGCTAATGGAATATAAGAAATACCTTCAATATCATATAAATATGATTCAGTTGGTATTGATGGTCGTAAAGTTAGTAAACAAGTTAGAGGTTTATAACTTCCTGTAGATGTAGAAATATATACTATTCCAGTCTCCTCTTCCTCTACTACTTGTACCATGTAAAAATCATCACAATTTGTTACATTCTTTAAACTACCAATATCATCATCATCGGGTATATTTGATTTTTCAACTTTAATTATTGAAGGAGATGCATTTAAAATTGCCAGTGCTGGACCTGGTTGATCGATAGTTCCCAATAACCACATGTCCCTAAGTTCACTACCATCCGTACCACCGTCAGCTTCCTCATCTAATTCCTCTAGAGAAGGAAGGGCGTCATAATGTCCTTCATGATCGTCATCATCAATTTTTGGTCTCATGTCCAATGCTTTACACATTTTATTTAATTTATTGTAATCGCGTACAATCTCTTTTCTATATTTTTTCGTCTTTGTATTATCAGATACTGGATTTCCATTTAAATCTAGGGTCACTATATCTTGCAAATTTTCTTGAATGGACCACATTTGATCAAAAGCGCGACATTGCATCCTATAATCCAAAGGAACCTGCGCATTGAACCATTCGTTCGGATGACCTGCTGCTATGAGTTGTTGTTGGACAGATATGATCGTATTAGTAACAGAGCGTATATACATACTTCTATTGGTGATTTGCCTCGGTTGTACTGTTGCCGTTTGTTCAGTTTGTATTTTGGTATCACATCTTGTAAATTTAAATCTTCTTAACTGTCCGGGTTCAGGTAATAAAATTTGTCTTGCATCTTGACTAATTGCTTGAATATTTGTATATTTTTCAGGTGTCCATTTTTTAGCATTTGCTTTATCTATCGCGGAAATATAAGTATTTGGTGTAGTTTGAAATGCTCCTTGTTGGTGTCTAAATGGTTTTTTATAAGCGTCCAATAAAAGAAGCACATTAGAACCGGCAATATTTACGTATTTTTGGTCTTTAGCAGTCATACCTCTAAAATGTAAAAATAGCTCTCTAATTTGGTTAGGTACTAAATTAGCAAAAGTTGCCAATGTACCGTCTTCGAGATCAGAGCCTTCTGTTTGGATATTAATATTTTGTATTGCCTGTACTTTTAATTCTGGTGGAGGGGCAGATTGTGGCAGTGGACCTGGATCAATTATACGAACTAAGGGTATACCCAATAATTTTAAATCAATTACTACCTGATTTATTAATTTCTTTTTTTCTTCATTCATCATCCCTGGCTTTATAGGAAAAGTATAATCGTCAGTAGCTTCCAGGGCCGGACCGCCATTTTGAACATAACTCGCGAATGTAAGTTCATTGCCGGAATTCGTTCCCCAGAAACCACCACCAAGTGCTCTTTCCAAAAATTCTGAAAGAAGCTTTAAATACGATATTTTTAGGGTATCATCTAATACAATAAAATCCTGCATAAAATTTTCAAATAACAAAGCTCTTACAACAGATGCTGGTTCAAATTCTCTCATATCATGTAAACGATCTATAGAACTTGTTAACCAAGTTACAAAATTTTCGGTTTTAAATAATTGTGTTATTACATCAGATAGGTTATTCGATTTTACTACACTTGCTATTTCAGTAATCTTACCTCTTGCTGCTGCTGCTGTTAATGATGCTATACCAATTCGGTCAATGATGATGGATGGTATAGGCAGTTTATTCAAAACTACCTGAGATCCACTTTCACTAGAATCTATACAACAAAATCTCGTCTCCTTATCTACTTCTGGAATTTTCATGCTAATAGTTGTTCCACTTTGAAATGTGATAGTGCCGTCGCTTTGCTGGATTTCAATTCCATTGTGTACTTGATTCTGCTGTAATAATTCAGTAGAAGTTGAATTTCTTGTTGCTTGATCAACCGCTGCTTGAAAATCACTACATGGGTTACTAAATAGGTCTTCCTCTATTGATATTGCTGCTGCTGCCGATGACATATATATATATATAATTCATATTTTAAATAAATCCATTCCTAAATACGAATTATACTGTTTGTGCTTGTACAGCTTTAAACTTTTTCACTAAGAAAAATCTCTTATATTTCTTTTTTCCCTCATCATCATATCCATCGCTACGCCGAACTGGTTCCATCTTATAATTACAAACTCGTAATATTTGACGAACCAAGTTTAATAATGGCCATTTTTGTTCCTTTTGAGCCCCACTTTGGAGAGAAGTTAATGCAGAACTACTGAATTTCTTTTTCAGAACTGCTATTTCTGCTTTTACTTCTTCATAAGTATTTGGAGAAAGTAAAATATCTCGCGGAATTAATTGTCCGTCCAATTGCGTCTCGTCTTCCAACTGCAATTTACATTTTTTCAAAAACTCTATAATTTCTTTATCCATGATTAGTTAGGATTATTAAAAAGTATTTAAATAAAAATAAATTGAATATAATTTAATATAGTTTTTAATATCCACAAACCATGTCTGTCGAAATCATTCTCTCGCAAGTCCCTTTGCCTCACGGTAATAAATCCACGTTGATTTTACGCGTTGATGAGCCCCATAGTGTTACATGGGATCAAATATTCGACTTTTGTGAAGAAAAATCTAAACTTCCACGACGATTTATAAAAGCAAGCAACTATGATGGGAAATGTATCATGGGGAAATTTTCAAATCAAGAAAACATTAATTACGACAAATTTAGACTACGTTCCCAGAATGGAGAGTATATAAGTACTGCTTTGATAAGTATGGGGTTTACAGCATGGGGTGGTAACTGAAAAAAAGGCACTAAAAAAAAGGTACTCACAAAAAAATGAACAAAAGTAGGGGCACTTTTTGAATTTGGACATTTTTAAAATGTCCAGAATGAGATTTTGGCTATATTTTTGGGTGAATTTTTTTGCACATTTCGGTTTTTCTTAGAACCTTGTAAAAGAAAAAAAACGGAGTTCACTTTTTTCAGTATCCCATGAAAAAAAAATCAACAAACGGAAAAACAATTTAGGCGTTTTTTTTGTTATCATTATATAGAGATGAAAAAACGCAAAAAAACGCAAAAAAAATATTACTGCAAAAAATGTGACTTTACTTCTAAGAACAAAACAGATTTTAATCGTCATTTATCCACTACAAAACATAAAATGGTAACAAATGGTAACTCCGATGGTAACAACCATGCCAAAATTGTTGATTTTTCTTGCGAGTTATGTGGGAAGGTCTATAAGTATAAGAGCGGGTTATCTAGACACCGAAAAGGGTGTGTTGAAACGAACAACTCTTTAGTGTTGAAAACGACTGGTTCAAAAAACGCATTAGCATCTATGGAGTCAACGAACCAAGAAATGTTTGAAAAACTGACAAATACCATTAAACAACAAGGAGATTTAATTGAAAAATTAATTGATCATCAGAAAGAAATCATTCCCAAGATTGGTAACAACAATAATAATAAAATATCAATTAATGTGTTTTTGAACGAACATTGTAAAAATGCTATGAATTTGACCGATTTTGTAGAAAATATAAAGGTTTCATTAGAAGATTTGGAATATACAAATCAACATGGATACGCTAAGGGAATCAGTAATATATTTACAAAAAATCTTACTGATATGGCTGTCACAGAAAGACCTATTCATTGTTCAGATAAAAAACGATTGCAATTTTACATTAAAGAATCTGATGAATGGAAAAAAGATGAAAAACACGAAAATATTGATATAACTATTGATGAAATATCCAGAAAACAGTTTTTTCATATAAAAGAATGGGAAAAACAAAATCCAGATTACTTAACCAATGACCTAAAAAGAAAAAAATGGCACCGCATGGTATGCAATATGGGAGCAACCATTGATGATCCTGCGCAAAATAAAAATATTAAAAAGCAAATTTCCGAAAATATTACTGTGAAAGAATTGATAAAAAATGAAAAAAACTAAGTATTCTGCTGAGAAAAATATGTTTTTAATCGTTTTTTTCCACTAATTGTTAGTTTTAAACATAATTGCCGAAAGGCCTCATTTTCTTTAGTATTTAATCTTGTATATCTAGGTTCGCCGCCTTTATTAATGGCTGTTAAATCTCTGAGTTTAGTCACATGATGCGGATAATAAACATAATTTATCCAATCATCACACCACCAGTTTTTAATTTGTGTAGGAAAATAACATTTAAATATTTCATAATGTTTTCTAGAAACGAATGTCTGAGTTAATATTCGAGTATTAGGCGGATTAATTGGGCCACAAATACCAATATCCTTCTGCTGTTGCATTTGTTTTACACAATCTTTAATCCAATCGTTATTTTCAAACCATATATCGTCTCCACATTGATAGAAGTAATCATTGTTATCTTCGATTGCTTTTTCAAATAAATAATTCCACATTAAAGTCAAAAATCCCTTTTGTACTCGACCATCATCAATCCATTTGATTTTTGCTTTCTCTCCAATAAATAGTTCCAACTTCTTTTTTTCCTTTTGTTGTTTGTATATTGGGTCGTCTATATCAATATTTATATAAATAGTGTATTCTATATCTTCACTAATAGTATTTAAAAAACTTTTTGCAAAAATATTGTATAAATAGGTATCTTCCATTTTTCTCCATTTTCTTCCTCTAGTTGTAGATGGAATTAAAAATGCTATTTTCATATTTACATTATTAATATATTAATTATTTAAATATTAATAAAGCTAAAGAGTAACGTTGTGCGGTACACAAGAGCCCCAACCTAATATTGTAGGCGAATATGCTCCTTGGGATATTAATAAAGCAGCTGTTCCACCAACAATTATACATGTAACTATCCATCCTACAGCAGTTTTAAAGAATACTTTACAATTAATACCTGAACAAGTTCGAGTATTTTCAAGTAGCCCAACTCCCACTGTTGCTCCCACTTGACAATGCGTCGTAGACAGAGGAATTTTTAATCGCGAACCAGTAATAATAACTAATGCTGAACTCAATTCAATTGCTACTCCTCGTGATGGCGTGATTTTACACAATTTTTCCCCAATTGCATAAGTAATCTTCTTCCCATACACAAATAATCCCACTGCTATTCCAATACCACCCATGCCTAAAATCCAATAAGCATCTCCACCCATGCTTGCTTTCTTGGAAAGGTCGCCCCCGGATTGATGGATTGCATAAATTGCCGCAAAAGGACCGATGGCATTAGCAACATCGTTCGCACCATGACTAAAAGCATCACATACAGCAGTAAAAACCTGTAAATATTTAAATACCTCTTCCGTCTTAGGGTCAAACTTTTCTGCTGTTTTATGTAGCGCAACCACTCTAGATAGTTCCTGTTCTGTTTTAATATTCATATCTACTTTGCTTTCAACAATTCCATCTTCAATGGCCTTCATTTCTATTTCATCTGTGGCGACTTCTTCTACTTCGGCGAATTTCTTTGCTACGTAATTTTTAATTTTTGGTACCATGGGCACGGTAATAATAGCACTTACTCCTCCCGCTCCAAAAGCAACTGCAAAAGCTATTCCCAAAGGAGTTTTGTCTAACCCAAGACCTTTGGCCCCCTTATAAATAATGAAGAATGTATTTATAGTAATAGTTGAACCAATAAGAATAGGATACACCCAATTTAATCTATATTTAGTAAATTCATGCCTCAACACATATGCTCGCGTAAGAAAGAATATACCCATCGCTATCATAGCAGAGAACAAAGGTGACAAAAACCATGACATTACAATTCCACCAACACCACCGACATAAGGAAATGTTTCAACTGGTTTATACCAAATTACACAATCAGAACCGCCCAATACCAGAGCCATTCCTATCATTCCTCCAACGCAAGAATGGGTAGTTGATACTGGCATTTCAAGATAGCTTGCAAGAAATAACCACATACCAACGGACAAAATAACCCACATACAACCATACATTAGAATATACGGATTGTCCTCGAAACACTTATAATCCGCTATACCTTTTCTAATTGTATCCGTAACGTGATTACCCATTAAAATTGCCCCGGCGGTTTCAAATATTGCAGCTAAAACGACGGCTTGTTTGATTGTCAATGCTTTAGACCCTACTGATGTAGCAAAAGCATTCGCTGCATCATTAGCACCAATTCCCATAGCTGCAAAAAAGGCAAATATTCCACCTACAGCTACTATCCATGTATACATAATATAAGACATTTTGAAAATCTATCTTTAAATGAATTGTATTCAATATATAGGCAAAAATAATATTTGATTATATTATAATGACATGTTCAAAATATGCAAAGTCCGGTGGAAGAAGCCGCAGAAGTAAGACGCGTACAAAAAGACGCCGAAAAAGAAAACGAGGTGGTCAGGGCAAAGATAACAAACCAGAGAAGAAACTCAGTTGTGCTGGTAAAAGGGATATGTATGGGCGATGTATGGAAGCAGTTACCACTGCAGTCACCGCCGCAGCTCCCACGGTTCCCAAGGTTTCCAAAGTTAAATGGGAAATATTACCCAGCTCAGGAAATCGATGGCCCCCAATGTCCCCGTTACATCCAAGCGAACGTGGGGGACGAAGAACACGTAAAAGAAAGACTCGTAGAAGAAAGACTCGTAGAAGAAAAAGGCGTAGAAGTAAGACGCGTAGAAAAAGACATAGAATGAGAGGTGGCGGATGATCTAGGGACCAATAACTAACAAAAATAATTTATAATTGTTCTTTTATATGACGAACTCTTGTTTAAATTTACTACAAGAGATCCGAAAAAGAAATTATATTTTTTAATATAGATATAATATATATATGAGTGATGATTTTTATGGTGAAGAACCTGAGGAGTCATATGCGTTTTATCCTGGATTTGAAGCGGTAGAATCAAGACCAGTTAATGAGGAACTAGAAGACGAGATGAATAAACAAGCAACCGAGTCGTCAAAACCATATGATGGATCCATACCGGGTGTTAATTGGGCGGCTTTAGAAGTTCGGGGTCAACCTAAAGATACGCGCGATACACGTAAAGCTATTGTAGCAATAAAACGAAGGGAATTTGACGATGAACATGCGGATAATCCGGACAAACCACAATTTAAGGAGAAGGAACATGGCTGGTTTAATTGGAACGTGTGGCCATTTTATAAGACACTGTGGGCCGACAAGGAAGCTGGTAATACAAGAAATGATGCTCGTATTGCTCGTATTGCTGCGAAAAAAGCAATTGGAAAAGTCCCAAAAGAAACGTTTGATTTAGATAAAAATAAAGTTCATCAAATAAAACCTGTAAAGAAGTTTATAAGGGATGCAGGTGATTTTGGAGGAAGACGTGGAGACCCAAAAGTGTTCGACCCTGAAAGACTGGGAGAGTATGAATATATGCGCGACGCGAAGATTGCTGATTTACATAAAGAATTTCCTCATAAACCAGGGGAGGATGAGAATGCGTATGAAGAAAGAGTCAGGAGGGCGCAGGTAGAAATAGGAAGACGACTAAGACTATTAGACAAGCAAGCAGAAGAGGAAGAGAGGCGTGCTGCTGCAGCAGCAGAAGAGGAAGAGAGGATTGCCAACCAGCCCGGCGGCGACGACTTCGTAGGCTATCCTGAGGAGGATGGATTTGGAGGTGGGAGAAAAAGAAGAAGAAAGAACAGAAAAAAGAAAACTAAAAAAAGGCGCTACAAGAAAAAAACAAAAAAGAGAAAAAATAAATCACGCAAAAAAACGCGCAAATCAAAGCGTAAAAAGCAAACAATAAAACGTAAAAGATAAATTATAATGTAAAATATAATTCTGTTTCCTTAGTTGAATTATATTTTTCATTTACAAATTCTTTATCTTTTAATAGAATGTAAATTGTTGGAATAGCTGCCAATTCGGAAAATATTCCTGAAAACATAGCAATATCTATTTGAAGTATAGATAATTGAATAGTTACAGCA